GAGGGCCATAGGAGCCAAAAGAATGAAACGCTACAAGGTCTTTGATATTCACTGGGACACGGACGGTTTCGACCGTGACGTGCTTGAACTACCCCAAGAGGTTGCCGTCTCTATGGACGAGGAGGATGACCCCGAACAGTGCTTGGCTGATAAGCTAAGTGATATCTTCGGTTGGTGTGTCAATTCCCTCGACTATGAGCAAGTAGAGTAAGGAACAAAATGAACGAAATCAATGGCAAGAACTGGCCAACCCTTTTCAAATTCGCCAAGAGCGGAGCTATTCAACAGTGGGAAATCACTGCAATCGAGTATTCTGACGGAACCGCCGCATACGAGGTTGAGTATGGCCAGAGTGGCGGAAAGGTCCAGGCTGCTCTCGTTGAGGTAAACGAGGGTAAGAATCTCGGCAAGGCAAACGAAACCACGCCATTCAAGCAGGCCACACTGGAAGCTGAGTCTAAGTGGAAGAAGCAGCTTGATAAGGGCTATGCCCAGGGTAAGCCCAAGCCCCTTCCTAAGACTGACCCAATGCTTGCTCAGAAGTATTCAGACAGGGCTTCCACGGTCAAGTTTCCGTGTTTCTGGCAGCCAAAGCTGGACGGCGCTCGCTGTATTGCTCACCGAGATGGTGACAAAATCACGCTATTGAGTCGCCGTGGAAAGGTGCTCGATGCACTTGACCATATCACCGACGTTCTCCTAGACATAATGGAGGATGGCGATGTTTTCGATGGCGAGCTTTATGTGCATGGTGTGCCGTTCCAGCGGGTTATGAGCTGGATTAAGCGCAAGCAGCCTGATACGGCAAAGGTCGTCTATAACGTCTACGACGTTGTTATCGACAAGCCGTTCAGTGAGCGGTTCAAGGTGTTCTGCGCTCGTATTGCCCTCAAGGGCAAGGGTGTCGTAAGGACCGTTTACACCAAGATGCTTTCCTCTCACAAGGACGTAAAGACGATTCTCGCTAGGGCTGAGAAGCGTGGATATGAGGGCATCATGTTGCGCGTCGGGGATTGCACCTATCAGTGCGGTCGGCGCAGTAGCGAACTACTCAAGGTCAAGACTTTCTTGGACCAGGAGTTTGAGATTATCGGAGCAGAGGAAAACAAGGGTCGCCAGAAGGGCCAATGCACCTTTGTCTGCAAGACTGATACCGGGGCTACCTTCAAGGTAAAGCCTATGGGCACTGACGCCCAGCGGCGCAAATACTGGAAGGACCACAAAAGCCACGTTGGCGAGCAGCTTACAGTAAGGTTCTTTGAGTGGACTACGAGTAAGCCGCCTGTTCCTCGCTTCCCGATTGGTGTTGCCATTAGAGACTACGAGTAGTGGACAAAAATGTCAGATGTCCTCGTTGTGATAATATCATTGACGTGGACTTTAGCTTTGACATTGAGGACAATACTTATCTCTGCAACAGTGGCGCATATCCATGTGGACACCTGTGGGAAAGAGACAGTTACGAATGAAACGAAGGGCAGTAGTCAAGAAACTACTTATAGACGCTTATTCCTACATTGACACTTATGGTGATATCCAAACTGGTCTCATGCTTATCCGTAGGGCACTAGAAGAAGTGGATAAGGAAAAGCAATCCAAGTGGAAAGAGACACCCACAAAATGAATAGTGTCTTGGCTATGGGCTTTGGTCACGTTTTCTTTGAGGCTCCAAAAGATGCAACGCAGAGTGAAGTTATGAACCTTGCCTGCGAAGCTATGAATACAACCGGAGAGGATGTTTCACTCATCATCGTATTTGATGGGTTACTTCCAAAGATTCTCTCCAAAACTCACTACTATACAGACTAGGAGGCATCATGCCTGAATTCGATATTGTTTACCAGTTTACGGTTACCGGCGTTCGAACTGTTGAGGGCGATACGCCCGAGGCGGCTGTCACTGAGCACGCTCAGGATATCACCGATGGTATTTCGGATGAGCTTGGTCCTGGCGCTATGCTCGACAATCTGTCCTCAGCGGTCTATGAGCACGATGAGGATATGCTTGAGAACGATATCGCCTCAATCCAGCAGCGAATTGCCGATGGCCACGAAACCCTGACGCACAGCTATCCGAAGTCACGCTAGGTTCAAAAGCGACTCACGAGAGACGAATTTGAAACGAACAGTGTCCATTTGGCGACACTGACACGAAGGAATAAGGACTTATGACTGGCACACGATTTGCTCCTGGTAGGCTAGGAGCCGCGCTAGTTCTGGCACTTTGCATATGGCTGTGGCCACTATGGCTGATATGCTCCTACTGTCATAACGACCTTGTTTACAAGCAGACGTTGTGTGAAGGGTGCTATATGCACCTGGTTCCACCCGAAAAGTAATCGCGGAAAGACAAATGAAAAGTAAACACATCAGCGGAGACAAGGTGCTTGTTAAGGTCCCGAGTCCCATGCCGCACCCATTCGACAAGTTTTCTTCAGAATGGATTACTTTCATTAGAAGCCGGGATGGAAGCGAAGTCACACTCGAAAGCTGGAAGCTAGTTAGCGGTCTTAATGGCCGACACTGGGGCTTTACTATCACAGAAAACAAGTCACGTTCATTTGTTAGTAACTGGATACCGAACGAATGGTTAATCAAACACACTGACGCCGGACTATACAAGAGTCCATTCAGTGATAGGTGGGTATAGCATGATACTGAAATTTGGCAAGGGAAACGCAAAGCTAGACAAAACCATTTACACATTCAGCCTTCCGGCTGGGTATACTTGCCCCGGTGCAAGCGAGTGTAAGAGTAAGGTCATTGTGGTCAATGGACGCCATAAGGTCCAAGACGGTCCCAAAACCAAGTTTCGTTGCTTCGCTGCTTCTAGTGAAGTTTTGTATCCTGCGACCTATCGGGCCAGGCAGCATAATCTAACCTTGCTCAAGGCTGCCCGTGGGCCGAGAGCAATGGCACGGCTTATCAAAGAGAGTATGCCCGCAAAGGCTTCTCATATTCGCCTCCATGTTGCTGGAGATTTCTACAACCAGTCGTATTTCGACGCATGGCTGCTGGTCGCTAAGACTACTCCAGACGTGGTGTTCTACGCATACACAAAGTCAATCCCGTATTGGCTGAAGCGTAAGGATAGAATGCCCGACAACTTCGTCCTAACTGCCTCACTTGGCAGTAGGTTTGACAAAATGATTGAGCTTAATGGGCTCCGGTCGGCAAAGGTTGTTTTCACTGAGGCTGAGGCCGATAGGCTTGGGCTCGAAATCGACCACGACGACAGCCATGCGATATTCAATGGGCCGAGTTTTGCTCTGTTGCTGCATGGTATCCAGCCCGCTGGAAGCGAGGCAGCTAAGGCAAAGGTGGCCCTCAAGGGCAAGGGTTCATATCCTGTCAAAAAGGTAACAAATGCCTCAAAATAAGAAGTTGATTCGCTATTCGTCAAACAACTCTGGTGGTAATTGGTGGCTGAAGGACGACGATTGGAAACGCCTCGAACAAAACGGTTGGACCGTCGAATGGGCGAAGGATACGCCTTATCGACGTGCTGATAGTGATGGTCGTTGGCTTGGTGCATTGGCTACTGCCTGCTCCAAGAAGTTTCATTCTCTCCTAGAAGCCGCTGCCGAGTTTTCTCGTATCACTGGACAAAGCATGGACGAGGAAGGTTGTCCGTGTTGCGGCCCACCGCACTATTTCAGCGAGGAGCGAGAGGATGGAGTGGATTAACCTCCAAAAAGGAACAAAGTATATCCTTGAGCCCAGGGGGATGAGAAGTAAAGAATTGCTTGCCGCACTAACTGAAGCTGTGGTGGAGCTAATCGAAGAACCGAGTATTCCCCCAGACCCAGGCGACTTTGCATACAAAGTCCAAATCATTGGTGAATGGCCAAAAGACCTGGCTTCCCAGATATGGGTGCCTGGAGAGTGGCTTCACCCATACAGAGAACTGGAAACAAAGCAACTGGTCTGCGCTTGTCCACACTTGGTAGTAATGAATCGAGGGTGTCAATGTGGAGTCCAGAAACCTTATAGGAGTCCTAGATGAGCGATAAGAACGACAAACTGTCAGAGGGCTGCCTGGTCATGTTGACCGGATTGCTAATCTTCTGTGTTGGCTGGCCGTGGGGCGGCTATGCGTTTTCGTATAGCTGGAACACACTGATTGCGCCGTTTGGTCTGCCAGTCATCGGGATTTTGCAGGCTATGGGTATCGTCCTGGTAGGTCGCTATATCGCATGGCAGCCACAGCCCGAAAACGAGGACGAGGATTCTACTGTGAAGATAATCAAGGCTGCGGCAATCACTTTCCTTCGCCCGCTGTTCCTTATTCTCTTCACCTGGATTCTCACCTGCTTCATGACTTGAGGTGGGCAGAGGATACTGGCTCAGACAGTTCTGGAAGGATAAGGAAGTGGCAGACACAAAAGAGGATACTGTTCCGCTAAGTGACTCTAACGCCTTAGAACTGATTATCGCAGAAATCGAAGATATGCGCGACCGTTGGTGGAAGCGCCACAACAAGAGAGAATGGTCTCAAGTTGTAATGAAACTAACCACAGCCAAAGAATGGCTGGAAGCAGCACAAAAGAGTATCAAAGAGGAAACATAATGGACTTCTTCGCTTTTCATGGTGTCCTGTGGGGCATCCTACTTATCATCGCCTTGACCACGTTCCCACGGCTTTCAATGCTGGGAATGCTTATCTGGGGCGCACTCACGGGTGGTGGGGTGCTTTGGTGGCTAGGGTTTGTGTTCACTCCTGGTATTGTCGTGGCCTATGAGGCTACTTGCCATTATTGGGATACCAACCCCGTCCTTTGCGTTTTCGCATGGCTCGTGGCTTTCTGTAGCTTCGGCGGCGAGGCCAAGACCGTGCATAGCAAGAGTAGCAACTAATGATTGCCGCACTTGTTATCACTGGTGTCCTAGCAGTCGTCCTGTTCGGTGCAGCCATCTTCAATATGGCTCGCATGGGCAAGAACGTAATGGAGTTTCAGTTCGATGAATTCGGCGGCGGATTCTTCTGGCACTGTATTCTCGGGGGTTTTGCCGGTTTGTCGTTTACAGCATTTGTGGTGCTGCTAATCGTGCATCTACTCTCAATCTACGCTTGAACTTTGGGCACTTTCGAGCTATAATCTAGGTATGCGAAAGACCTGCAAGGAGAGCGAAAGATGACTGAAATCAATAGAGTTATGCTTATCAAGACCGACGCTGACGAGAACAATAACAAGTTCTGGGAAGCAATAGTCAACGACGATGGACGAGTAGACTGTCGATGGGGCCGAGTTGGCGCTAATGGACAGTCTAAGTCTTTTAATGGCGGTCAGACATATCTCGACAAGAAGATGAGAGAAAAGGCCAAGAAGGGCTATCGTGAGGCAAAGGTAGTTACGGGTTCTAGCTCAACTACCACGACCGTAGCCGACTCCACCCTGAGAAATATCGCCAAGAAGCAGATTGAGCACAGTAGCCCCGAAACGGCCAAGCTCATCGAATATCTGGTGAAAGTCAATGCACATCAAATTACCAAGGCTTCTGGTGGTCAACTAAATGTTGATGCTGCCACTGGCATGATTAAGACTCCTCTTGGAGTGCTTACGCAGGAAGCTATTGACGACGCTCGTGACCTACTCATAGAGCTAAGTAAGTTGCGGGTTCCATCAAAACGAACGACGCCAAAGTTCAAAAGCAGCGTGCAGGATTACCTAATGTTGGTGCCGCAGGTTGTTGGGCGTAAGCGTGGCTGGCTCGAAACGATGTTTCCCGACACCGATAGCGTGCAGAAGCAGAATGCTTTGCTTGACTCACTTGAGGCAACGCTAGGCGCTATTGCGACTACACCACAAGCGGCTGCTATTCCTGCCGACCAGGTGTTCAATGTTAAGTTGGTCCTCGTTGACGACAAGGCGACAAAGGCCAAGATTAACAGGCTCTACACTCAGACTAGGAAAAGGATGCACACGAGCTATAAGCTCCAGCCCAAAAGAATCTTCATGGTGGATATCGCGAGGATGGCTGGTGCATTTGACAACGACGGTGCTAAGGTCGGAAATGTAAAGGAGTTGTGGCACGGCACGCGAGCCTCTAACCTCCTTAGTATTCTGAAGGGTGGCCTTATCATCCCGTCTAGCAATGCTGGACACGTTACGGGACGTATGTATGGTAATGGCGTCTACTTTAGCGACCAAAGCACCAAGGCATTGAACTATGCTCACGGTTACTGGGGTGGCGGCTATGACAACACTTGCTATATGTTCCTAACGGACGTTGCTATGGGCAAGGAATATGTCCCATCTGGATATGGCGATAGACGAAGCCTCCCTCGAAAGGGATATGACTCCACGTTTGCTAATGGCGGCCAGTCTGGCGTTGCAAACAACGAGATGATTGTCTATCGTGTTTCTCAATGTAACCTCAAGTTCCTAGTGGAGTTTAGCTAATGAGTAAAAACCATAACACTCTCGTTCCCCAAATGCGCCTGGAGTTGCTCAAGCAACTTGGGTTCGATGCAAACAAGACCTATAGGTCAACCGTCGCACCAATCGAGGGTAAAATCACAGCGTGTGATACTCGATGTGCGGCATGTAGTTCTGCTTACGACAAAACGAAGAATCAAAGAGATATCTGTTGTCCCATCTACCTGTATATCGGGACGACACCATTGAGAACGAATCAACTAAAGGAAGTAAAGGAGTCCGATATGTTTGGAGTTGGGTTGGCCCTAGAGGCCGTTTCTGTGATTGAGAATTTCGTCTCTGAGGACGAGATGTTTACCACCTTCGACGTTACGAAGGAGTTGAGGAACCGTGGGCATACGGTGTTCCATTCCGATGTTCGTAAGTTCACTCACGGTTTGAGTGGCGCTGGGTCGAGTATCTTCGGGGATTTCACCCGTAATACTCACACCTTCCAGTTGAGTAGCGGGCCGATGACGGCAGAGCTTTACGCTAACGCTGCTCACCTTGTCGGGACGTATGACCCGTATGCGATTACGAACGATTCGGACGACACTAAGGCCGACAATCCTGATTCTCAGCCAGCCGTTTCGGTTGTTGTTGATGACGGGAATGACGGTATTCCTGCTGTGCTCGCCCCTGCTGTTTACGTCGCTCCGACTAAGCAGACCCCTAAGCCGCCTGTCGTTTCCAGGTCGGTTCAGAGGCGTCTCGCTATTCAGAACAAGGCAAAGCCTGCAACTAACGCTCGAACCAATCGTGATGCTCGTGGTCGCCTTTGCGTTCCGAACGCTATGGTCCGCAAGATGGGCCTCAATCCTGGCGATGTTGCATACATCCACGGCGCAGGCTTTGGCGTCACCGTCAATGCTGCCACGGTTCCTGGCAACAAGTATATCGCGGCACTTAGGGTTGATAAGGACACCAACGTCCGAATTACCGAGCGTGCTCTCCGCAAGGCCGGTATCAACCGCTCTGAGCCGTCGCTTGTAGTTTCCTGTGACCAGGCTGGAACCAGCGTGGTCATTACTCGCTAACCCTCTCATTGGCGAAGGAGCTTGGAGGTAAGCTCTTAAATCCCCTCCCCTTGCGAGAGTAGCTCAAGTTGGTAGAGCGGCGGGGTGATTCCCGTGTTAGTTCTTAGTGACTGACCCATTTAACTTTACCTAGGGAAAGTTGTGGAATCATGTGTTAGTCTAGACACATGCTAAGACGTGAAGGTTCAAATCCTTCTTCTCGCATCACTCATAGGGAGAAATAATGACTCAAGACCATGAGCCAACTGATTCTGAGATGATTGAGAAACTACAGCGCCAGGAAGGTGAATATGCCAGGCGTCGAGAGTTTCTTGTCAGAAAGCGTAGTCAGAAGTTCAAGAAGATAGCCAAGGAGGAAACCTTGCAGCTTCATAATGGTAAATACCTTATGTCGGAATATCCGATTGACCCAGCGGGCGTAAAGGTATATGGAGCAAAGTTCCCTATCAATACCGTGGTCATTCATGGCAGAGAAATCCTGTGGACAGGCAGGGGAATGTCTAGGCCACCAGCCAGTGTAACGGTGGAGTATGAGGCATACGACAAGTAACATGTGGTTTATTTCCGTTGCTACGCTTGGCGAAGCAGCGGATTTCACTAACTGGCTGCGCGGCAAGCGCAAAATGTTCAATGACACAATGGAGTTTAGGGATTGGCTTGAGGCATACGAGGCATTTCCTCTTGAAATCTACCTAGACGGTGTTCATTACATATTCAAAACTCGCATGGAGGCGACATTTTTCCTCCTAGGATTTGAGGCGGCATTAAATGCAATTCGAGGAGCCTAGATTTCTGGACGACGAAACGGCGAAGAAGGCGAGAGAGCAAACGACGTTTCCGCTCGCCAAGCTGGATACTCCAGATAAGAACGAGCGCATCATCTCTAGTAGCTGCTTCGTTAAGCACAACGATATCGAAGAAGAGTTGGCCTTCTATTCTGCACACGCCGATAGGCTTGAGGAATACAATCGCCAAACCGCACTAAGGTTGATGCACGTCAAGCAGGATATCAAAACGTCAGCCTTAGTAGACAAATACATAAACAGAAACAAGCGTCTTAGGGACCTTGACAACGGAGCAAAGAGTAAGTTCGAACTTGATTGGGGTAAAGTCTCTTACACGGGACTTCTGCAATTGATGAACCTATTGATGTGCTCTGCGTGTATTATCAGTGGGGCATGGGCTGCTATCGTAGTGGTCTTTCCTGCAATGATGGCATTCAACTTCTATCTCTTGAAAAAAGATAGTGAGCAAAAGGACGGTTAGGTGGATTTTGACAAGCTAAAGCGTCAGCAACGCTTCAGGAACAAGAACAAGAAGGATAAGAGGCGAAGGCAGTTGGCAAACAGGGAAAAGGTTAGTGCTAAGGTGCATAGGCCGAAGTTCTATTTTACCCCAGAAACGCCTGCCGAAGATGTCTATGACGACTACGACGAAGAGTTGGACATGGACCAGTAAATCACCATAAACCGGCAACAAATCCCAAAACACACCGCATGAGACCCAGCACCAAGGCCCGCCAGGATGATTTCTGTGTGGGCCTCGTCGTTGTGCAATTGAATGCAGCATACGATTGCTGAATTTTTCCATGTTGACCGCCAAAGAACTCGCACTACAATACTACTAGGAGAACATGGGATAAAGCGGCTAGTTTGCAAACATACTGGAAGAGGCCATGCAAGAAATGACATTCGACGATTTCGTCGGAAACAAAGGAGCGGTAGCATTTGTAAAGCTACTTGTGTCACGCGCTGAAGGGGATAAGTTTATTCGCATTCCAGACATGGCTTTCCTTGGACCATCGGGACACGGAAAGACAACGCTGGCTAGGATTGTTGCTAATCACCTTGAACGAGGTTTCTGCGCAATCAATAGCACTGTAATCAAAGACCCGTTTCAATTTCGTGGCTATGTCACAAATCCAAAGTGGACAGGCAGCGGAGTAATCATTCTCCTAGATGAATGTCATCAGCTAAAGCGCAAGATTCAGGACAATCTGCTATCAGCACTTGAGAGTCCTCGAAAGTTGCATACAGAGCATAGGAACCAGATATTCATTGACAGCATTCCAGAGAACGTCAGTTTCGTTTTTGCGACTACTCACGCGGGCCAACTAAAGCCTGCTCTGCGTTCTAGGCTCCGGTCGATTGAACTTCTGGAGTATAATGAGGCAGAGAGACAAGAGATGACGGTAAAGTATCTGAACCGTCAGCATGGACTTTCTGGAACTCAGTTCGATGTGCAAGCCGTCTTGCAAATAGCCAAGCGGTCACGCGAAGGACGACATATCACTGTAAATTGCGACGACATAATTGAGCTTATGAAACAGAAGGGAATGACGAAACTAACACTCGATGCAGTAGAACAGACCTTCAAAATCAAAGGAATTGATGTGAATGGTCTTTCTCGATTGGACAGGAAGCTCTTGGGATATATGGCAGAGACCAAAACCTTTGTCGGCCTTGATACCTTAGAGGCGGCTATGAACATGACAAAGAAGGAGATTAAAGAAACACTTGAGCCTTGGCTGCTCAGGAACAGCTTTATCACCCGTCATGCAGCAGGACGCCTTATCACACCGAAGGGCCAACGTGCTCTAAGGAGCAAATGATGGATTCACAAGAATATCTCGCTGAGAACAGAGGTCTAGTAGTTTCTCTCGCCTCCAAGTATTTCATGGAGACACCGAAGTTTGACTTCGATGACCTAGTTTCTGTTGGCAATAAAGCCGCGCTAAGAGCACTCGATACCTTCGACTACGACCGAGGAGAGGCTAAGGTCTCAACGTATGTCCACAAGGCAGTAGAGCACGACATTGCTAACTTCGTTCGCAAAAACAAGTTCGACCTATATGTCTCACCATACCAACAGAAGAAAGCCCACAAGAGGCGCACTAGCGGAGAGGCTAATGTGGACTTGTCTAATTTTGGTGCGACCCATTCGCCTTTGGCTATTCCGCTATCGGGTAATGCCGACGAGAAGGGAGTTCCAATGGCAGAGACGATTCCTTCTGGGGCTCCACCGATTCCAGAGACGCTTATCAAGAAGGAGCAAATCGACATTCTAATGGAGGAGGTTGACTTGCTTCCAAATCGAGAGCGTGATGTAATCATGGCAAGGTTCTTTGATGGAGCAAGACTGCGTGATATTGCGAGCGACTTTGGTGTCAGCAAGCAGAGAGTCCAGCAAATTCAAATGCAGGCACTAAATCGACTAAAGGGCAAGGTCATTCACAGGCTAGATGGAGCAATGGTCGATTAAATGGATAGCTTCAGAGATTTCCTACGAAAAGTATTGGGGCCAGAGGCACACAAGGAAAATGAAACAAATCTATTTGATGAACCTCCTAAGTCCAACTGGAGACTTTTGCTAGATTGTGGTATCCTTGACCTAGTAAGAACTGAGCAGGCATTTAACCTGCTGAAATTGATGCCCGATATCAGCAATGGACTAGAAGTAACTCCAGAACTGAACGCCTCTTTCGTTGAGGCACTTGAGGCAATTCGGAAAACCTACGAAATGAGACAGCGCGAGGCTAAGAACCTCATATTTTGGCTCAACGCATACATGAAGGAGTGCAGCAACTATGGCGAAACCAGAGAAGAAAAAAGACCCGAGACTCAAGGGAACCCAACAGAGTCACTGTAGAGCAACTAAGGGCGTGAATACCAGGAAGCGTGGTCCGGTGTGGGCCAAGCGTCAATACAAGAGGGCCGATGGAACCACTGCAATCCAGCAGATTCAGGTTCCGCCTGGCTCACAATGGAACCCTGAGCGAATGAGTAAGAAATCTCGTGAGAATGGACTCCCAGAGCCATTCGATGCCCTCCACCTTGAGTGGGATGAGGAGCTACGAGAGTATGCAGAGGAAGTTGATGGGAAGGTTGAACGAACTAATCTTCCTGGGGACCGATACAGCTACGCCTTGATTGTCAAGGATGCGGCTGGCGACGATAAGGTTCTGTTTGAGATTGAATCTTCAAAGAATCTCAACTTCGGACCACAGAAGAAATTCAAGAAGAAGGCAGGAAAACCTAGAAAGGACTCCTGATGGAAATTCTCGTAATGGTTGGTAGCTGGCTTCTCCCTCTACTAGCGTCACTTTTGACCATCCTTGCTATCGCGGGTGTCAAGAAGTTGATGGATAAGTGGAGCGTTGAGCGCAGCGACAAGATTGACGACATGATTGACAGATATGTCCGCATGGGCGTCAATGCTGCTGAGGTTGCTGGCACGAAATACCTTGAGATGCAAGGCGTCAAGATGGCCAGTGGCGATAAGAAGTCCACGGCTATTTCGGCTGTGCTACGCGAACTTGAGCAGAGCGGAGTCAAGGGTGTCGCAGAGGAGCTTATTGCTACTAGGATTGAGCATTGGCTAGAGGTCGATGGTAAGAATCCTGGCACGCCTTCGGACCCCACGGTGACTGGAGAGGACGCCTAGAAGGAGCATTAGCGACAATTGACGTTAAGGCTCTTACTGAGGCGGCAATCCTCTTGGCCAGTGAGAAGTTCAACTTGCGGAATCAACTAGATAATGATATGTTCAACCATGTCATTTATGTGACCAATAGAGTTCTTCTCCTGGCTAAGAGAGATGGTGTGGATAGAGAATCACTGATTCAGATGGGCAAGTATATTTGGCGACTCATCCGTGTAATGCAGGCTTACAACGCAAAGCGCCGGGATGTTACCCTAGAAGAAATCATTGGCATCGTCACTGAGTTCAAAGCGGTATTCACCGGAGGATAGGCGCGGCAAGGTTGGACCTATTAAGGTCAAGAGGGTAGGGCAAAGGTGAATGAAATTCCCCAACGTGGATTCTATGTAGATACAAATGGACGCATTTATCTTGACGGAGTGCGAACGACTCGCAGTTCGCTCTCTGGTCCAGCGTATCGTGGCCCATACAAGGCTGTAATCAAAAAGCCTGGTGAGCACATAACAAAGCCAGACACCCCAGCAAAAGACAACTTCAAAGAACTGCAAGACAAAATGGTTGACGAGTTCCGCCATGCAGCTAAGGGTCTAGCTAAGGCTTGGGATAGAGGGTGTCAAAACGGTGAGTGGGCTGATAAGGAAGATGATAAGGAATATGAGAAGGAGCGCGAGGCGGAAATGGGCGCGGTCTACGATGGTCGCCAGGTCACCTTTACTGCGAACGGCAGCCAGGCTATGCCACGTCTAGAGAAGGACTGTGTAGGTGACGAGGTTATCGAGCTTCAAGCCAATGTTGGTGAACTAACTGACATTGTGACTGATATTGTTGAGACTGACCTGGGGCTTATCAAGGTCCAAACGGACAGTATGCAGAAGCAACTATCAGCACTCCAGAGCGTCGATATTGACGACGACTACGAAGGAGAAAAGCTGGATTCGTTCAAGACCAGAACCAAGGACGCAATTCAAGAGGCAGGCTTCGTTCTAGACGATATGGAGAATGCCGACCGAATGCTTCAGGCTCGCGAAATGAAAAGGGCTTGCCTGGCAGAAAACAAACGACGCAACATTGGCGCACAGCTTACTGTGCAGGAACGTCTTGCAAAGTTGCGTGACACTCACGACGAAATTCGGAAGGAACGGGCTAACAAAGCCCCACTTTGGAAGACTTGTATGGTAGTGCTGTTTGGCGTGCTATTAGCAATCGCTATGCTCGTAGCTATCATCCTTGTCCTCTAGGAGAAACAAATGAATAACCAACAGATTCCTTGGGAGCTTGCACGAAGTCTTGAACAACAAAGGACACGAACCCCTATGACCCCGGCTGAAAAGGCGCTAAGGCGTCAGTCAAATATCGAGGCAATTGCAGCCAGTTCTCTTGCTGCCGTGATTGATTCACGCCCCAAGTTTACTGCTGCACAGTGCGTCAACTTTGCTTTTGATGTGGCAACACTTGTTGTTGAAAAGGCAGAGGGTGCAAGGGCTGAACTGGATGAAATCGGTCAGTAGATGCACGACTGAGAGAGAAGCCTTAGACCGTGTAGCTCTATGGCTCACCGATAAAGATGGCTCCTATAGAAATATGAATCTATGGGAAGCCCTTGGTTGGACTATGGAGGAATACTATGCGTGGGGCGAAAATAAGCAGAACGTGCCGGATAATCTCGATTCTTCTTAGCCTTCTCATGTGTTTCACCTTAATAGTCACGCCTGGTTGCCGCGACTTTAAGCCCGGCTGGGTGAGTGAAGAGTCGTATGCGTCGTATGTTGTTGAAGGTGTAGACGGTCCACTCGGCGGTCACTTTGACGGTGAAGAGTGGGTGCCAGATAATCCTGACATAGCGATGACATACAAGATTCCAGACATTGGCGCTGGATTCATCGTAGACTTCAATGACTGGTCAGTTAGTCCCGCTATACAAGTTGAGCTACTAGAGTTCAATACCTTCATACCATACGTAAACTTCATCAAGGTTGACCTCGGAGTCGCCTATCAGAGAACGTATGTCTATGTTGGAAAGCTGTGGACAAGTATCTTTGAGATATCAACTGGCGGCTTTATTGGGTGGAACTATGAAGATGGCGAATTGTGCTATGGAGTGGGCTTCACCATCATCAAATTCTAACGGGCACAATCTTGCCCCTTAGACCCGAATCAATCCACAATGGGCACAATCTTGCCCTTTAGGAAAACATGAAAGCAAGCAAGCTAGAGAAAGAAACCCAGTGCTGGTGGGTAGTTGGTATCATGTCTCATACTCGTTGTAGAGATGAACAAACAGCCGGTAGTGGATATTGTCGCTATCATCTAAGTGTGATGGAGCGCAACGAACAAGCCAGAAGAGATTACGAGAAAAGAAAAGCCGAGGGCAAGTTAAAGTTCGGTGAACTGAAACGAAGACCCTTCTAGGAGTAACTATGCCAACAGGATATACAGCAGGAATTTACGAGGGCATTTCATTTGGCGATTTCATTCTCCATTGCGCCCGAAACTTCGGTGCCCTTATCCACATGAGGGATGATTCGTTCAAAGCCGAGATTCAGGTGCGCGACGACGAGAACACATACTACATCGAGAGGCTGAAGGAGTGCAAAGAGGAGCTTGAGGAGCTTGAGAATATGGGCGGCGAGGAGGCCGCAAAGCGATGTGACGCTGAAAACGAGCGGCGCTACGCTGAATTTCTGAAGCGGGTTGGAGACAACCAAAGGAAGCTCACACAGCTAACTGAGATGAGAGCTAAGGCTGATGCCTGGACTCCTCCGTCAAAGGAACACGAGGGCCTAAAGAAGTTCATGCTGTCTCAAATTGACGAAACCATTTCGTTCGATTGTGACATACCGAGCCTTCCTAAGCGAATCGGTCCTGCTGAGTGGCTTACGACTGAACTCGACTGCGCTAAAAGCAGCGTTGAATACAACGAGAAGCAGCTTCGTAAGAACAGGGAAAGAAACAAGGATACAAACGTATGGATTAAGCAGCTTTTCCAGTCCATTGGGAGAGAGGCTGAATTCAAGAAACTCAAATCTGTAAGTTGGTGATATGCGTATTGCGATAGCGTCAGACCTTCATGGTCGTTTCGGTAACATAAACTGGCCAAAGGACGCCGACATTCTTATTCTTGCGGGAGATGTTCTCAAGAACTTCGACCACAACAAAGAGACCGACGCGATAATTCAACTCGATTACATCGAGGAGAGCCTTGACCCACACTTGAGGCTATTGCGAGAGCTATACAAGCACATCATCTTTATCCCTGGAAATCACGATAGGGTTTTTGAGTTTCATCGGAAAGAGGCGACCAAACGGTTGTCATCTGCTACCGTGCTGGTTGATGAGTCATTGACAATCGACGGAATACGCTTCTATGGCGCTCCGTGGACTCCTTGGTTCTTTGGGCACCACTGGTGCTTTAACCTGCCTGAGCATCCGAATAGATACAAAGACAAGGCTAACTTGGTCTGGGGAAACATCCCAGAGAATGTGGACGTTCTGATAACTCATGGACCACCGAGAGGAATCTTGGACGAAGCTGGTAAGGGCGTCAGAGTTGGCTGTCAATATCTTCTAGAGAGAGTGAGGGAGATTAAGCCTCCACTCCACGTATTTGGACACATCCATGAGAATCATGGGCGCGTTGAGAAGAACGGAACCACGTTCATAAATGCGTCAATCGTTACGGGAAACTATCAACCGACCAATCCAGTTCATGTAGTAGAAATACTTTGAGGTTGTAATGAGAGAAATCATAATGTTGATGGGCTTTCCGGCCAGCGGCAAGAGCACGCTAACCAAGCAGTATGTCCGCTCAGGCTATGTGCCTCTCAATCGTGATACGATGGGTGGAACTATTAGCGGACTACACGCAAAGCTGCGTAATCTACTCAGTGACGCTCGAATGGAGCGCGTCATTCTGGACAACACATACGGGACTGCTGAATCACGCAGCGGTGCGCTGAAGGTTGCAGCGTCGTTCGGTGTGCCAGTCAAGTGCATATGGATGAAAACCTCGATTGAGGATGCACAGTTCAATGCCGCCTGGAGAATAAAGTCACTCACTGGAGACATTCTTGCTCCTAAGAGTTGCAACCCACAGATATTCCCGCCTGTCGTTCTCTTTGCGTATCGCAAGAGGTTCGAGAAGCCGGATATGAGTGAGGGCTTTGCCTCAATCGAAGAGGTTGAGTTTGACAGAGAGATGCCAGCGGGCTATGACAATGCTGCGACCATCTTCGACTATGATGGAACGCTTCGGGAAACAATCAGCGGCGAGAAGTATCCTCGCACAGCAGATGACGTAAGGCTTCTACCAGGAAGAAAAGAGACAGTTGACAAACTGATTGCAAGTGGTGCTATAGTATTGGGTGCCAGCAATCAAAGTGGGATTCATAAGGGGAGTTTGAGTCTTGCCGACGCAGAACATGCGTTCGCACGAACAAACAGACTATTGGGCCATCAACTCGACGTTCGTTTTTGTCCACATAAGAGCAACCCACTTTCATGTTGGTGCCGTAAGCCTATGCCTGGTATGGGCGTTGGATTTGTCGTGGACTACAAATTGGACCCGAAAAAGGTTACAATGGTAGGAGACATGACAAGTGACAAAACATTCGCAAGGAGATGTGGATTCAATTTCATCCACGCAAATGACTACTTCTGCTAAAGCGCCTTTGCTTCCTGCGCTAAAGGAACACGACCTAAGTAAAGTGGGGCTCTCGCTCGGTGCGGGGGTTGACCCCGATGGTCTAGCTTGCCAAATGGCAATGAAAGCCATCATAAACACAATCAATCCTGATGCAGAAATCCATGAGTTCTATCGAGGCGATTGGGACCGCCCACAGAATAGAACCATGAGAGAACTACTAGGACTAAGCCCTCAGTCTTACGACGAGGCGAATGGTCCAGACTTTACCTGCATCATTTCACTAGACGGCCCTCCCGGCGTTTGCTTCTCTGGTCCACACTTTGTTATCGACCACCACAAGCAAGATGGCACCGCTGCCCCTAACACAGATGTTCGGCCCATTGGCGCGTGTTCGTCCATACTATGGGAATACTGCATGGAAGCCGGGGTTGATTTCACTACAGAAGAAGGCGCGAAACTTGCTACTGCTCTTGCTATCGGCATATCAACCGACACAAGAGAGATGGAAGTGGATGCCACAAGTGACCTTGATTTTGAGGCAGCAGCGTTTTGCGGTATTCACCGAGACGCAAAGCTGTTCATGGGAATCAAGAACTATCCGAAGCCTCGCTACTACAAAGACCTGGAATGTCAGGCGTGGGGCAATGCGACCGTTGAGGGCACTGTGCTCGTAACGGGCTTGGGCAATCTCCCGAAGGAGCGCAAAGGCGTAGTTTCCTCTCTAGCAGAGGAGTTTGTTGGATACGGTAGCGTGTCTACTGCTGTCGTCATTGCTATGATTGAAGCGAACATTGCGTTCAGCGTTAGGAGTTTCAACTCCTCAATCAACGTGGACGAATTTGTTAAGACCGTGTTCAGGCATGGTGGCGGTAAGAGTGGTGCTGGCGCTGGAACTATTCCAATGCCCGAGTTTCTCAAAGAGGGATTGACGGATGAGCTACAGCGTGGAGTGTTTGACGCTCTATACAAAGCAATTGCTCATAGAACACTGAAGTATCTTGGTGATGGAGCCAGGTCTAACGGAGAGTAACATGACCGGTCGTTTGAATCGCTTTAAGCGTTACGGTGGAGATTGGGGACAGCGGGTGCCTATGGTCGATTGCATAAAAGGCAGGCTCTACCATATAGGCTGTCGCAATATGGACTATGGCGTTTATGACGGCAAGGAAGGATTCATCGGAATCCGCGAAAAGTTCGGACATGAATTCCTGTTTACTGAGTATCATTTTGACCAGGGAGCACCTTTCGGCACCGTTCACACGGTAATTGATACCGAAATCGACATTCCCGAAGGAATCGAACTCAAAACACTCGTCCACAACGACGACAAGAAAACATTTAGCACATATCAACCGCTGTTTGAGTGGCTACAGAAGCACGAAACAGTAGAGGAGGCTCAAAATGGGCTACAAGAAAATACCTAACCTATACAGACCAGCCTCATCGCAGGCTGTAATCGGACGTGAGGCCGTATGGGCTATGGAGAAAATCCATGGAACTTCGGCTCACGTAGGCTTTTCTATCGCTGAGGGACTTCGGTTGTTCGCCGGTGGAATTAAGCACGTCACATTTGAACAGATGATTGATGCTCGAATAGGACTCGACGTTATCGACCACAACTTCCGTCACTACATGGAAAACAACGTAGATGAGGTAATCGTCTATGGTGAAGCATATGGTGGCAAGTGCCAGGCAATGAGCAACACTTATGGAGACCTTAACTTCGTTGCATTCGAGGTCAAGGTTGATGGTAAGTGGCTAACTGTTCCCAAGGCAGAGAAGTGGGCTCGTAAGCTAGGATTTGATTTCGTTCATTACGAGAAGGGTCCTGCTACTGTCGAGTGGCTTGATGCACAGCGAGACGCACAGAGCGTTCAGGCCGTTAAGAATGGCTGTGGAGAGGGCAAGGTCCGAGAGGGCATTGTCGTCCGCACGCTTGATGACGAGGTTGACCGCTTTGGTGAGCGTATCATCGCAAAGCATAAGTGCGACAAATTCAGCGAGACAAGAACTCCTAGAGAAATTGACCCCGAGCAGCAGAAAGTTTGGTCTGACGCCAGAGAAACTGCTGAGGAGTGGGTTACGGAGATGCGACTTGAGCATGTGCTCGACAAGATGATAGCCAACAAATGGCTAGAGCATCCTCTTGAGCCACGCAATACGCCCAAGGTCATCGGTGAGATGATTAAGGACGTTCGCATTGAGTCTGGTGTCGGCGGGTCTGACCCAGAGATTGAGTGGAGCAAGCCGATACAAAAGGCAGTTGGCTCTCGCACAGCACGAGTATTCAAGGACTGGCTGAAAAAGAACATCTGCTTGATTTGTCACTATCCGAACGGGACTCACGAGTCCGAGTGTCCAGACAAATGAGCGCCATTCCTAAGTGGAGTGAAGTCATTGACTCTATGAGTGATGACGAGAAGGAAGACTTTTTGAAGTGGTGGCGAGCAGTCCCGCCATACAATTTCCAGTTTGATATGCAGGCCATCGTTGCGCTTGCATATCAAGCTGGTCGCAAAGATGGGAGCAAATAACGTGCCAATCTTTGAATCTGACGAGAAAGCAACAGACAAAGAGTTTAGGCGTCAACAATTAGCCTTGAACGACAAAGTTTTGCGCCTATCATGGAATAGGATGGTGGACGAGCAAGAGGAGCAGCCCGATGGAGAGTTCGAAGCTGGAGATTGCTGGGAAACCGAAGAGGACAAACCTGAACCAAAGCCTAACTGAGTTCGTTAGGGAAAACTGTAAACATACGATTGCACAATCACCACCGCCAAGGTTGGTATGCCGGACATGTGCTATTGCGTGGGCTAGGAAAATAAGCGAGGAACAATGGAACTAAAGTTTCCTGAGATTAAGATTGAAGCAAGTGAAAACTTCAAGACAAAGTCATTCGGATTTGGGGATAAGAGAGTAATCATCAATATCCTGCGCAGCAAGATGTATAGTGACCCCATCTATATTATCTGCCAGGAAATCATGTCAAACTCCCGTGATGCTCATAGGGAAGTTGGTGAGGATAAGAAGCCTGTCAAGGTCATCCTGCCGACCAAGTTTGACGAGACAATCCATTTCGTTGATTGGGGTCCTGGTATCAACAAGGACCGAATGGAAAACGTGTTTATTCTCTACGGAGAGAGCACTAAGCGTGGAGATAACGTCCAGACTGGTGGATTTGGTCTTGGTTGCAAGACTCCGTTCGCCTACACTGACTCATTCAATATCACCACCATCACCCAGGAGGGTGACAAGAGGTATCGTCGGCAGTATTCTGCATACATTGACGAGACCCAGATTGGTGCCATGTCACTCCTTATTGAGACGGAGACCGACGAACATACCGGAACCACCATCTCAATCCCAGTGAAAACTGCCGACATTCGGACATTTGAGGACAACATCCTTAAGGTCAGTAGGTTTTGGAAGGTTCGTCCAGAACTCAAGAACTCCAAGCGTAGCTGGCCTACCGAGCAGATTGAGTTTGAGGGAACTAACTGGACGCTCGCAAATGGTAACGGCGGCAGCAGTAGCTACCAATATTACGGCTACAACAGTGGTAACCCACTCGTAATCATCGACGGAGTTCAGTATCCACTAAAGACTGACCTTGTTGCGAAAAAGGCAAATGGTGACGCAGCTACTCAGCTTGCTAGGCGCAGTATTCGTTTGTTCTTCAACACTGGAGAGCTACAGGTAACTGCTAATAGAGAGGACTTGGACTATCAGCCCGAGGTTATCGACAAAATCGTGAAGCGTCTTAACGAATGTGTTGAGGAGCTTCGTGAAAAGATGAATGCCACAGTTGTTAACGCGACCTGTTTGCGTGACGCTATTTCTTCTTGGGAGAAAGCAAAATCCATGTATCGCCACCTTGGCATCACGCCGAAGTGGAAGGGACTGGATTTGGTGAGTGAGAAGTCATTTGGTGGCTATTCCAGTAGTCGCCAAGGCACAATCTATGTCTATGAGAGACAGCCAACTGGAACAGGTGGAACTGTTAAGTTCAAGGCATACAGGCAGCGTCGTTACGGCAGTCACCCTATCAAGGTTCGCCATGACTGGGTTCTGGTCGAGCATGACACTGACTCTGAACGCCCTCATATCCGCAGAATTAGGACACTGTTCATTGACAATCCTATTGCGGCTTATGTTGGCATCGTCAAGTTCAAGGACGACGCAGCAAAGACGGCATGGGAGGGCACATTCAACTGGTCTATGTTGAAGCCTACTATGCTTTCTACTGTCGCCAAGGCAAAGATAGTCCGTTCTGGCCCACCGAAGGGTTCTAGAGCCAAGATTGTCCCAGTTAAGGAACTAACATCTCGTCGCTCTAGTAGAACTGGAACAGTGTTGGAATGGAAGAATGCGGACAATAAAGCCGTGACCGACGCTGGTATTTATGTTAAGCTGTATGGTGGTGACGCCTTCCTGGTCGATAAGGCTGGGAAGGAAACCATTGTCAGTAAGGATAATCTGGAAAGGATTTCCAAGACGCTGGACATTGAGGTTTGGGGTGTTCTTAGTCGGTCAGTGAAGAAGCTGGGCTCTCAGTGGGTCGATGTGCATACGCATGTCTGTATTGAAATCGCCAAGCTGGAAGCTGACCAAGGTGTCAAAGATTACATCCTGCTTGGCAAGAAACACTCACTTAGGAACTATGGAGAGGATTTCTGGAAGTTCCTTCTTAAGCGTGAAGCAAATATCGCTGATGCTACTGGCGTTTTTGCTCAGTATCTTGCTGAGTCGAAGAAGTCTGATGCTGGTAAGGAAAAGTTGGAAAGATTGCACAAGCTACAGTCAGCTATAAACCTCGAAAGAGTTGCAATCAAATGCGCAGCCATGAAGAAGTTGAAAGAACAATTTTGCCAGACATATCCTCTGGCTAATGCAGTAATCCGAGGATTCTACAACGATGTTCTATATGAGGATGTTGCTGATGGAATCATCGACTATGTGAATGCAAAGGACAAAGAATGAATTACATCGAAAAGACATATGTTGCCCACCTTATCACTCCCAAGACCATTACGGTGGTATTGGACCAGGGTAATCCGGTCAGCATCGTAAAGCACGAAGGAAATGCCGCGAGGTTCGATAACGTCGCAAAGCTGCTTAGGACTGGTCGATACGACGAGATTCCTAGTGCGATTGACCGAGCACTCCAGGTTGTTGTTGCCAGCAAGGGCAAGTTCACCGTTTGTGAGGGTATCATCGTCATCGACGGAGAGGATTTGCCTGGCGCACTCAGCGATAAGCTCCTAGAGCTTGTTGATGCCAACGAGGATACGGTTGCTCTTGAGCATTTCTGGGATAACCTGCGGGAAAACCCCACGGACACTTCGGTTGAGGATTTGTATTCCTTCCTCGTGGCGAATAACGTGCCGATTACTCGGGACGGTTGCTTCGTCGTCTACAAGCGAGTGAAGGATGATTTCTGGGATAGCTATACCGGAAGGACTCACCAGAGTAAGCCCGGTAGCGTCATCGAAATGCCGCGTGACCAGGTTGACAAGAACAGGAACAACACTTGTTCCACTGGCCTGCACGTTGCGGCCTTTGAGTATGCCTCGAATTTCTCGGGAACCAAGCTCCTAGAGTGCAAGGTTAACCCGAAGGATGTTGTCGCGGTGCCGCCGGATTACGAGAACCAGAAGATGCGTGTGTGTCGCTATGAGGTTCTGCGCGAAACGTCCGAGAAGTTCGTTGAGGCGATTTATGAGGAGGAGGCTCCTACGCCTCGCCTTGGTGGCGGAAAGTTCAAGCCGCTACGGCTCTCCCTGGACTCCAGGGGACGCCTCAGAATCCCCGGTAAAGCCGTGCGCCGAGTTGGTGCCGGTGTTGGCGGGTCTGTGACCGCTGTGGTCACTTCTGGCTCCAGCCGATTTATCCTCATTCAGCCTGACGATGAGTTCGATATCGCTGACCGCTATCGTGCGACTCGTGAGTATACTGTTGAGGATGACAACTCTATCAGGATTTCGTCCTCTATGCTTGCTGAAGCCAAGATTGACGAATACGAGGAGTATGTCGTGAGGCTCAAGGGTAACAGCCTGGAGATTCGAGTAGGCTAATGACACTTACGGAACAACTTGGGGGAACGCGATACCACGGGGTTCAATTTCCCCTGAATCCGTATGATGCTTGGCAAGTTACAGGTGGGTGCTCGATACTGAGCCCAAAGTGGATGCGACTATGGATGGACGCTCGTAAGAACGACAGGTATGGTGGTGAACCGTGGCTGTGGGGTCTAACGTCCGGTGGATACGACCCAATCCATCCTGGTCACATCTCGTGTCTCATTGAGTCTGCTAGAGAGATACAAAAGGGGCACACGGGACCAGCGAGCTTGATTGTTGTTGTGAATGGTGATGAATTTCTCACACGGAAGAAAGGCACGCCATTCCAGCCACTAAAGGTGAGATGCCAAATTATCTCCACTATAAGGTCGGTAGATTACGTAATTCCTTTTTCTGCAAGTGACCCAGATGATATGGGTGTAGGCGAAGCATTAGAACGAATACGTCCTCACGCCTTCTTGAAGGGTGGAGATAGATGCAATGCTGAGAATATCCCCGAGTGGGGTATTTGTAAGAGGCTCAATATAGACCTCATCACCGGCATGGGCGACAAGAAGTTTTGGAGTAGTTCCAATTTTCTTGAAGAATGGGGCAAGTTCTACCACAACGAAAAGGTCAGCTAATGGCGAAGCTAACGTGCTTATGGCAAGAAATGCAGATTGAGTTCATAGGTTTGACTGAAGTAAAGGAAGGAATCTTGCGTGTAGGTGGCAAGGTAAACCGCTCTAACTTCCTTGATGCAGGGAAGAAGAGTCTGATGCCTCTGTTTGCCACGAAGAAACTTGAGGGGCTGACAATCGGGGATGTCATTAAAATCACCCTATATACCCCGAAGGGTGAGACTGACTACAGAGATACAGAGGATGGCAGAACCACCGTAAGTTTCAAGGATTGCGGAACTCGATACGAGTTGTGGAATCGAGAAGCGCAGGGCTGGGACAAGATTTTCGAAATTCTCAAGCCAGAGGCTTGACATCTCAAGAATTGGCCCTATAATTCAATCAGTGAGGCACAGTCATGGTTGAGGTTTTTTGTGCAGGTTTAATCGCAGGACTGTTGTTGGGGTATATTATCTACAGAAGGGGATGAAACGGCATCGACTCGCATGATGAAATGATGAATGCAGGCCGTGGAAGATACTCGGGCCACGTTAAAAAGGTATCGAAACTTTAATTGCCAAGAACGTATTCAAGGCACGCCGTTACTACGGCATCCGCAGCACGGTTCGCCGTGCCGCAATCGTCGCTTAACCGATTGTAGTTAGGTCGTCTCCTAGACGAAAATAGGACTCGTGCGGATATTCTCGTAAGCCGCAAGTTGTAAATAACGAGATAGTCGCTGGAACCAAGTAGCCAGATAGGTTGTTGGACCGATAAAACCAACCAAGCCTGTGAAGAGTTTGTTGAAGATTGATGTAGAGGACTCGGGTTCGACTCCCGACATCTCCATATTGGTTGTGGCCTCCTTTCGTAGCAGACCCCCGCTAGCATATCGGGTCATATATGCCAGGGATATACGCCACGCGGAGTAGAGCGGTCTTGTTTTCCGGCGCAGCAAGATGTGTGGTGGGTTCGACTCCCACTATCCCCATAGGAGTTTGCATGGAACTTGTAACTTATCCGAACAGAAAGCTCAGAACTATAGCATATGAATTAGAGACTTTTCCACCAGGTTTCGATACTATCGGAGAGATGTTTTTGCGAGTTATGCGTGAGCATGATGGTATTGCATTAGCATCGACCCAACTGGGTCATAACTTCAGGATGTTCGTTACCGACCTACCATTCCCTCATAAAGTCATAATCAATCCGAAATGGGAACCAACCCCATCAGGGTTTCAGTATGCTCGAATGGAAGGATGTTTGAGTTTTCCAGGCTGGCTTGCGCCAGTTAAGAGGTATGACGCAATTCGTGCAACATACCAGATTCCAAGTGGAGAGAGCTTCAGGGTAGTGCTCAAAGAATTGTATGCCCAAGTATTTCAACACGAAACAGACCATTTAGATGGGGTCTTACTGATAGACCATCTAACGGAAGCCCAACAGGCAACTTTGGATACGGCCCTCGGTCGTAAGGAGTGAAAGAATGTTTGACGATAGACTTAAGAAGGGTGTTGTGTTCCGTATTGATACGGACGCGGCTGCTGAGTTTGGCCTTGATGATGGAGCGGAGTTCGCTATTAGCAGGGATGCTACCGCAACTGAGATTAGGGCATCGCGTTTCAAGGATGGCAAGCCTGCCCGTGGTAGGCCGCGCAAGTTCCCCACGTCAGCCGTAGCTCGTATGCTTGGCTTCGATGACCTTGCTTCCAGCGAGGTTGAAGAGGTTGAGGAGACGGATGAGGTTACGAGTGAGGAAGAGACCTCCGACGAGGAGGACGAAGCTCGCGTAGCCGACCTTATTGCTGGGACCGCTGCTCCGTCTGCGGATGATGGAGAGCCCTGGTAATCTAACACAACCGCTGCCCGCTCAGGCATGATACCTCCAAGTCGTGCCTGAGTCGGTAGCACCACACGAAAGAGGCAGAATTGAACAGAACTGCTCCTAAGAGGCGTAACAAGCCAAGGCATAATTTCCACGTTACAGGGAAAACGCGGGGGCAAAAGCAATACATAGAATCAATTCTCAAGAATGAGGTCACACTTTGTAGTGGCTTTGCTGGAACTGGCAAGACACTCATAGCTGTGGGAATGGCGATGCATCTGTTTCATCAAGATGACAGCTATTCCAAGATTATTGTTGTTCGCCCTGCAATCGAAGCGTGTAATGAGAAAATAGGGTTCCTTCCAGGTGGCATCAACGACAAAATGAAGCCACTGGTCGCTCCAATTATGGATAGTCTCAGGTTTTTCATCTCAGATGAGGGATATATTGCGTCCATCATGCCAAGTGATATGGGAGTGTCAATCATTGAGATTTGCACACTCGCCTACATGAGAGGCAGGACGTTCAATAACTGCGTCGTCGTCTTTGACGAGGCACAAAACTCCACACCTGACCAAATGAAACTGTTCCTAACCAGGATTGGAAAGAACTGCAAGGTAATCGTGGAAGGAGACGTAACTCAATCTGATGTGTCTCCTAACGTCGAAGAAAATGGGCTATTTGATGCAATAGGACGCCTTCACGACCTAGAAGGAATTGGCATCATTGCCCTAGAAAAAAGGGACATTGTCCGAAGTCGAATCGTGGCAAGGATTTTGGACAGATACTAAAGCCCCTTGACTCTCGTGGGTCTTGGAGCTATAATCTAAGCAGCACCAGAAAGTTCGTTTCGCGACGGACTTTCGCGGTGTATTAAGAAATACGACGCGTCGTGGAGCAGTCAGGAGTGCTCGCTGGGCTCATAACCCGGAGGCCGCAAGTTCGAATCTTGCCGACGCTATAGGAGACAAAGATGACTCATAAATGTTCGATTACTACAATTACGTTTAGTGTGAGATTGGCACGACTATATGTCCCTGCCAATTGGGAAGATACTACGTAAAAAGGGCTTATCGAACTTCGCATTTACTTGCACAAACTGATGAGCCCGCACAAGATGCGGGCTTCTTTCGTTTCTGGAGAAAATCATGACGGAACAGGAAAAGGGAACTAGGGCGAGCATTGATGAAAATGGCAACATTGTGTTGGAGATTTTTGGCAACATCTGTTGCAGTTGTTTCAAAGACCTTGTTCCAGACGAAGATACTGGACGCCTAGTGTGTCCAGATAGATGTCCATAGGGGGCGGTAGCCAACTGGAAAGGCAGCAGGCTTATATCCTGTTTAGTGGCTGATAACCACGAGATTCTAGGTTCGAATCCTAGTCGCCCTATGACCGCGTGAGTCATGACGCTATCGGAAATTCGGGGGTTAGCCGATACAAAATAATCCCTCCACCATGCATCGTTGGGAAAATGGGAATCCGGGAAGCTGCAACCTTCCAGTCGCCAGTTCGATTCTGGCACGGTGCTTATAATGCCGCTTTATCAACATTCGTAGGGTAAAGCTAATTTCTGTTCATTAACAATTTAGGTTTCTCTTGAGTCATGCGTCTCGCTGGTGCGAGTGTCGGGTTGTAACCCCGGTCCCCTATTGGGGCAATTAGGTTCGAATCCTGAATGGCTCATTCCGAAAAGATAACCAAAAGGCTGATTGAAAGGTCTGACGAAACGTCTGCGAAAGCACTTGAGTAACAAACGCATAGGCTCTAGAAACGTAGAACGGGTTAAATGCCCGACAGGCTCTTGAGCAAGTAGCACACGAAGTAGGACGACTAAGTAGATGCTGAGTAGGAAACCTCAGTAGGGAGTAAATTTGTAGTGTAATGGAAGCACACCGGCCAGCACATGCGTTAAGGAGCCGGTAGTTTGGGTTCGAATCCCAACGTGATTTGTAGTGGGTTGGCGAGGCTGGCAAGCTAAGTCAACTTAATCAAGGATTGCCACATAGAAGTGGAGAAAGCAGAATTGGGTGTTCTGCCTGCAAGGGGTCGCTACCTTTGTATTGCTTATCAAGCCCCACACGATACGGAGCGGTAGTGTAATAGTGAGACGTATAAATCCTAGCGGACCTTCACGTCGAGCACGTTGGGTAGACATAGGCCCAAAGGTGCTGGTGCAACTCCAGCCTGCCCCATTTCTAGTTCGGAAGAGTAGACTCGTTGTCTATTACGCCTCAAAGACTTGGCATTTACATGCGGCGTTCAGCAGTCAAGTCCGGTTCAGAGCCTAAATACGCCGCTCAGAGGGTAGCTAGAATAAGGGTCGTTGGTGTAATGGTAGCATGACGGATTCCAAACCCGTTGGTGAGGGTTCAAGTCCTTTACGGCCCGTTTGATATAAGCGCGAGGTCGCCTAACCTGTGTATGGCACTGCATTTGGGGTGCAGAATAATCTGGGTTCGAATCCCAGTCTCGCGATTCTTTCTGGAGAAGCACAATTGGAAGTGTGTCCCGTTGTTACCGGGAGGGTTGTGGGTTCGAGTCCCACCTCCAGAGTCTTGCGTGAAGCTCAATGACGAGCACTCCGCTGTTAACGGAAAGGTTAGCGGGTTTGATTCCCGTCGCGTAAGCCAAGTCCTGATAGGCTAATGGCAACGCCGCCGGTTTCAAACACCGGAGTTGAGGGTTCGAATCCCTCTCGGGACATAAGGAGACTGAATGCCTACGAAACGAAAGCGGAAGAATAGAGGCCCGCAGAAGAAGCGGGTTCAACGAAAAGATAAAAGACCACGAGGGCATACAGGGCATCCTAACAACTTGGAAAGAAATGGCAACCAGTTGATACTACTCAATATGGGCCGAGTCGGAAGTATCTCAATATCGAGAAATGTGGGCTTCAAAAGCACATATGAACTACATGCCTGGGGTCCGAATGATAGTAGAGATTCCACTATCTGTGTTCCAGTTCCAGAACTTAAAGCAAAAAGAAACAAAAAGTTAATCGCACAACTGGCTAGGGCCAAGCCCAACAATCCACTTAAGGCACTAACGATAGTTAGAAACTTATGCGACAGGCTGGTTTCGGCATTCTTCTTTTCTCTTAGCTTAGGGAAAAGCGTAGCGCCATCCATACTAGACATACCTCACAGTGGAGAGACTCATAGTCCGCAAGACTTTCAGGACTACATGCTGAATAACTTTGACTGGAAGTGGACACTGGATTGGTTTGAAAAGAGCTTTGAACCCTTCCTTGGAATAAACGTATACAACTATCCTTTTCCACACGAAAAGGGTTGGCTCTTAATTGAAAAGGACGATATCAGGCTGCTAATTCTAAGGACAGAAGAACTTAATAGTGTGTGGGAAGAAGCTGGACCAAAGCTACTAGGGCAAAAGGTTAAGCCGATGGGGCACACCAATAAAACCGGGACGACCTTCTATGACGAATTCAAAAAGCATGGGCAGCTACCACAAGAAATAGTAGACACGTTGCTTGATAGTAAGCTAATGCGTCATTTCTATACTGAAACAGAACGTAAAGCGTTTAGAGCGAAATGGACCAATCCTATGGATAAGTTGGCGCACGACATTGTTTTTGATATCATAGATGAGTTGACCGACCGCAGCGGCATTGGCAACGCCTGGTGGGAGATTGACGAAGATATCCGCGAGGAGATAATCTCCACGCTTGAAAGCAAGGTCAAGAAGAACCTGGAGCAAAACGATGAGACATTGGTGGTTTAGCTGTAAGGTATTTACTTGCCTAGTAGTGAGTGATGGTGAAAACCTGGTCACGCGAGAAAGCGCACCGATAGTGCGAAGATTTACTGGCCAACACATAAAGAATCTAGCTGACTGGTGCAGGAAGCTAGGCAATTTCAGGTGGGAGGAATACAAGGATATCTCTGCATGGAAAAACACGGGGGCGTAAGTTCCAATTGGCAGAGACTACTGGCTTAAATCCAGTGCAGTGTGGGTTCGAACCCCACCGCCCCTACGACTTCGTGATGTAACGGAAGCATAGTAGGCTGAAAACCTGCGAGAACCAGTTCGAATCTGGTCGAAGTCAATATGTGCTAGGGTGAAGGACCCCTAACCTCCGTGTATGCCAATGGCAGGATGTTCAGAAAGTTAGGCTATTCGTGAACGTCATGTGGATGCTTTGGTTACGCGACCAAGGCGGATACTTACACACCTTAGCACAGATATACATGGGTCAATAGCTCAACGGTAGAGCGTTCGGCTGAAGACCGAATAATCGTGGTTCAATTCCACGTTGGCCCAAATGCGGAGAAGCGAGTGCAAGTCTCGTATTTGTCACATAACTACATCGCGAGTAGGTGGCAGATTGGTGCATATAGTAGCACGCCGTAACAAATTCATGATAGACACTTGACATTTCAGAACTTGGCCCTATCGTCTAGTTAGGTTAGGACAGCAGACTCTCAATCTGCAAACGGGGGTTCGAATCCCCCTAGGGTCATTAAGTCAAGTGGAGGTAATGGATGGCTACTATTCTCATCATTGGAACTGGAACGATTGGAGAACCTCTTATCGGACTCTTTTGCACACATGCGAAAGACTTCGGTATAGATGAAATCCTCTTTCATAAAAGAACGCCGCTCAAAACGGATAGGTCAAAGGTCTTATCCCTTCAAAAAAGAGGAGCGTTGCTTTGTGTTGATAAGAGCACACGGACTTCCTTTCGTGCTCTTGGGATTGAACCGAAATACACACTCACAGAGGCAATGAATAAGGCAGATGTAGTTATCGACTGCACTCCATGTGGAAACAAAAATAAGGAGGCGTGGTATAGACATCAAGACTGGACCAAGGGATTTATTGCACAAGGCTCCGAAAAGGGCTTTGGCAAACCCTATGCTTTTGGAATAAACGATTCGGCGCTCATGCCAGAGATGGACAGGTATATTCAAGTCGTATCGTGCAACACGCATAACCTAGCAGCGATTATCCAAGTGTTGGCAGCAACTTCTACTGGATACAATGGGATACGAGAAGCGAACTTCCTATGTATCCGTCGTGCTAATGACATATCTCAAGTCAAGGGCTTTATGCCCAGTCCCACTGTCGGTGGACACAATGATAAGAAGTTTGGAACTCATCACGCTGCCGATGCACACAGACTGCTGTCTACTAATGGACATGACGTAAAGATGTTCTCATCTGCACTGAAACTAAACACGCAATACATGCACACAATCTATTTCAACATTGAAATGAAAGACGCATTGGACCTGGAGTCCATACAAGACCAAATAGATTTGAGCCCTAGAATAGCTTGGACACACAAGAAGTCTGCAAACGAAGTGTTTTCTTTTGGTCGTGACCACGGACATTACGGGCGTATACTGAACCAAACAGTATTCTGCCTACCATCACTAAGTGTTGTTGGCAACAAGGTCGTAGGATTTTGTTTCACTCCCCAGGATGGTAACTCATTGGTATCGTCCGTAGCTAGTGCGCTGTGGCTACTAGACCCAGATGGCTATAAGAGTAAGCTGAGTGTTCTATACAACTACTTTTTCAACGAAATCTAACAGGAATAAAAATGCGAAACTACAAAGACGTATTGGGCGTGCTTGGTAAAAGACATACAGAGGTTTGGTATTCTGTGTGTAGCGGAGGCGATGGAGCACAACAGTTAGTTTGGTTTCTGACTGAGGATGAGGCGAAGAAGGGTATGTTCGATGAAGACGATGACATGTGGGTATCATGTGTCGGTCGCACAGAGACATATTGTGGCTCCAACGTCCATAAGGAAGCCATCGAAAACAGTGAGTCAATTAGAACCACCAACGCACAGTTGGTATAACCATCTTTTTCAAAGGAGTATTGTCATGACGAGGAGCAGCTTTTAGCAACAAAGAGCTTAGGTCCAAGGAAATTCGTTTCAAGCCATCAACGGCAGAGAATGACCTGAAGACTAAGCGCAAACAAGTAAAGAAGTTTCTAGCAAAGGGCCACAAGGTCAAAATCACAGTCGTCTTTAGGCGCTGGCAGAAGAAAACAATGCTAGAGATTGCCAAAGAGAAGATGGAGCAGTTTGCCGCTCTAGGGCGCGTTACTACGCCAGCCAGATGGCAGGGCAACAAACTGACACTAACCATGAATTAACACATGGTTAAGGACGCGGGTCCGGTTGGTCGAGGAGCATGTCCGGAAAACATGTATAGCGCGGAAGCGTTACAAGGGTTCGAATCCCTTCCCGTCCGTAATAGGAGGCAGCATGAAAGTAGTAATACTTGGCGCAGCAGGAATGCAAGCAAGAGCGATTTATCAGGACCTTCTAGTGCAGGATGACGTTGAGGCAATACATCTCGTTGATTTGTCGTTTCCACAACTTACTGCACTATCGAATGAGTTTCCGCACAACGGGAAAATCGTTCAAGTTCATGCAGCAGACCTCAGAAATGTAAGTTCAGTGGCCACAATAATGGGGTGGTGTGACGTAGCGATTAGCTGTGCGCCATACGACTTCAACTATGCTCTAGCAGTTCAGGCAATCGACAGCAAATGCTCGTTCGTTGACCTGGGTGGCAACAATGACATAGTTAGGTTGCAACTGGAGTTGAGCCACAAAGCAAGTGAAGCAGGAGTCCTAATCGTTCCTGACTGTGGACTAGCGCCAGGGGTGCCGTCAATTCTCACGGCGCAAGTTGTGAGAGACTTTGATACCGTTGACACGGTAGAGATTCTGTGCGGCGGATTGCCACAGCCCAAGTATCGTGATGGTTACCTGGACTACTCGTTGGTCTTTAGCGTGCAAGGATTGATTAACGAGTATACCGAAGACGCAATGACAATCGTTGATGGAAAGAAGGTGCAAATACCTTCACTTCTAGGAGATGTTGAGCCATTCGGGCACGACAACCTAGAGCTAGAAGCGGCTGTTACATCTGGCGGGATTTCTACATTGCCAGATACATTTGAGAGCGAAATAAAGAACTTGGGCTACAAGACGCTCAGGTATCCTGGGCACTGGAATACTTTCAAGTTGCTTAAACAGCTTGGTGTGTTCTCTGTAAGCTCTCTCAGGCCGATATTTGAGAGACAACTCAAGGCGATACTAGATAAGAAACTGCCGGATATGGTTGTGTTTGCGCTAAGAGCAGACGGTCATACCGATGGAAAATTCTGCTACAGAGACTTCTACTTTAGGTTTGACCAGCCAAACGATGACACTACGGCAATGGCCGCAGCAACAGGCTGGTCGGCTTCGATTGTGGCCTTGATGATTGGACGCGGACAGACTATAATTGAGTGTGGAGCGATTCCACAAGAGATTTGTGTGGACCCAGAGCTTTTTATTGAAGAGTATGCTGCAAGGGGAATCAACATAGAGGTAACAGACAATGACTCATAGAGGCGAACCTAACCCTGAAGATTTGGACCTGACGTGGCCACAGCGAATTGTGAAGTCGATGATGACAGGCAGTCTGATGCTTGTCGGTGGCATTGTTCTGATTCTTCTATCGCCAATCTTTTCGATTAAAGCAGTGCTAACTGCAAAGAGAACTGATTGGGAAGCGACCAAGAAGTGGCTTGATGATGCAACAAAGAAGATAGAGGATATGGGCAACCCAGATTCCGATGCGGACTGGAAGAAAGACCACGATGACCAGTATGGCCCATAACTGTAGCTTTACCGTATACTTGAAAGAACCTGTCTATGTTGTGTTTGAGTGCTACATCTGTAAAGACGTAGAGATGTGCTACGAAGACATTACGATTGAGGATTCTGAAACAGCGTATGAACTATTCAAATCAAGGCACGAACACTAACGGAAGGTATCCGGCTGGATGAGGAACTGGTTTTGAAAACCAGCAAAGCGGCGTCAAACCGTTTTATGGGTTCGAGTCCCATACCTTCCTTCGATAACCCGTGTGAGCTAAGGTCCATCGTAAGATGGGGCGAGGTGTTCATTTGATGCCTGCTCCTGGCCAACCGTAAGTGCAAGATACGGCCAAGCCATGAAACAGGAGGGACATCGGGGAAGCAAAAGGTCAAACGGCTTACACATTTCGGGGGCTTAGTGATAATGGGAGCACACTGCGCTTGCAACGCGGAAGTAGGGGTTCGATTCCCCTAGCCTCCAATGAGATGTCATCAATACTAGTTGGAAACATCTCTGATAATTAGTTCATGGCTAGTTATCGCTCGTTAGTTTAATAGAAAAACGCCAGGAACACTGGAGACCGTGGTGCAATTCCATGACGGGCCATTAGATAAGGAGCTATAGTGATTTACTTTGCAATCAAAGACGAAGACACTGGAAAGTATTTCAGATGGGGCGGATGGAGTAACATCTGGCGTGACCAGGCATACTCTAGTGACATAGACGAAGCACATCTCTATGCTACTGAGTGTGGTGCTCGCACACAGATTACCACCGCAAAAAACAAGGCTAAGAATCGGTCATGGATAGTGAATATCCCGACCAACTTGAAAGTAGTGCCCATTGGGCAATACAGGATTGAAAATCCAAAATAGGCCCCCTTCGTTCAACGGACAGGACTACTGGCTTCTAACCAGTGAATGAGGGTTCGATTCCTTCAGGGGGTATTAAAGGAGTAAGGCGCATGACTGCAAAAAAAAGAGATAGCACTGTTGAACTCACTGCGACATTTGAAGCATGGCAAATAGCAGAGGCACTAAAGGCATACTACAAGTTGCCCGAGGATGCAACTGTTGATTTCAGACTCAAGGACCAGCACGACAACGACCCTAGAGGTGGTAGTAGCTGGAAGGTGTTTGGAAATGCTGTGGTCAAGTTCAAGAAGAAACTGGGGGAAGTATTGTGAGTCTTGCTTCGGTGTTGGGGTTCATTATCCTAACACTAATTGCAATATGGATTCTCAAAGTTATTGCCGAGTTCGTATAACGGAATTATGACTGTTTCGTAATCAGTAAACAGGGGTTCGACTCCCCTACTCGGCTTCCAATCCATGGGCGGGTTTAGACATTCCACACAAAGATGTCCGAATAGGGTGACGAGGCCCTTATGGTGGCGTAGCTCAATTTGGTAGAGTAGCGGCCTGTCGAGCCGAAGGTTGCGGGTTCGAGTCCCGTCGTCACCGTTTGGAGATGTAGAGAGGCAGCGGATGCCCTTCACCCTGTCACGGTGAGTTGCGCGGGTTCGAGTCCCGTCATCTCCGTATGAAGGTCTATTTGGGATTGGTAAGGATACCCTTGGTTCCCAATAACGAGGTATCACCTTCAGATTCTAAAGCGAGGTTGAAATGAAACTATTAGCACTTTATGCGATATACAAGATTGCTTCTCGCACACATCCCAGGATTTATGTAAGAAGCACTCAGTATAACGAAGACCATGTTCCGTGGGCAAGACTTTGCGTGGATATGGCACCTTTCGCTGAAGACTTTGAAATAATACACGGTCCACCGGTATTCAAGGACCGTTCATAACATTGCCCCTCTAGTATAGTGGCATTATGCTGGTTTTGTAATCCAAGGACGTGGGTTCGATTCCCACGGGGGGCTTTGATGGAATCATTGCTGTGGTTTGTAGCTGTCGTTGTTTGGGTTGGCGGAACACTCAGTTGGTTCGAATGGAAATACAACAAAGGGCGTGAACAATGCACGACTTTGAAATCTTCTACGACGCAGACTGTCCAGTCTGTAGACGAATCGCGGAGTGGGTAGAAAGAGTCGATACCAGAGGAGCGATTTGCCTCTCCGATATCAACGAAGAGGGCTACATGCTAGAACTTCTAGGTGTAGAGATGAGCGAGGCTTACAGAGTAGTTCATGCGTTGCGGCAAACTACCACGATAAACTACGTCGTCACTAAGGGTCCGAATGTGGCGAGGATTACCTTCGACATACTCGGATACCGAAGACTACATCGGTTCATCAGTATGCCGGTAGTCCGACACATATTTGACGCAGGGTTTAACTTTGTAAGCAGATACAGACGATTTGGATGGTGAAACGGACAGGGTGCCGTAGCGGTCTGCTAAACCGACTGGCCATATAAAGTGGTCGTGGTTCGAGTCCACCTCCATCCGTGAAAGGAATCCGCAAAATGGACGCAAAGAAGATTGAGAATGCTGGTAACTATCTCGCACTATACGAAGAGTATACGGAAATCACTGAGGCAATTGCCGTAATGCTTGATAAGCAAACTGATATCCACCAAAGACTCTGTGGTGCATCGAAAGAGTTTCTTGAACTAAACGATGAGGAACTTACCAGACTTCTTTTCTACTTTGATTCTATTGCGCAGGACGCAAGGAGAGTGCTAGATGGCAACACTTAACGTAACACATGACGGGCAATCTCAGGACATTTGTGAGCTTGACTATGCTACCTCCGATGAGGACGTAAGGAGAATAGCAGTTGAGGCACTCAGCTTGAGACCAAACATTTTCATCAACTTCGTCGTTGACAGGTTCAGCGTCGAACAAGGAGAGCGCATCTATCTACGTCCAAAGGTTCCGTTCGGCTGCTAGCAGCGGCGGGACCACTCGGGGCTATAGTGTAATGGATAACACGAGACGCTACGAACGTTTTAATCTAGGTTCGAATCCTAGTAGTCCTATCAAGTATCTGGCCGACTAGTGCTCACACGCAAACCACTCTTAATGGATAAGAATTTGGCTTAAAACCAAGCATAGCGGGTTCGATTCCCGCACCTTTATAGCATTATTCACTCGGATACTTACTTGGCCCTATCCTCCAACGGTTAGGAGACGAGGTTTTCACCCTCGCAATCGGGGTTCGATTCCCCGTAGGGTCATTACGCCTCCTGGTGTGCCAGGAACAAAGAGTATGCACACTGCTTACAATTTGCATTGACATCATCAAACATGGACTTGCAGGCGTAAAACTTGGGGCTATCGTTCAACGGTAGGACATTACTCTGATAAGGTAAAGATGAAAGTTCGATTCTTTCTAGCCCTATATTAAGGAGGCTTCAATGCCAGATGCAGAACAGCAGAATCTTATCGTTGAGTTAAGATTGAAGCTGGCAACACCAAGAATATCAGCGGTATCGTTGGCCAACGGGATACGAAAAATTATCCTGGCAAAGTGGCCAGAATGCCAAGTAGAACTCAAGGGAATTGCCATCAACTGGATAGCTGATGCAGATATTCAAGATGATAGTGATGAAGAATGTGATTGTGACCACGGGGAGTAGCGCAGCCTGGTAGCGCACCTGGTTTGGGACCAGGGGGTCGCAGGTTCAAATCCTGTCTCCCCGATAGAAGGGTGGCGAATATGTTGAGTAATAGCGAACTGTTTTGGAAACACGTAGAATGCTGTAAGGTATGCAACCAGCACCCACAAAGCGTTGCAAGTTTCTTCTATGAGCCGATGTGCAACATCGGGAAGGCGTATCACAAAGCAACAGAATTGCCAAATCAAGATGATAAAGATTCACAAAAAGACTTGGCGCAAGCAACAGTCGAAGTTGGATAAGCTAAAGCGCATAGAGCGCCTAGTAGATAGGCACCTTTACAAAGGTGTTCCACTTAAAGACGCTATGCGTGAGATTGTGAATATCTTGTATGAACCGGACAAGTCCTAGTAGGTGTGATATCCAAGTGAGATGGTAAGCGTTCCGCCACCAACGGAGTCTGCAACCTTGGCTTGAACCTGTGTGCCACTAGCCATGAGCGGAGTTATGACTGGGATAGAGGCCAATACTTGTGCTGGTGGACCAGCTTCTTGCTGTGTTCTTAGTCTTGCAATTTCAACAGTTTCGGCATATAGGACCAATTCATAGATACCATCTGCGGTAACACCTTCGACATTGACATAGTGAATATCAAAGATGTCACCCACTACGCCTGCCGGAATAATCTCTGTATAAACTCCAAGAGTCCAAGCACTACCATTGGAAACAACTCCAGAGCCCGCACTCAAGGTAGGACATACCTTTGCGACACCATGAATGTGGTCGCTGATAATTTCTAGTTCTTCAGCATTTTCGGCTATGATGCTGTTAGCTTGGCCAGCTAGGGGATTTAGAGATGTAGACATGATTCAAACTCCTGTTTCAGATGGTCTGTTACAGGTATTTATACACCGAACGCAGAAAGGAAAAAAATGTCGAGCAATACATGGTTTACGTCTGATACTCACTTCGGACACGCGAACATTGTTCGCTATTGCAATCGACCTTTTGCAAATGTTCGAGAAATGGACGAGGCACTCATTTCCAATTGGAATGAATGCGTTAAACCAAAAGACACGATATATCACCTAGGAGACTTTGCTTTTCGTGGAGACCCATCGCCTATATTCAGGCGACTCAACGGAGAGAAGTTTCTACTACTAGGAAACCATGATGTTCGTAAAGTAGTCAACAAGCTATTTGGCTGGGTAAAGAGCACATACAAATTGCGCTACAATAACCAGCGGATTTGGCTTAGTCACTACGCCCATCTAAGGTGGCCGAATAGCCACCACGGTTCGTTCCACCTATACGGTCATTCACACGGCCAGCTAGAGGGAATGGGACGTAGCATGGATGTGGGAGTCGATGTCTGGAATTACAGACCAGTGCATATCGACGTTGTTCTCGGAACTTTGAAGGGTCTAGACGCAACAGAGCATCATTAAGGGTGCTCAAACCATGGGTCTGTAGTGTTGGGGAACACCTCTGGCTTTTAACCAGATACAAGCAGGTTCGACTCCTGTCAGGCCCATTGACTTCCCGAGAAGTCGCCCTATAATTTACACAACAGCCTTGTTGCGCAACAACTTTGTTGTCAACAGATTTGTTGAATAGGGGTCCGTAGCAAAATTGGATTGCCCCCGGCTCTTAACCGGAACAAAAGCGGGTTCGAATCCCGCCGGGCCCATAACCTGTAACTAAGGAGATGTCATGAAGGAAACTGAAACTAAGGTTGACTGGAAGATTCTGGCTACTATCATCGCTGTTGTGGTCGCTGTGTGTTTCACAGTTGGTTCAGTCTGTATTGACAACAATGTTCGCCAAGAGCGAGTTGAGTCGATTAGGGTTGAGAAGCAGCACGAGATTGAGGTAACTAGGCAGAAGCTCATTGAGTTTGACAAGTCTCGCAAGCGTAAGATTTGGGAACGAGAAATGTCCCCGAAGGATGGCGGTAAATGAGGGATAAGAACTATCCCGTCGAAATTCCATCCTTGCCTCATATGCGTGTCGATATTAGTCCATATGGAGGTGACGTGTTGCTCATAGTGGAAAGAGGTATTCCGTGTGAATCCCATGCGGAAGTATTCTCTGCCCATGTGACCAACTGTCCCGACCTTGAGGACATTAGAGATGCACTGAAGGGGCTGGACGCGAGCATCAAGGCCAGCTATGATAGCTTCATTGCATTAGTCAACTCAATCCCAAAACGAGTAAGGTTCAACGAAAGAAAGTTGAGATTCAAGAATTGGGACGTTGTCAATAGAATTGGAGAAGCATACTTCAAGGAACTCGTGATGGTCATTGCTATGGAGGGCGAGGACATCGGGATACAGAAGCATGAAGCACACATAAGGGAGATACTAGACCCAGCGGTTGAACATACCCACGACATACGAGACGCCTGCTATGGATGCGGCTCTGCTGGACGCTGTGGGACTTGTTGCCCTGAGTGTAACCCTCCAAAAGATTGAGTCGCGTAGTGTAAGGGTAGCACGTCAGTTCGACATACTGATATTGAGAGTTCGAATCTCTCCGTGACTAAAACATATTGCCAGGGCCCATAGAGGCATCCGCCAAATGACCGTGCGGAAGTGAGTGCAAGTTTCACAATATGTTAGGGTGAGCCGTTCCACCGAGGTTCAGTTCACCCGGCGCTTGGGCGCGTAGCTCAGTCAGGTCAGAGCACTTGTCTTACACACAAGGGGCCGAATAGGTTTACGCAGGTTCAAATCCTGCCGTGCCCATAGGAGTTTGCGAATGCATATGCGGGAATGTTTGACGTTCGACGATGTATCACTTCAACCTCAGTATTCTGAGATATCTTCTAGAGAAGATGTTGTGTTGCATTGCGGCGAGGAACTCAAAAGGTTCTTAAATGTGCCGATTCTTTCGGCAAACATGAAAAGCATTACCGGCGTAAGTATGTGCCACGCTATGCAGAAGTCTGGTGGCGTGGGAGTTTTACACAGGTTCCATAAGAATGAACACTTCCTGCGCTCAGACTTGTCTGTTCTAGCAGATACCGGATGTTTCTTTATTCCATCTATCGGAGTGAATGAAACTGAGCTTTGGAAGCTAGAACACTATGCTCAGGCGGGTTGCAAAGCAATTTGCATTGACGTTGCTCACGGACACCACAAGAAGGTGTGCGAAATGATTCTCAGTGCCAGGCAGGCGATGCCTGAAGCGGTAATAATAGCTGGGAATGTCGCCACAAAGGGAGCTACGAGACTTTTGTGTATTGCTGGGGCTGATATCATAAAGGTAGGTATCGGGCCTGGCAGTCATTGCACGACTAGAATTGTAACTGGCCACGGGATACCGCAACTAACTGCAATCCTCGACTGTTCGCTAGAAGCGTCCTATCACGAGAAATGCACCATAGCTGATGGAGGGCTTAGAAATTCAGGAGATATGGCAAAGGCCCTAGCGGCTGGAGCTAGATACCTAATGGTTGGACGCCTGCTTGCGCCAGCTACGGAATCAAATGCAAAGCTGGTTTACAGAAACGGACGGGCATTTAAGGTCTACATGGGCAGTGCTTCGCATGAAGCGAGAAAGCGAAGTAAATACATAGAGGGTGTCCACTCAGAGGTTCCATACAACGGTCAGTCTGTTAGCGACATCATTGATGAGCTTTCCGCTGGCTTGAGAAGCTCACTCAGCTACAGTGGCACGCAGAACCTTGAAGAATTTAGGAAGCATAGAATCTTTGTTAGAATCACTCACAACAGCTACATAGAAGGAACACCACATGGACTCTGACATTGAAGTGAACCTGACTATGGACAATGAAGGAAACCTTGTAGTTGAGTTCGATGGAGAAGTTGCAGCAAAGTGGTCTAAGAAAGACATGCAGCTTGTCTGGGTAAATCCAGCTTACATGGGTAACTGGAGAGAAGCGAAGTGAGCGAAGCCAGTAAACATAGCGCAATGTCACGAACTAAGCCGAGTGCGCCATTCACATGGCTCGCCAAACATGGAGAACTCGTAGGACGAATTTTGGATTACGGATGCGGATACGGCATGGACGTTAAGTCTTTCGGCGTAGAGGGCTACGACCCAAATTGGGACGTTCCTCTTCCAGACGGAGACTTCGATACCATCGTATGCAACTACGTCCTGAATGTTGTCGATGAAGACGAGCAGAAAGAAATACTGACACACATTAAATCATTGCTATCAGCCGTAGGTAGAGCGTTTATTGTCGCAAGACGTGACCTTAAGGTCGAAGGCCAAGATGGACGCAAGGGCTATAAGCAGCGAATGGTCTATCTTCCATTCGAAAAGGTTCATCATACTTCTGGATATCAAATCTACAGGATGCATAAACATGACATTTGATGAATTCTACGAAGACAATAAAGAGCGACTAACTACACATATGACGCAATCGAAGTTGCGAGTCGCCTTTGAGGCTGGTGTCGAAGAAGGACTAAAGCAAGCTGAAACTGAAGAGTTGGATAAGCTGAAAAACGGAGAAAATTAACCCGGATTGGTGTCAATGGTAGCACGCTTGGCTGTGGACCAGGAGGTGTGAGGTTCAATTCCTCCATCCGGGATAGAGGTGTAACATGAAAACATATCCGTCAATAGAGTCTGCAAATTGTGCCAACAAGAGCATAAGCATCATAGCCTTTGACAAGCTAGATGGGTCGAATATCCGTGCCGAATGGAGCGCCAAGCGGGGCTTCTACAAATTCGGAACAAGACGAAGGATGATTGACCACACTGACCCTCACCTTGGCCGAGCCGTATTGCTAATCAAAGCTAAGTTCGAGAAAGACTTGGACAAGGTTTTTCGTCGCGCAAAGCCCATACAACGATTTCAGAAAGGCGCAGTTTGCTTCTTTGAGTTCTTCGGTCCTAGGAGTTTTGCTGGGCAACATGCAAAAGATGACGAGCACGACATTGTTCTCATTGATGTTGCACCAAACAAGGCTGGACTGATACCTCCAAGAGAGTTCATCAAACTGTTCGGCCATTTGCACATCCCAGAGATTGTATACGAGGGGCGAGCCGGAAAAGAATTCATTGAGAAAGTTCAGCGTGGCGAGCTTAAAGGCATGACGTTTGAAGGCGTTGTGTGTAAGGCTCCCAATCCCAATAGGAAAAAGACATCCCAGCCAGTGATGTTCAAGGTAAAGTCTCACGCCTGGCTTGAGCGACTCCGAACATTCTGTGCCGATGACGCAAAACAGTTTGAGAGATTAGCATGAAAGAGAACCCATTGCCGTGTCCGCGTTGTAACTCCAAGATGGAAGAGTTGTCTATCCCAGGAAACATGCGCAGCTTCCCTTCAGTAGCCTTGGCGTGCATTAGCAAGGATTGTCTTTGGAACATCCAAGTGACATATGACGAACTAGCTGGTAAGCGTCCAGAAGACGTAATGGAGAAACTGATAAAGCAATGGAATGAAGGCATCAACGCAAAATAGAGACAAGTCCACGTAGCCCAATTGGCAGAGGCATCACGCTGAGGGCGTGAAGGTTGGTGGTTCGAATCCACTCGTGGACATAGCAACTAGAAGGTGAACCATGACAACTTTTATCGTTTCGTTTGTGCTATTCTTTGCCGTATATCAAGTTGGATTTTGGTTCGGCAAGCAGCAGGAAAGATACTATTCGGGGGATTAGCTCAGTTGGGAGAGCGTCTGAATGGCATTCAGAAGGCCAAGGGTTCAAGTCCCTTATCCTCCATTGAGAAAGGACATAGCATGAGAAAAACTAGAGTCGGAGATATGGTTTGGGTCCAAAACGAAGCTAGGACCATAACTCGCTTGTTTCAAAATAAGCATGGTGGTGGTATAGTAGAGTGGGAATCCAGACATAACATGGGCGCATGTATGGCGTCAATCTGGCAAGAATGGGTCGATGGAGTTGACCTAGAAGAAAACAGAGCACGAGCCGCATGTGTTTGCACAAAGAACTTCATCGTGGAAATAATCCGCCCAACGCGGAGTCACTTCGAAGCTGTTGCTGCAAGGATACCGCTCAAGGCAGTTACAAAGGCAGAAGCACTTGAGAAGGTGCGGAAAAAGTATCCCAACGAGAAACTAAGAGTCTTCTACGCAAGGCGATAGGCAGGCTGGAGTCTGAGGCTATCTCATAAGTAGTCATAAGATGGGTTCAATTCCCATTATCGCTATCGAGCCCCGGTATTTCTAATTGGCAACGATGCCTGGCTTAGACCCAGGAGTTGCGGGTTCAAATCCCGCCTGGGGCATAACTCACACGGGAAGAGGTGAATGAAACTCGTCGCCTTGTTTATACTATTGATTGCTTTATGTGGTTGTCATACTCAGCATGACTATATTGCTGGAATGTTACCAAGTAGCATTTGTAATCAACCAGAGCATAGAACAATTGAGACTGTAAAGCGGCACTACTTTGTGCCAAAGGCGTATGAGAGTATCAGAGACATCCCAGCTTTCTCTGGTCCGAATACGTTGCACTGTCAAGCACTTGGCGTGAATGGATGGACGCATATCGCATCATTGTTCACGGGACATTTACCAGGTCGCAGGGTGGTGATAACCAACGATTCGTTTAGTGTTGGGATAACTGGAATCATCCATGAGTATATCCACCAGTTAGACGATATGGATAGAGACGGGGAGGGTGAATTCTTCGACCACGATGAACTGCCCACCGTTATTTTCCTATTGCGTCGAGACCTAGCCTGGAAGCATCTACTAGAGTATGCTGAGGATGGTGCAGACTGGTGGGTAACTGACCTGTTTGGAATAGGCGAGAATTCGGAAATCATCGCATATCTTGCCACGAGAATGACGACCAAAGGTGGGCCTGAGTATCTGTGGCGTTTCTTTAGAAAGACACTGAGGCATTAACTTGAAGTATGCAAGACACAAAAGTATCTGTCTGATATCAATGTATATTGTGGACGTTGATGCGAATATGGTCCTAGACCATCTGTTTGAAACATCTACCTCAATTCCTCCTACGGTCAAAAAGAAGGATATGATTATTGAGGAAGAGGAAGTATGTCGCCTAGACCCAGGTGGAATGCTATTCCTCGATGACCCATGGTTCCAGTTTGAGATTGAAGAACACAAGTTCGAAGTTCAACTTTCAAAGATAGGATGGGTTGTCAACAAGGTGGAAAGAGCCAAGGAGCGTATACCTGGCTGTATGCGTATTGGCATGTGGATGTGGAACATCATCTGTTCAGTGCATCTTAGGACTGCACTCCTAGTGAAACTAAACGAGATGGCCCGTAGCGATGCGGCCCTTCACGCACAAATGGATGACTATGCCCGCAAGGCCGAAATGGAGAAAACCATTCCGATATTCTTTCCAGAGATACCGAGAGAGAAATAATCCGACATAGCTCAATGGTAGAGTAGGTGGCTGTTAACCACTTGGTTCTAGGTTCGAGTCCTAGTGTCGGAGTTAAAGGAGTGAGGACATGCCAACGTATGACTATCGGTGTAGACACTGCCAGTTTGAATTTGATAACTTTCAGTCAATGACATCGGAACCACTACGAACATGTCCAAACTGCAACCTAGAGATGCTTGAGCGGAAGATAGGACCAGGTGGGGCCTTCATATTTAGGGGGCCTGGGTTCTACTGTAACGACTACAAGAAAAAGAAGCGAGAGAAGAATGAACCCTGAGCAAGAACTTTCACTATTCAATGGTGTCATAAAGCTACTCGGCACATACTCTCACCCAAGAGATGTCATAAAGAGATTAGCATACTTCTATAAGGAAGAAACAGTGTTGTATGAGCAAGACCTCAGAATTAAGAGGCTTGTCGATGCAATGGATAGCGCGGTCAAAGAGTGGGATGTTCCACTCGGTTGTCCATCAATACGCAAAGTTGACCTAACAGAACAAGAGAAGAAGCTGATTCGCGGCAGCAAGTTCATTGCAGCTATCAAGCTGGTTCGTCAGAGAACTGGCTTCAATCTCAAAGACTCCAAGATGATAGTAGACAACTATCGCTTTGGCAGATAGTCACCGGGCCGGTGGCGGAATTGGCAGACGCGCAGGGTTTAGGACCCTGTTCCCTTCGGGGAGTGAGGGTTCGAGTCCCTCTCGGCCCATAAGGAGAATGATATGAAGTATGCGAATGAAATCAAGTTCACAATTGCATTCCTGGTATTTGGCGTATTGTTCGCTATTGCCTGCGGAGTAGTAGGAACACTTTTGCCAGCCAGTCCAATTCAAATCGCATTGGGCATCATAGCTGCGGCATTGGGACTACCTGGCCTAATCGGCACACTCGTTTGTCTGATGGGCTAGGCTGCAAGAACAAATAAATTCAGCCCTTGAATGTCAGGGGCATCGACCTATAATCTGATGGACAGGACAAAAAATTCCCCACAGGGGAGGAGAGGTATTGTTATGACGAAGAAGGAAACCAAGCTCAACCAGGTTCTCGCAATCGAAAAGGGCGTCAAGGCACGCACCAGCGGAACTGTCACCAAGCTCTATCACATGGTCCAGAAGCCAGTTTTGCTGGTCGGACTAGCGAAGAACTATCAGCCTCTAAACGAGGATGGCCAGCACTATCCACCTGAGCGTCAGAGGGTTCAGGTCAGGGCAGAGGATACTCTCAAGGATACCCGAAAGGCTCTTGCAGAGTTGTTTGATATCACAGCCAGGAAGGACTGGGCAAACTGTGAGGCTAGGGCTGCGGTCGTGGTCAATGGCCAGGAGCTTGTTTCCAACGTCCCAGTAACGTATCTGCTCTTCCTCGAAAAGCAGCTTACCGACCTTCGCACCCTAGTCTCCAAGATTCCGGTCTTGGATGGTTCCGAGGAATGGAAGATGGACCTGGCAACAGGGCTCCATAAGACAGACCCAACCAAGACTACTAGGACTCAAAAGGTCCAGAAGCCAATCGTCCTTTATGATGCGACCGAGGAGCATCCAGCACAAACTCAGCTAATCACTGAGGACATTGTTGTAGGACATTGGACCACGGTGAAGCAGTCAGGTGCGCTACAGGCCGACCGAAAGGTTGATGTGCTTGAGCGTATTGAGACTCTGCTAGAGGCAGTCAAGTTTGCCCGTGAAACGGCGAACAGCAATGATGCGCCAAAGCAGCAGGTTGCTGACGCTTTGTTCGGATACATCTTGGGCTAAGGCTCAAGTAAGGCTCGGTCGTCTAAATAAAAAGACTCCCCTCATAGGGAGGGGCAATGTAGGTGAAAGTCCTACCTGAGTCATAAGGATAACAGACTGAATCTTAGATTTAGACTGAATGGCGATATGTCATTGGAGGTTCGAATCCTTCCCTGCCCAATACGTGGGCGGGTTCCCAAACTGGCAAAGGGAACGGCGGTAACTAACCCGTCGTTGACAAAATATCGTGCTTTAGACTTAGCTTATTATCCTAAGTTGAGTATCGCAGGAGGTAGCTATATCAAATGTAACTGACAAACCAAGCCTGAGACACGGGTTCGAATCCCGTCTGGTCGATTGGACTGACAGCTTGTCTGTCGGACTGAACAGTGAGTAAGGGGAAACACACAAAACTTCCTATAACGACCGGTAGCTTAGTGGCAAAGCGTAGGTTTTCAGATTAACGCAGTTACTTAAACGTCGATAGTTACGTAATGTGCCTGTAACCAATATTGACTAACATCATAATTGTTAAAGGGGGCGGCGAACACGGTTAGGTTTCTCGCCCCCATTTCGACCTTATCGTCCAACGGATAGGACAGGAGTTTCCTAAACTTCAAATCTGGGTTCGAATCCCAGTAGGGTCATTTCAAAACTAGCTGATTGAAACCATTTGTCCTAGGCAACATTTGGAAGTAGATGTTACGGTTTGGGAGTAGGGTCGTAGTGTAATAGCAACATACCCGTCGTTGAGGCGGGAGATGCGGGTGCAACTCCCGTCGAGTCTGTAGGAGTAATCATGGCAATTGATATTGAGCACTGGTTTAAGAAAGTAAAGAGGTCTAAGGGACACCACGTAAGCAGAATGCAAGTTCCCCCAAATACAATGCAAGAACTCCTAGAAGAACTAAAAGCACTGAGACCGGCACCAAAGCCAGTGGAAGAAGAGTATGAAGAAGACGACACCTAAGCTCTATACGGGCTTTAGAGAAAACGAAAGAATCTATAGGCATGTCTGTGACGAATCGAAGGCCGCAGGGGCACAGAGGAATCACAGAAACGAGTCTCGCGTAATGCTTGGGCCATTTGGTCTTGGTGTCCTCAATATGGACATTGATGCTGATTGGGCTGGAGACCAAAAGAACAAAAGCATCTATCTCCCAGGAGCAACATGTTGCCCTTATTGTGGAATAGACATTGCGAACCTATTGAAACAGGCGAATGAGGCGGCAAGACACGCCTCGACATTGCCCCATTAGCTCAATGGTAGAGCTTATCCTTGGTATGGATATGAACAGGGTTCGATTCCCTGATGGGGCTTGAGGTGAACCATGGACACGAGATTCAGAAGATTGCAAAGAAGCCACGCACAAGAACCCAGTGATATTCAAACACACGCGAGGCTTCTCTCATCTGCGATTCGCTCAGGATTTTTGAATTTTCATCACGTCCTCCTCTGCGCTTTTTTGGGGCACCACGCGGCACGGCTCACGATGATAAATGAGGCGAAGCATGACGGGGTCATCTATAACGGCAAGAAGATTCCGAACATGGAAATTACGCACTTGATAGGTAACATTCCTCAATGGGGAAGAGAACCTGCAAGGAGAGCGGGCCTTGCTGTCACGAGAATGTGCATAGAACACCTAAAATCGGTCGGCCAAACTGGCTCGTTCTACACCCTGGCGATACAAGGAGCCGATGAAGCAGAGCGCGTAATCAAACACGATACTCCAGACAAAGAGCTATGGGCAATAATCCGCCGCATTCAAGGCCAGCGGGCCAGCCCTATGCCTACTAGGAGAGAGAAGGTGGGTGCGTGTGAACGCATGATAGCGAACTTTCTCATTGATTGTGCCGCATCAGGAAAACACACTGGACTACTAAAGGCATCGACTGCCTGGTTTGATGATAACAAACTTGAGGCAGCGGTAAGAGCAGAGCTATATCCATGGGCTCTAGGAGAATACATATGAGGGTCATCATTTGCGGCAGTCGTGGCATTAAGGGACCAGAGGGCATGAAGCACGTAATGGACGCCATCAAGGCGAGCGGCTTTGTAGTGACCGAAGTTGTTACTGGTCAGGCCGAAGGTGTCGATGAACTAGCTGATGCTTGGGCTAAAGAGGCTGGAATAGACAGAGTTGTTTTCCCAGGAAACTGGAAAGGCAAGGGCAAGTCTGCTGGCTATAAGCGCAATCAGAAAATGGCATGGTATGTGTCACTATTCATGGACCAGGACAATCCCCCAGAGAACCTCAAGGGTGGGTGCATTGCGGTCTGGAATGGTTCTTCTAGAGGAACTGGACACATGATTGACATAGCGACGGAGAATTGTCTTCCGCTATACGTTCACACCGTTAAGAAAGATGTGGAGGAAGCTGCTCCAGCGAGTTCCTAATATCACCAGGACCTTCGGTGACTTCTTTCACAACAGTATTTATCTTCACTTCACTACAATCAGACTTTTTAATGTATTCCGACATATGCTGGGTGAATACCCTTCTTGTCCTATAGTCGAGACGATTCTTCGCCTCTTCTACCGACTGAATGGTATGAGACAACATATCTTCGATATCATCGGCACGCTTGGCTTCAGCCCTGGCCTTCCTCCATTCGAAGTATGCCTTCACCGCAGCCGCAATTGTCGTTAGAAGTAGGATAATTCCCTCTATACTCATGAGCTTTCCTCCGAAAGTTAATACACACATGTTGACTTTCATAGAAGTCGCCCTATATTCAGAATGGCACAACAAGAAAGGTTACTCTCGGAGACTCCTTGTCAATCTCCAAAGCGTTAGACTAAAATCAAACAATCAACCACGGGAGTTTTGATGAGTTACATTGACCATCCTGTTCTTTATACCGATGATTTTACTGACGACACTTGGCTATTGCTAATGGAAAGGGCGAATGGTCGAGACGGATTCTGGAGACGGTATGCTAGGCGTAAAATGCGCCGTGCGGTTCGAGAACTTCTCAGAGGAGTTAGACCGCGAATAGCAATGGGGTGGTGTAACTAAGAAATAAGAGAGCTTTGCGCTCTAGCTTTGCAAACTTTGTCATAAAAGGTGTTATACGCCTAGACCCGGCACGCTTGACGCGCCCGTCTGCTTAACAACACAAACAACACATTAAAGAGAGCACTAAAGCGCGAAGCACTCATCCAAAATCGGAGGTTCGGTGTATAGAATTATCAGATGGATACATACGAAATCGGGACGTTAAGACAGGTCGTAATGCGACAACGGGGTTTGTAGGTGCCCCTCGTGATTCCAAAACCTACTTTGCAGCCATGGTGTTTAACGGTAGCATGTGAGGCTTCCAACCTCTTGGTTCGGGTTCGAATCCCGATGGCTGCTTATCGAATTGAGTCATCTATCACGTTACGGATGTCTCCGTCCTAGGTATTCTTGCCAAAAGACGTTCTCTTAGAAAGAAAATGAATTCGATGGGTTGGCGGCATTGTTCCAAGCAACTCCCTATCCAAGCCGCTATTTTGCTCTATGGTGTAACCGGCAGCACGGAAGACTCTGAATCTTTTAGTCTTGGTTCGAATCCAAGTAGAGCAGTAATATGGAGGTGAGACGTGGAAGCATTCCTAGTGATTGTTGGATTGGTATTTATCGTTTGTCTTGTGGCCAACAGGGGACAAGAGAAAAGTGACGAAAAATACGAGAAGTATCTTGAAGAACTTGAAGCAGAACATGGTAAGTGGGATTAACATTGCCTCATGATGTAAGGGCAGCATAGCAGACTTTGAATCTGTTTGTCTTGGTTCGAATCCAAGTGGGGCAGTAGTGTGGTCCAGTCTAAATAAGTCACAGAAGCAGCGGGCAATTTCATGCATCAAGCACCACTGGTAAGTGACAGCCACACATGCGGACGTAGCTCAACGGTAGAGCATCACGTTGCCAACGTGAAGGTTGCCGGTTCGAATCCGGTCGTCCGCTTCACAAGGGAGTATAGCAATGGCGCGGATTAGCTTAGTGGTTTGTGACTTGTGCAAAGAAAACATAGAGGGTGCTGCTGTTTACGGCATCGCCCTCATTCGCTATAATGACACAGGTGAGGAGTATAAGGAGAACAAGGGAGAGATTTGTCCGAATTGCTACCGCTCTCTGGTCAGCAGATTAAATAAAGAAGTGGAGCCTGCATCCTGGCTTCCTCCTCGCGCCCAGCAAGCCCCCAGCAATTCACGACAATCCCTTCGCTGCGTCGGAGTGCAGGACGATGGGTCAGGAGTCGTCGGCGTGTCAGACGCCGTGGAGCGCCCGCCAGGTTCAAAAAAACTGTGCGAGGGCGAGTTCAAAGTGCCATCACAGGCGCATATAGTTCCAAGAGAGAAACCTAATTGTAAGCACGACCGCAAGAGTTTTGCGGATAACGGTGAACTCATTTGCTTAGAGTGTTCAGAGCTACTGGGGAAAGTGGAGAGTGCATGACAGAATACGAAGAATCCGACGAACCAGTCCTGTCTGAAGAAGATAGAGAATTCTTGATAAAAGCAATGAAGGACATGGAAGTTTTGATAGAGTCTACCAGAGAACCGATGGACTCTAAAGTGCTAGGACTACTAGAGATAGCACACGATATGCTGTTTGAGCAAATCGAACTTGACAAATTCTATACATGGGGACCGGCGCTTGAAGTAGAGCACGCCAGCACTCACCAACCGGAAGGGAAGAAATTCCTTTTCATCAAAGAAGAAGAGGAACCACCTTCAGCGGAGGAGCTAGAGAACTGGTTCAAATAGGAGATGATATGAATACTGCCCAAACTACAGATACCGTAACTAACGCACATAGAGCATTGGTGCTTAACACAGCATGGATGCCAATTGAGACTGTTACTTGGGAGGATGCATTCAAGATGGTCTTTAATGGTCGAGCAAAGGCCATTGATTACTACGATGTTATCGTTCGCACTCCTAACGACGAGTTCTTCGTTCCTGCCGTATTGGTATTGAACGACTACTTCCAGGTTCCAAAGCGCACAGTCATCTACTCCAAGAGGCTCGTTTGTGAGCGTGACAACTGGACGTGTCAATACTGCCGCAAGAAGCTAACGACCAAGTCAGCGACAATTGACCACGTTCGTCCTAGATGTCTTGGAGGCCGTAGTAATTTCGAGAACTGTGTTGCTAGCTGTGAGCCCTGTAACTCTCGTAAGGCAAACAAGCCTTTGAGCAGGACAAAGTTCAAGCTAATTAAGCAACCTCGTAGGCCATTCATCCATCCACTCCAGGGTAAAATCAAACAAGTCAGGCCAGAGTGGGAGCCTTACTTGGAGGCTATTCTGAAGCGATGAAATGTAAACTGACGGTCACAATAGGTGACGACAATTCTCTGTTGGTAGCACTAGATAACCCCGGTGAGGTGTCCCCCATGACTCTCGCCGGGGCTCTAGATTTGGTCAAATTGAGCTTGCATCAGCAAAGCCTTGATGCTATCGTAGAAGTCGATAAGGAGGTTGGAGATGACAGTTAAGCATATTCCATCAAACGCGGGGAAAAAGCCGCTTTCATATGACCCGGTAGAACTCGTGAAGAAGAGGCTTACCAAGGCTCTACGTCCTCATTTCAAAGGAAAGACTGCTGAAAAGCGTTTAGAAAAAGCCGTAAAGGATTCTATTGAAGCTATAGCGCCACTAATTACGACACAAGAAGTAACAGGCCAAAAGCTGGGTGGAACGGTTATGACTGAAGCCGCTTCTTCCCGAAACCCCCACACAGGCAACTTCGGAGTTGCACCGAGGAATATATGAGCGACGAGAGCCACGAGTCGATTGACCAAGAGGCATTGGATAAGCTAGAAGCCATGCGCGGTCAACTTCAAGAAACGGTTGATGAGTCGGGTGTTCCAGAGAAGCAAGGTGAGGTATTCCCGCTGGACATTGAGGACCAACTCAGACTTGAGAATATGATGCTCAAGGAGTCACAATCCAAGATGGCAATTCAACTTGCGAATATGTCTGCCAAGGAGGCACGAGATGTATTCCAACGACACATACTTGCAAAGCATGGAATTGACCCAACTATGTTCACATTCCAGATAGACCCAGGCGACAAGACGCTAATCATCTCGCCCAAGTAATGCCCGCAGAGTGCGCCGCAAACGAGTGTTCTTCCAAAAATGACAATACCGCCCACTATTCTAAGGATTGGGGCGGTGTTCGTTATTACTGCGTTGACTGTTGGCCCAATGCAATGGCTTTCTTTACCCAAGTCAGCCGATGTAAGGAGTGCGTGATAAATCACCACGCAGCCTATGACCCCGACACGCGCACGAAGCACACCGTCAAATTCCTAGGCAAATTCTACGAATTGTGCGCTGAACATCTAGGGGTATATGATGAGGCGGTGGATTATTTTAACGCCTCTTGACTCGCTTGATATGTGTGCTGCACAGGCGCTTCTCGCTAGAAGTTAGCGGGGCAAATAGCTTCTTTTGATTTAGGAAGCGTGGGTTCTTGAGCGTGATATGGGTTGGTTGGATTGACATTCTCCAATCATTCCTGTTTTCCCAACTCCACTTAATACTCATCATGTAGCCTAGAGCGCCTTTCAAATACGACTTCTTGTCGAATTTCACCCCAAGCTCTGTGCCAGCGATGTATCCCCTGACCTCTGCATCCCATTCAATCCACAACATCGAATTACGTGCGGCCTTCCATTCGTTGTCTGTAAGCTCACAGCGTCCGTGAATCCATTCCCAGTGGATATCGTAGGTTTGACACACAGCCTCTATTGCTGGAAGGAATCCATCCAGCCATTGAAGGTAATGTCCGTATTCATGGAGAAGTGTAGCGGTCTTTTTCTTAATAGTATCCCGCCTGGTGGCCATAACGATGATAGGCCCCGCCTCGGTCACTGTGAACGTGCCTGCGGAGCCCTCAACGTAGTCGCGGTTTTTGTATATTCGAATTCTACACCCCTCGCTTTTAACATGAGCGATGAGTTCATCGAATGTCATTAGCTCTCCTGTTGACCACCCATCCTATTAGGTGCGCGAGTTGCTGTGTCAGTCCCATATGGAATGTATGTTTGCTTCCTAGCAATATACTTCAAAAGTGGGGTTCTTTCATCATCTAGGTTATAGTAGGCGGTAACAGATACGTCTCCCGCCACATCTACATACCCATTCAGCCCGCTGCCAATCGTGAGTCTCAAACCATCCTTGCCACCAACGTCATCCCAAACGAATGTTCCAGAACCAGGAATTGGAATTGGGGAACAAATCGGTGCAGCATTGTCTCTGAGCGTAAGAACTCGGACTCCAGCCTCTTGGTTGACGGCTACAATCTGAGTAAGCACTGGAGCAAATCCGCTCGCAGCAACGATGATAGGAGTTCCAGAAGGAAAGAGAGTATTTACTGTCGCAATTGCAGTGTTTGTCATGTGTCCACCTCTTAACTATTGATTAGCGGACTATACCCTGTCAATTAGTCCAGCATCGCCTGCGCCATCGCTGGCACTGTTGCGTCTGACAATCCTTCTACCAGTGTTTACTGTGTGTTCCTGTGGCTTGTCTGGGGATAGAGCCGTTGGGACTACTGGATTTGTCTTGTTACCTGCTAGGTCAACCTTGAGCGAACGAGCCTGGACCAAGTCCTCTCGTGGTGCTCTCGCGTCAACAACTCTACCAGGCAATGTCATTCCGACGACCTTCTCTTCGTAATACGTGACTACGCCACTTTGCGTAACAATACTACCAGACCCAATTGCTCTAACTGGGGCAGCGGTTACGATGCGGTTAGGAATGTCATCATTGGCAGCAGTCTTAACGATATGTCTGCCCTGATTACGGAATGCATAGTTAGCCGTAGCATACTTGTTAACTACAGCAATACCATTTCCACTTAATGAACCCATTTTTCACTCTCCTTATTCGGTGTCGTATGGTGTGATGTCAGTATCGGTTGTGCCATCAGCACCACCAACTGCAATACCAGTGGCATCAAAAATATCTGGGTCTGACTGGTTAGCAGCCGCAAGATTTCTGTCATTGTCGTTGAAGAACACCTTGCGCTCCAAGACAGTTCTCATAGGTGCAGTTGATACTACGCCGCTTTGTGCTACACCAGCAACCCTGTCACTAATGGATGTATGAACACCCAAAGCTCTTGTTACCTTATGCACCGGCTGTGCCGCAAAATCACCATCTGGGTCGGTAAACTTCAAATACTCTTGGCTATGGTCAGCAGTTCTCTGTGCATTCGTCATGTCATCAGGGCAAAACCTGAGTGGGTCAGTCAACGGAGTTGTGCTGATAATACCCGTGCTAGGAACACTGGCCGTTTGCTCATCGACTTGCGAATTTCTCGTCTTGACGACATTGGCACGGCTATAGTTCCACAGGATGTTATTCGCCTGTGTAATGCGAGTTCCATCTGAATTTCGGCTACCCATGATGTCTCCTAGCTGTTTTTTCTAGCGACCAGGCCATCATTATCACTGTTTCTGATAACGACACGAGCGCCGGTTTGCATAGCCCTGTATTGGCTTACACCCTTATTGGCAATTTCTTCCTCAATGGCTGAGGTGGGCACGTATCTCGCACCCACTCTTCCATGGAGTCCATCATTATCACTCTGCGCAACCTTTTGCTTATGAGCAAGGCCGATAGTAGAGCGTTGAACAACCTGAACGTCGGGTTGGGTTCCTAATGCAGCGGAATCTCTAGCGTGCAGAGGCGTGTCTGCCTTGGTGCTTTGTGACCTTGAAAAAGGCACACCAGAGGCAATAACCTGCCTTTGCCCAATGTTATACACACTGGCATTATGTTTTGGAACTACTGAAACCCCAGTGGCATTTCTAGAACCCATAAATCACCCCTATCTTAGCTATATAGAGGAATGTGGTAAACGCCGCCGTTAACAGTTACTTCTAGCCAATCACCACAGTCAACGGAGCCAACTCCGGATGGACCGTTAGGGATAGGTGCAACTGGGCCAGCGCCAGATTCCGTAATTCTATTGTAGGTTGCGGACTGCGTAACTACTAGACCGGACATCTGTGCGATATTGGAAATGTCTGCGGTGACCGCATCGACAGAACCAGTAACGTCTACACCGGACATAGTTGCCTGGTTTGTTACGGCTAGCGTGACGAGTGAAGCGCCACCAGTTACGGACAAACCGGATGCAGTTGCTAGGTTAGCAATAACTGCTGTTGGTGTGCCGAGATAGGCTGGCGTGATTGCTCCAAGACCAATCTCAATCGCTCCACCGCCAGCGTTAACAACCGTTACGCCTTGGGCTCCAGAGATATCGCCAGAAATACTGGCAACTCCATAACCCTTGGTTAGTAGGTCGTTATCTTCATCAGGTGCAGTCGTTGTCTTGTTTAGCAACCTTTTGATGTTTTCCTTTGAAATCTTACTCATTTTAACCCTCCGAAGGTAGTCTTTCGAGGCGTCTTTCAAGCCTCTCGATTATGGACAAAGTCTTATTCTGGGTTTCACCCATAGCATACAACTTATCGGTAACTTCCTTTTGTGTCTCCGCCCAACTTCGGGGCACATACCACAAGGGCACTCCATCCATATCATAATGCGTATGGAGGTCATATAGGGTTTTAAGCATCATCTGTTGTTCTTCGCTAAGGTAATTCTTATCCTTTTCGGAGAACTTGTTGATGAGAAGCTTAACTAGCCCTATAAGCCCTTCCACGACACATACGACAATTGCTACTATAGCAGCGATAATCCCTGTTGACATGGCAACTCCTCTGTTTTATACACCAGAGATTGAAAATCACCACCCAAGAAGATTTTTCGGTGGCTACTATTTATACACCGAACACTACCATCTTAGAATAATTTCTAGTGCGCGAGTGAATGCGACCATAAGAAGCTCTACTTCATCTAACCCAATTGGGAGTGATGCTCGCTTAAGCTCTTCACCTTCTTTCGAACTTATGGATAGATAGTAGCTTCGATAGTCAGTCTGCCACTTTAGCTCGATTGTTTTCGTGCCTCTGTCATTCTTGTGAAACAACTTGAGTGGGGCACCTGGGCTATCGAGGCGGAAATATGCCATCATCTTAGTGATGTCAGCAATTCCGAGCTTTACGACGATTTTCGTATTTACCCAGTCATATGGCTTGTCGCTTGCCATTGGGGCGGTCTGCTTTGCGACTTCCAGAAACATGCAATCATTTCGATTTCCTAGCTTAAATTGCGCAACTCCTCCGGTTTGCTTCTTGTTAGGCTTGTAAATCGCAACATCACGTCTTCTCTCGTTTTCTTCCATTTTTAACTCCTTATAAACTGCGAGGTTACAGACTTTTACGTCCACAGGTAGTATAGCAGGAAGTTGACCGAGCGGCAAGGCCAAAAAAAAAGGCCGCCGAAGCGACCTTTCTTTATATCTCCAGTATTCTCACGCACTTACAAGGTCGATGTTGAGTCAGTTCGACCTTCAGAGACATTGGCTCAGGGTGACACGTATTCCACACCTCCCCAAGTTTGTTACCCTCAAGCTCGACCGTGCTGCGGGCTCTCTTGGGCGTAGGGAGATTCTTCATCTTTCCCTTAACCTTGACCCGCCTACTGGCACGCTGCGAGTTCTTGAACTCCTTACTGGGCTCAACCTTCAGCTTCTTTGGCCTACATGGCGATGGCAAAAAGGTAACTACCCCTCTACCAAAGCAATTCTTGCAGTTCTTCCTGGCATAAAGCACATTGCGGGGCTTTTTGATATCAACTGAATCGGGGTCAACACCCAGAGCTTCCGCTGCTTGTTTCAAACCATCTGCGGCCTCATCGGACGTAAAGATACCATCCCCATCAAGAGCCTCAACAAATGCGGCCTCCAGGGCTTCTATCTTCCTACGGTCCTCTTCCGTTAGTTCCTTCTTAGCCTTCTCAGGCTTCTCTACGTTCTTATTCATTTCCATTCCTAAAACTCCCTTGTTTCAGTAGACGTTTTATTCTGTCTATCTGCTCCCTATACCCCATGATATCCTCAATGACCTCGTTATAGGCCACCTCGGCATCTTCAGCTATCCAAGAACCTTCGGTCTTCCATTCGTCCCCGCGCACGGTATTTCGATAAGCAAGAACTTCACGATACCATCTAACAGCAGCGCGGTAGTTCTTTTTCGTTTGCATCAAAGTTCCGAGCAACTTTTCTCTCGATGGCTTTGTGGACATCAATCCTCACTTATTTGGCCACCTTTTTTGAATTTAGTTTCTTCATAAGGGTGCGACCTTCTGCCTGGGTTAGTTCTGACAAGTCCGCAACCGCCCTCTTAACGAGCTTTAGCACCTGTCCAGCATCGACGTTCTTACGCTTTGCTACAACTCTAATACCCTGAATGGTCTCATCCTTGATAGGGTCGTTGTCAGTGTCTCCACCCGCAACTGGAGCACTACCAACCTCTTCCGCACTCACACGACTGATATTGAAGGCACGACGAAGTGCGCGAGCTTCAGCTTTCGCTTCAGCAACAGCTACTAGGTGTAGTGAATATGGCTTGTCATGTGCGGCGGGCGTTGCGTCTGCGCTACCAGAAAACCTTGTCCCGTCATGGAACTCATACTGAATTGTGACGGATGCGATGGGATTGTCGCGTGCTGGAGTGTGCCTGATGTCCGAATGCACAGCCCTAACGCCACCACGGTTATTGTGAGCCAAACGCTGTAGGCCCCTCAACAAAACGCATGGAGTTCCACCCTTCTCGAATGTTTCACTTGGCTTCAGGTCATCGGTGTAATCGTGGCCTGGGTTGAATGGGTTCAATAGTTCATCCATCATATTCTCCTAATAGTTAATTCCATCGTAAATTGTTGAAGGCACCGAGCCACTGTCGAACTTCTCTACATAGGCGTCCATCATCTCAAGAGAGTGAATGATGTATGCCTCAACAAACTGTGGCAAAACTGGGCTACTCCACGCCTTTCGTCCATGATGACTAAGGATGATGTGAAGCAACTTGTCAATTTTCTTCTGGGTAAGCCTATGGTCTGGCTTTTCTCTTGTTGTATTGAAGGTATCTGCGAGTCTCTGAATGTCTAGTATACCAAATGGTATATGGTGATACAGTGACGCTCTTGGCGAATGGTGATACTCGCTTTTTGGGTCACAGTAACAGACTCCATGAGCCTCTGTGCTTTTTCCATTTGGACAGGTCTTGGTGTAGCAGTGAATCTTTCCTATATCATGGATTAGGGCTCCAGCTACTACCAACTCCTCATTCACACGCACTCCAAGCATATTGTAGTGTCTGGCGGTCTGTATACCCAGCTTTGCTACACTAATTGAGTGAAATGCCAAGCCACCCTCATAGGCGTGATGTATTTTGCGAGACGACGGAGATGCGAGAAATTCATTCAGAAGCCCTTGGCGTCTGCTAAAAACAAACCGCATGAATTGTCTCATCGGGTTGTCGCGCATCGCGTCAAAGAGCTTGGTCAAGTCCTGCATCGGGTCAAAATCGGGTGCGTTCATGCTAATCCTCCACGGTTTGACTATAGTGCGAAGGCGCTACTCGTCAAGGCGCGTGCTTTCTTTGAGGGCCTCCTCTACGAGCACCCCCAAATCATGTATAAACTCGTGGAATCTATCCCCTGGAATGACTATATCGTCTCCATCAGAGACCTCAAGTATACCGGTATGGCGATACAACTTTTCATAAAGTGAAGCAAGCAGGGCTTTTTTGCTTACTCTGATGTTGTGTTTGCTATTCGGCATCTAAGTGATGAACCACCCCTCGTTTACCTGTTTTGATGACCTCGATAATTTGGTTCACAGCCCTACGGCAAAAGGCAAGCGAGTGTGCCGTAGAATGGTCGCGACATCTAATTACTGTCCAGCCAAATCTAGCGAGTGCGTCCTCTTTGCGCTTGTCCTTAGCCATTACTCGTCTCAAGTTTTCTTCTCCATAAATGGGCTCAAAGTGCGCTGCTCCATCCCACTCAACAGCAACCGATTCGCTAGGAATGGCGATGTCGATTTCCCATTGGTTTCTGGGGCTAAAGTCCGTTGAACGCTGGACGGTCTTGTATCCTGCTTCAACTAGCAGTTGAGAAACCATGTTCTCATTCTTACTGCCCATTCCACTGTTTTCTCTATTCGCCCTGTGCATCTTGTTGATGTTCTTTTTCTTTTCTTCTTCGCTCAAGGCTTCCCATTTCTTGATGGCTCGGTCGGCCTGGGCTTGCTTCTTCGCTGCAAGTTGCTCTGGCGTAAGGGCATCGAGGTGGTCCTGTATTCCTTCAGAAATCCTACGACGCTCTGCTTCGCTGCGCTCCTTACCAGTCATAGGGTGGCCGTGGCGCTCTAGGAAGTTTTTCTGAGCGGCGCTTTTGCTACGTAGCGGTATTTTGTGCTTGATTAGAGCGCGTCTAACTGTATTTGGATACGTTCCGTGCTCCACACCAATACTACGTGTGCTGCGGCCTTTGTCCGTATACTCTTCGTCTAGATATTCGTATGTATTCCACTCGCTCATTTGCCAAGCCTATTCATATGCGGAGCAATGCGTTTTGCCTCATCAACAATCTCATCTTCTGTTACTCCATACTTGTCACAGCAGAATTTGAGACCGAAGCGAAGGTCTTTCATGAACATGCTCCTCTGCTCGTCCTTAATTCCAAACACTTCCGGAGCTACTTCCGGAACTTCCGGACTCTTTCCGGTGGCTTCCACTAGATATTCTTGAATCTCTAGTTCAGAAAACTTGTTCGCTCTACGCCTGGTAACAAAGACAAACTTGACGCCATCAATCGTGCGCTCTTGTGTATTAAACTTCATTGATATCAGAACTCCTCCACATTATCTTACGCAAGCGTTTGATTTCCGCCTTGTTGTCTTCTGTCAACTCTGCTCCATCTTTTGCAGCAGCGACAATAAGGCCAATCTTGTTAGCAGCCCGCGATACAACGCGATACAACTGAATTTTTTTACGATGCCGGTCTATATCCTCTACGTCAAATCCAAACGCACGCTTATAGTCTGCAACTGTAGCATTCTGCTCTACCATGCTGAGAAAGGCTTGGACGGCTGTAACCGATTTTAGAGCACGTTGAAAGTGTGGATTAGTTCCACAACATCCCCTTGGCTTAAACGGCATTTGATACCCTCTTTAGGTCAGCCTCCACCATCTCCTTAATCATGGCTTCAAAGGTATACTTAGAACTCCATTCTAACACATTCTTAGCCTTAGTGGGGTCACCAAGGAGAATGTCAACCTCTGCTGGTCTGTAGAACTGGGGGTCAACATATACATGTTGCCATGGGTCTAGGTCTAGCTCACCAAATGCAATCTCAAGCAATTCTCTGATACTAAAAGCCTTGCCAGTGGATACGACAAAGTCGTCTGGCGTGTCTTGTTGTAGCATCAGCCACGCTGCCGTCATGTAGTCATAAGCGTGGCCCCAGTCTCTCTTCGCATCAAGGTTACCAAGGCCCAGTTTATCCTGAAGCCCCAGCTTGATTCGCGCCGCACCATCAGTAATCTTGCGCGTTACAAACTCAATCCCTCTGCGTGGAGACTCATGGTTGAACAATATCCCATTGCACGTAAACATATCGTGTGATTCACGATAGTTGCGTGTCATCCAATAGCCGTATACCTTAGCTACTCCGTATGGACTTCTAGGATGAAATGGGGTCGTTTCCTTCTGCGGCATTTCCTTGACTAGTCCGAACATTTCCGAACTGCTCGCCTGATAATAGCGCGTGTCTGGCTTGACATTTCTGAGAGCCTCCAGACAATTCGTCACGCCGATGGCGGTCACCATGCCAGTGTGGACGGGTTCGCGCCAAGACAAAGCCACGAAGGATTGTGCGGCAAGGTTGTAGAACTCGTCAGGCTCGTGGGCCTCGACCAGTCTGTGCAGGCTGCCTGAATCTGTTACGTCGGCAAACTCAAGCTCAAAGTCTGGATTCTCAAGTAAATGCTTGATTCTCCAGTCACCTCCACCCGAGCGCCTTCGCGACATTCCAACAACCTTGTAACCCTTCTCTAGAAGGATATCTGCCAAATAACTGCCATCCTGACCAGTTATTCCTGTGATGATTGCGACTTTTCTAGCCATCCCCACTCCTCATACTGCTTATTTCTAACAACCTCTGCATGCCTCATGAATCTCTTCCTGGCATCTCCAGTATATCCGTAATAGTCAGCTATCTTCTTTAGGTCTACGGTCGTGTTCTTCACACACTTCAATGCTCTCATGGCAGTTTCTTTCGGGCTCACATTCCTTCCGGCCATAGTCGTCCTCCATTCTCACAACATCTTCAAGTTCAGTAGAGCTGATTTCTACAATTAGCGCATCCGAAGTTGGCGGCGCTTCTAGTCTATGGACCATCAATGGGGCAATAAGGTATGGAACAAGTTCCTTCATCTTATACTTTACGCTTTCACGAAGCAGAATAGCACATCCGGAGACCAAGAACATTGTCTCAGTCTTCTTTTCGTGGTATTGCTTTGACAGCCTGCACCCAGATTTTACGTATATCTCTTTTACGACATACCTATCGGTCTTACTAATGATTCGTTCATAGCCCCATGGCTTATGAATCACATTCTCCATTTTCGGTGCTTCCATCTGCTGCCTTGGCATCTTCGGAATCCCGCTCGGCCTTCTCCACAATGGCCAACCTTTTGATTTCTTCATCGCGCCTCCTGCGACGTGCGGCTTCTAGCCGTCTTTTTTGGGCCTTTTCTACAATGTATATCGTCTTTAGCTCGTCACGATATGCTTCAATTTTCACCAGATGCTTTTTCAGTGTTGGGACGCGAATACCAATCCTTGCGAATTCATTCGCTGGCCTGTTTCTGTCACATAGCCACAAGAATCTCTCCAGCCAATCTGTTCTGGTCATAACGACCTCCTATATCTGTATTTTAAGACCTTCAAGCCTAATCGTCAGGTTCTTGACAGAGAGGTCTTCAAATCGCTTCAAATGCCAGGTCCTACACCCTGCCTCTACGGCAGAAATAATACCCTTAGTCATCGAGTCATCTATGGCTAGACACTGCTTAGAGCGCAGTTTCAGTTCAAGATATGCCTTAATGAAAGGCCATGGGTGTGGCTTTATCCTATCGTGCTTCACATCCGAATTCGTAACCAATACATCGAACTCATCTGACAAACCAACCATATTAAGCATCATAGTTGCTGTTGGATAGCTACAGTTCGTAACAATGCCAATCTTCATGCCAATACTCTTGGCATATACTAATACATCAGTAACGCGCTTCGTAGGCTTACACTTTTCACGAATCAGTTCAACTGTCTTTGTCTGCTTGAATGTGTGGAGTTTGTCTAAAACCCCTTGGTCATCAGGCAATCTCTCTAGCTTAACTAGCATAGCTAACTTCTTACGAGAACTCAAGCCGTTAAAGTCTATGTCGTGTTCTTTGTCGGTTAAGGGCTCATAGCCATGCTCAGTAAGCATCAAGTTGAATGCTTCCTTGTGCCAATCGGCAGCATCGACCAGAACACCGTCCAAATCAAAAAGAATTGCACGGATTCCATGGTCTAGTTTATCTTCCATACTGCTTTACCTCATCTATCACGTCAACCTCCCCTGCGATTATAGCGTGACTTATCGCTCGGTCAATGGCAGTTTTTAATTGTGCCCGCTGTTTGCAAAGCTCTACATCTCTGCTGGCATTTTCAACAATTTCGCTCTTTGTGAAATCTCCTGGTGCTTTGACAATCTCAGCCTTCTTGTCACATACGTTAAACAGCTTGATATTAGCGATGCACAGTTCCTCTATGAGTTGGCCAATCTTCATTTGAACTCCAATTTACAAATACGACACCAATTTGGTCTCTCGATGGGGTAGTTTTCCCATTTCATGTATAAATGACCACATAACGGACATTGGTTATGGGGCCCTGGCGCTGAATGCCAGACAGCCCCACACTTCATGCACTTGTTATGGGCTACGTATATTTCACGTTGTCCCACGTTGCTAGGTCCAATCCATATCTTTGCAGAACTACCCTATTGCGCTCCTCACACTGAGCCCTCGTGAACTTCAGTGTGTTTCCGAAGTGCGTAAATCCGCCCCAATGCTGGTGTAGGCCCCACTGTTGCCTACGACTCTTGACGACATGGACACACTCATCAAATGCGCGGCCATATGGTCCCATCTTGTCTTTGTAAACATCGACCTGTGGGATTAGGGCTTCCCCACTTCCCTCTTCGTGCGTTGCCCTATGAATGTTGCCGATAAGCGCCCACTCAGTCGCTTTGACTTCTAGGTCACCTATGACGGGCATATCATACATGTAGCCGGTGTGCTTGCAGAAGTGGTGGTCTACGGCAAATAGCTGCGGCATAAGCTCATGGCCAAACCACTTGAGGTGATAGTCCTTGCCAAGCCCGCAGGGATTTTCAATGTGCCACGGGCCTCCCGCGCCGAGTTGGTCTGCCGCTACTGGCTTGCCGGTTTTCTTCCAGCGCCTAAGCTCGTCAAACAGGCCATCCTCTCCTAGTAGCAAAATGTCTCCGTGCATGTGGAAGATGCTGTCAATTAGCCCATGCTCTCGTTCCATATCCTTCATCTCAAGCATACCGTGCTCAATCTGTTTCATGATAGAAATGGAGACAAGCACCTTGAAATAAGGTCCAACGATATCATCAAGATGCACGACGCGGGTATAAGGGTCGTTATTGTAAGTAATACTACGGTCAGTATCCCCGCTAATAACGAGAACAATAGGAGCGGTGGCAGTATTCTTCCACTTAGTCCGTAGCATATCAATTGTAAACTGAACCTCGCGCAATTGGTCAAATGCCGTGATAAGAAACCCAACCTCATTTTTTACCATTCCCAGCCTTCCTTCTTGCACTTCTTTACGAAGGCATCCAAATCCTCCGGTGTCCCCAATCCATGCATTACGTGAATAGGGTAAACACCAATTCGCTTCTGTAGTTCAATCATTTCGTTGAACACAGGACAAACGTAGAACTCATCGTTGACGCGGATATTCTTGCCCATCATGCGGTGCGCGGCCTCAACAAAGTCCTTTCCGTGCCTATACCAATAGATGCCAACGGTTGCACGATTGCTGATGACCTTCTTTTCTGCGACCGCAGTCACATATCCACTGCATGAGTCTACCTTTGCGTAGCTCCACTTTGGATGTGTAGCGTGGAAGGTGGCCATCGTTGCGTCCAATCCGCGAATTGCGGCATCGTTAATCATGTCCTGTATGTTGTCGCTCTCCTGCCACCTCACACCGATGTTTTCGAAGTTTCGCAACCAGACAACCTTCGACATGTCATTCCACACAGTCATTTGGTCACTGTTGGCAATGATAAGCGGCTCGTCTGTGTTGATTCTATCCTCTGCCAACAGAACGGTGCAAGCTGCCCCTTCAGTGATTTCATCTACGTAAATCACATTGGTCGCAAAGCTCATGTGTTGTTTTATGTAGCTTTCATGCTCTCGTCTGGCCAAGAAAATGAAGCGATATGGCTCATAGGGCGAGAGATTCTCTGTTACGTGCTCAATCATACTGCGGCCACACACGTCGATAAATGGCTTGGGCACCAGATATCCGGCGTCCGCAAAGCGACTGCCTCTGCCAGCCATAGGTATTACGATATTAAGCACAGCACACCTCCATTAGATATTTCGTTATCTGATATGGGTCCGCATTTGCTCCTGGGCGACGGTCTTCGATGTATCCACCGTCACTTTGCTCCACATGCACAGGAATCCTAACAGATGCAGACCTGTCCCCAATTCCCCACTTGTATTTGTCCCAACTGCAAGTTTCATTGTCTCCAGTGAGCCTGCGCTTATAGTCGTGTCCATACACGTCGGGAAATCCATTCTTCATAAAATCAACCGCTAACACCTCTGCTGCGTCTCTACATGCGGCAAATCTATTCCTCATTTCAACAGTGGAGAAATTCGTATGTGCTCCAGCGCCATTCCAGTTTCCACCAACGGGCTTGGAGTCTAGCTTAATCGTTACGCCATGATTCTCGGCAATACGATAAAGAAGATAACGAGCCAGCCACAGATGGTCAGATACTATCAGTGGGCTCTCTGGTCCAATCTGGAACTCCCACTGTCCTGGCATTACCTCGGCATTAACGCCAGCTATCATAAGGCTGGCCTTAACGCACGCCGCTAGATGTTCTTCTACAATCTTGCGTCCAAATGCTTCATCTGCCCCAACTCCACAATAGAATGGACCCTGTTGAGCGGGATATCCGCCTTCTGGCCAACCCAATGGAGTGCGGCCACAAAACATAGTATACTCTTGCTCTATGCCAAACAGTGGTTCAAGTCTACTAAAGGAATGATATGTTTTCACCATGCTATGTCTATAGTTGGTGGCAGACGGAGTCCCAAAATAGTTACATACCTCGCATAGCGCCAATAAGTGTGGCCGACCGCGTAACGGGTCACCAATCACATAGACTGGTTTTAGAATACAGTCTGATATTGTGCCTTCGGCTTGACCGGTGCTAGAGCCATCGAACGTCCACTCTGGAACATCGTCACTGGTAATAACTCTGGTCTTTGCTCTTAGCTTTGGAACTGGTTTAGTCCCATCAATCCAGATATATTCGACAAATTTCATATGATTGCCTTATCTGGAACCTTTCTTTTTTGCTTAGAGGCAACTATAGGCTTGTCGAAAAAGTCCTTTGCGGCCTGCGGGGTCTTTGTAACGATAGCAAAGATTCTATCATCACCCTTCTTCTGAATCCGGTCCCTGGCCCAGCCCCAGCAATCCTCAATCATAGCGCCCCTTCTGCCGTGTAGCTCTGGACTACAAAGAATGACCTTGCCATCCTTCGGCACCTGATTTAGCAACCCGCCGTATGCTGATGGATTCCAACTGCGCAATGGGTCTAGCCAAAACTTCTTACTTCTAGCTCCACCATGACCTCTTACGGATTCATATTCACTTAATCTGTCCCAGACGGGCAGCTTCGCTTGGTGGGCATAGTATGCGGATGGATGTGGCACGTCGAACAGGCCAATGAGCTTCGTCCCAAATGCCTTGACAATCTTCTTAAGCCACTCAACGTCTAGGTTTTGCTTGATATCGACAAAGAACCTTTCGTAGCCAGAATGGTCGAAAATCATGCCTAGTTCGCCTGGCCTTGATTCGTTTGGCTCGTGAAACGCCCTAATCTTGCCATCGTGACTAATCTGAACATCTATTTCAGCCCCGTATACGCCAATGTTAACGGGCTTCCACTTGTTGACTCTATGAGCAATTATCTTCATGTCTTTCCTTTTCCTCCAGCATACTCGCCACAATCTCATCGACTGATTCTTCGAGTGTGATTTCTGTTTCGAACCCTAGCATATCCCTAGCCTTATTGACTAGTGGGACTCTCTTCTGAACATCGCACTCAAATGGCTTGTCGGAGACATATCTGAAAGGCAACTCTCCGTTGATTCTGGTCCAAACCATCTTCGCTAACTCCAACACCGATGTCTGTCGCGGACTAGAAAGGTTGAAGTCTTCATTCTGGAGTGGATTCTCCATAGCAAGTCGGATGCCTCTTGCGATATCCTTGCCATGAGTATAGCAACGAATTTGACTACCGTCTCCTAGAATATGAAGTGGATTCTGGCCAGAAAGGACTTTGTTCACAAGGTCTGGGAGCACATGGCTCATGCGCAACTTCACGTTGCCACTATAGATTTCCTCTTCTCCAACTGCCTCATCCTCACCAAGCCCAACGCAATTGAATGGCCTTACGATTGTGAACGGCAAGCCATACTGCTGCCATGCACCCTTACAGAAATACTCTGATGCGAGCTTCTGGAATCCATATGTGCTATTTGGTGGGCCAAATACCTTCTCTGCTCCTTCTGGAGTCGGCCACGGAGGCCAGAACTCAGAAGCCTCAAACAGATGCTTCCACGCCTCATCGGCTCCTTCAAATACCATTGAGGAGCTAATGACCACGACCTTCTTTATCTTCATCCATTTGTCTTTCCACAACTCAATGGAGGCGTCAAACGTATTTGATAGAATCCGCTCGTTCGTAGATAGTAGGTCATAGGCATACTTGTGAAAATAGCTAATGCCACCAATCATGGCGGCACATGCAATCACATAGTCTGGATTATGAGTTGAGAAATCAGGAGTCTCTTTGGACAAGTCCAATTCTACTAGGCGAAAGTTCTCATGGGAGTCATGCTCGCGCTTTACGCGGCCATACTTTGAGAAGTTGTCATAGCCAATGACGCGATAACCACGGGCTAGAAGGTCTCGGCACAGGTAGCCGCCGATAAATCCTTGTGACCCAGTAAGTGCAACGGTCTTCATTCTGTTTGTCATTTTTTATCTCGTATTGGCAAATCGGGTTGGCCTGTTTCCATGTAGGAACTGGCTCTAGGCGCGATTCGCTTATAGTTATGATTCATGATTGGGACTGCGTGAAAACACGCTCTACAGAAGTCGTCCTTTTTCTCAAAGTCAATGACCTTCTTTATGTTGCCAAACTTGGCATTACTTAACATTCTTCTGAGACCTGCTTGATTTGGGGCCCACCAACAAGATTCTTCATCAAGAAATGTCATGATTGGACGGTTACCACTCAGATAGAGCTTTGTCTCCAACACAAGAAGTCCCTTCGTTATCCTTCTTAGTCTAGATAGGAGCGACATAGGATTCTCTACATGATAGAGGACGCCATTACATGAAACAACGTCATATTCCATTATTCGTAGGAATGATTCCGAAAAGATATCAAGTTGAACAAAGTCAAAGCCAAACTTGGCAATATTCCTTTTCAGACCTTCACATACACACATGTCAATCCCAATGGCGTGTTTTGCACCTCGCCTAAGAGCCTCTACGCACAGTGAACCATCCCAACAGCCAACCTCACAGAAGGTCTTTCCCTCCATGTCGATAGGCATATTGAATAGCTTCCATTTTTTGCTCAATCCCGAAACTGTTGTCATTTCAGTCTCATGTGCTCAAAAACAGTGGTGCGATAGAGGTCGTTGTCCTTGACTATAGTGCGGAAGATTTGTGCGTCAATGCCTAACCCCTCTGCCAGTCTGGCGAAAGCCGCTGTGTCCTTCGGGAGACACACGCCGCCGAAGCCACGGAAATTCTCGTTGCAATCCAGGTAGAGATTTGTCATTGTTGGTCGCGCCACAGCCGCGCTTTTAATTTTCGAATAGTCAGCCCCAAGTTTCTGGCATACCTCATAGAAGCCATTGGCAAATATGACCCTCATGGCATTGAACACGTTCGAGAAGTATTTGGTCAGTTCTGCCTCTGTTGGAGACATCTTTACGAACTTCTGAGGATAGTGTCCGTGTGCCTCTTTGACCAAATCAAACATGTGACTTGCAAACGGCCCGCTAACGCCAATAACACAGACATCATGGTGTTCAGTGAAGTCGCTAATGGCGTGTCGTTCACGCAAGAACTCTGGAACAAAACAAATCATCGTTGGAGCGTATGTGTCAACTAGCATCTCTGTAAAGCCAGGAACAGTCGTTGATTTCACAACGATTACGCCCTTATAGTAGATTGCCACCAGGTCTTCAATCACCCTTTCGACAATCGACGTATCACATGACCCATCTGCTGACTCCGGGGTCGGAACACAGATAAAGCACACCTCTGTATCTAGAACGTCAAGAAGCTGTGTTTCCAGCACAATATCATGGACTCGAACCTCGTGGCCCAATTTCTCCATTCCATATTTCACAGCGCCACCAACCATACCAACGCCTACAATGCCTACCTTCATTTGTCACCCCTATATAGTTTTCCAGTTAGCTTAGGTCCAAGCTGAACCTCTCTGCCTGTTAGTTTGGACTTTACTCTGTAACGACAAGTCCATAGGTCCGTTCTCATATGGTCACTGTGTCCACACTTACAGCACATTACCTGCCACCAGCATGGATGCGATGTCATCACTTCGCCATCTTCTACTAAGTGATAGCAATGTTCACATTCCGGCTCAGGCTTCGCTTCTACTAGGAGAAGTTCTGGCGACCAAGCGTTGTATTTCGAGGCTAATTCCATTATCGCAGTAGAATTTTCACAGCCACCAAACCTGCCACAAGTGCTACAAGACCAGCAGGCGTAACATCCGGCCTTTGAATAGACCTTTTTTGGCTCTTCGCAACAACATGGAAGGCTAACTTTGCCTGACTCTACGGACCTCATAATTACCTCGATGTCAAAATCATGGCACAATTTCGTTTCATGCCTTTTCCTAGACCTATATCTAATTCTTCACTCAATGATACTATTCTCTCTGGACCGACATCGGTATACAGGAGAATATCATGTGTCTTGCCTATTGCCTTCTCAAACAAAAACTTCTGTTCGCCAGTGCCTTTTCGGTCACTGTATGGAGACTTCATGTCATGGATGAACACTGGTTTTCTAACTTTGCATAGAAAATTGTTCCAGTAGTATTCAGCCATGTTCCACGAATGTTGGCAGTCAATAACTATCAAGTCAGACGCCTTGCATGCAGATAGAATTCTGTTTTGGAACTTCTTGTTCATTATGTTGCATACGGTGAACGGGATTTTGTCAAGTCCACCGGACAAGGCACCTTGCTCACTTAGCTCTAGCGAAAACGCACGCACACTGATTCCCATTAGTCGCATCAGTATTGTGCTTATGCCTACGCCAAACTCTGTTACAGTCTTGGCCCCAATATGTCGTATGTAGCAAGACAAGATATGAAGGTCAAGAGGACACATCGCATCGCCAATGAAGAAACCAGGAGTATATGGAATTACGTTACCAATATCAATTAAATTGGCCAAATTCTCATCATGTGGAATCTTGCAACAGCCTGGAACACTAAATGCAAGCCCCTCCTTTTGTCTTTGGTTAGGCGTCATGCTATTTAGCTCCTTAGTGGATTGTTCTTTGCATGCTGAACGATATCTGGGTCAATAACTGCCTCCAGTGCTTCAACAGTCCCGCCACCAAGGAATTCACACAAGCCACCAAGAACCCCTGCATCCTTCTCTATGACCTTCTGGAATGGCAGTGAGTAAGCCTTGCATCTAGTGGATTTCAAGTATCTCTGTGTCTCGTTTTGTATCCTGTTGAACGTCCCACAAATGGCAGGAATTGCCTGCGGCTTCCATCCAGTATACAGCTTATTGCCACTAGCAATGCCCTCCTCTGGGTCTCTACTAGTCACAATGACGTGGACATCAAATCCTAGCTTCTGCAAAACAGGTATCCACTGCGCATACAGGTGAATCAGCTTAACGGCGTCTGCACCCTGCTCCTCTAGCTTTAGAATGGCTGGAGGAATGGCGTGTCTTTGAGCATTACTGAGCGGATTCTCGTTGTAGCCGCTTCGAAGTCCAAACTCCTGCATCGGATTGCACTCTCCGAAGCTGTAGCCACACGTTTTTACCAACTCGCAAGCTAGCGAAGTCCCACTTCTGCCTGGCCCGCACACAACAACAAACTTCTTCATGTCTTCCCTCATAGCTTTGTAAAGTATCCATGGCACTGATAGCCGCAATACAATTGACTGATACCCTCTGGCTTGTCAGCAAAGAACTCATCACAAGCCTTCTTCACTCCAGGCAGCGCATTGAGCACGTTGAGGTTCCTGTAGTTCTTCTTCCTCAACGAACCTAGTGAATCAAAAACCGGCTTAACGATGACTGGGTCGCAATAGTCATCTACTATGCAAATCCCGCCACTTGAGAGCCTCGGATATACCAACTCAAGCGATTCCATGATTGAGGTATAGAAGTCACCATCAAGATGGGCGAAAACGATTTCAGATGGAATGTCGCTGTCGGTAATCTCGTTAAACCACATTCTGTGAATAATCGGGTGCCTGAGCTTGAATTCGTCAAATAGCTCAAATATGTGGGCCTCATCGAACCCCTCTCCAGCTATGAGATGCTTTGGGGCATTCGGATTCGCGGACATTTGTCCTGCTCGGAATGGCGTATGGCCGTCTTCCGGACGCTTGCCAGGTAGGCCCTCAAACGAGTCGTATAGATGGACTTCTCTGTCGATTTCAAGAACATCAAGCACCTTCTGCATGATTCTCGCAGTTTTGCCCCTATGACATCCAAGCTCAACGATATGCCCAGGAATGTTCAGCAACATGACCCTCATCAACAGATGATAGATGTTCATGGCCTGTTCCATGTTCACCATACCGGATGTCTTGACCATATCTACAATGAAGTTGTTATCCATTAGTATACCTTGTATCCCTTAATGCTTCCCTGCTTTGTATCCTCATCACCACCATACAGACATTCAAACCCAAATAATTCCATCTCTCCACATCTTGTGGATTTGGATAGATGCGTTTTATCCTTGTCATATCCACTGCCCCAAGGCAAATGAATGATGCATAGTTTCTTTGCAACTATGTCGATGCGCCTGAATGTATCAGCCCATTCGTCTTTGTAGATGTGCTCTGGACCGGCAGACCAAAACACAAGGTCAAAGCTATCCTCATCAAACACCTCATCAATCAGCCTTACGTCTCCAGCCACAACGTCTCGTATGTATGGGTTATTCACCTTTTTTTCTATGTATTCATCGAATAGCTCTAGTGTGACGAAATCAAGGTCACCAGGAAAAACTTCATCAAGAAAGCGCAACCACCTGATTGAATCAACACCTCCATGTATGCCCAAGCCCACATTCAGAATAGACTTGATACCCATATCCTTGACTGCCTCGCGAATTTCGTTCCACCCATAGCCAAGCATGACTTTCTTCCACTTGTCGAAATCTACCTCTTTTCTCTCAATCATTATATGCTCCGAAGTATTGCTCGTTCAGACTCAAAATGTCCGATGGTATTGATTTTATTCTTTCTCTCACTTCTGGAGCCTTATACCTATCCAAAATCTTCATCTTGGACGGATTGGTCCTGAAGTCCAGTTTGTCGAAGCTACTTCCTCCTCCACTCCCCATGATGTATTCACGCCCCGCATCTGTAAATGGAACTGAGGCACCAAGCATCGCGCACACCTCTTCGAATATAGTGCGACGATAATCTAAGTCTATATGCCATTTCGGAAAGTTCACAGTCACACTTTGGTCACCAAACGTCTTATGTCCAAGTGCGTGAAGAATATAGTCCTTCCATACTGCAAATAGCTTGGAGTGTCCGATATTCCCATGTTTGAGAATACTAGCAAAGTGATTTTTGATATCGCGAACCACGATTACACGAGGAAGATTAGGACATGTGGGGGTATCAATCCTGCCCTCAAGGCCAACTCCTAGGAGATTGATAGGGTCGGCAAGCGGCCTTTTAACGTGTTGCTCTCCGTTCGCATACCACACTTTGAGATGGGCGCTAGGGCCGTAGTTATTCAAAAACAGTCCGAGCCCTGGGAATTGGCAGAATAACCAGTGAGATACTCCGTGCTGGCCGCACCTGGGATAGCCTAGCACAGCAAGTGATTTCTTGTGCTCCAGCCCTGCTATCTTGCTCATTCTGCCGCCCTCTGCTCAAGGAACTCAAGCACCTTGTTGACGCTAAATTCGATTGACTCGTGCTCTGTGTTGATTATCAAATCGGGGCTAGCTGGCTCCTCATAAGGTGCGCTTGGGTGAAATCCCGTAAGGTCCTTAATCTCGCCATCCATTGCTTTTTTATACAGACCCTTTGGGTCTCGCTTGGCGCACACACCAACCGGGCACTTGACGTAAACCTCGATGTAGTTGTCGCACAACTTTCGCGCATAGTCTCTTTGGCACTTGAATGGGGAGATGAACGAGGCCAGCACGATATGGTCGATTGCCAGGTAGCTCGCCACATGCACCGCTCGCTTGTTGTTCTCGTCCCTGTCGTCCTTAGAGAATCCAAGGTGCTTACTAAATGTAGCCCGCGCAACATCTCCGTCAAGGCGCTTGACCTGCAACATCTTTGCCTGTAATTTCGCCGCTATGGCATCTGCTAGAGTCGTCTTGCCCGACCCACTCAGACCTGTAAACCACACCACAACTCCGTCAGTAGTAACGCATTCACGACCAAAATTCACGCTATTCCACGCCCTTTCATGGAGATAATACAACAAGGACTTTACCACCACATCCACTCCTATGAGTGCCGTAGCAATACCCCATGAGCCAGTAATGGCCCCACCGATGATAAAGAGTGCTAACGTGGCCCAGAGTCGCCATGAGATTGTTTTGACTATTGACCTTTTGGAAGTTTCAACCATTTCCACTCCTCACATTCCATGCTATATACTTCGTCAATGTGCTTTATATCCTCTTCACTCAACTCTTTCATATATGCCTTAGTTTCGTAGTAGTGCTTCTTGCGCTCGAACATACCGTTAGAAGTGCGGCCTTTGTAGTGCTTTGCAATGTCAATGCATATGCCGCCGGAAGTGAGGGGAACTCCATACATTTCAACTATACTTCGAAGAATTTCGCGTGGGTGACCCATCATATCATCGTGCTGGATGTTAACCCAGTTTGGAACTATCGACTCGATGGTTCTAAACGTCTCTAATACATGATTGCGCATAGCTATCATGTCGCTAAAGTCGAAACCTTCTACACCCCAAGGCTCACGCATGGCCCGCGTTACGGAAAGCCCGCTCCTGATTACTCCATGCGTTTGACCAGTCATAGAGCAAATCCAAGCCCATATGTTCTTATGAATGTGTAGGAATAGCGTATCGCTCCAGTCTCTTTCTCTAAGAAACCTCAGATTCACACCATGCTTACTCCCGTGCTTACTCCCAACCTCTATATCGAAGTTGGCAGCACATAGTCGTTGAAGTATGTTTGTCCCACTACATTGTAGTCCAAATACCTGGATATACTTAATCATCGCCTTCCGATTCTTCCCGCTCACCAACCATCTTCTTTGCAAAATCGTAAAGCTTCATATCCCACTCATTGTAGCCAAGCACCAATTCTACGTCCTTCTTAGGAAGGTTTTTCACTTTATGATTCTTTGTTTTGTTGTCATGTCCTAATCCACCTAGGCCATAGTCAGCCCTAAGTCGTCTAGCAAGCTTCCCTAGATTATCTGTGAACCCCACATACTTAACAAGCTCAAGATTCCTAACTGCATCGTCATAGTGACATTCATGAATGGGCCCATGGTAGAGTAATCCAAGACCACACAGTTGCCGAACAGCCAAATTCTGCACATTCCAAGCACAAAGCTGCTCCATAAACTCAGCAAGCGGAGGCTTCTTCTTTGGAGCCTTTCTGTAATTATATGCAAACTTACTAAATACTCTTTCCGCTGGATGACGCAATATGGTTACATACTCACAACTGTCTGGATTATACTGATGAATGCCATATGGAATATGTCCAAGTAGTGCTTTTCTTTTCCGTTTACGAGCCATCTCCATTCGTTCTTTCAAGTCGCTTTGATGCGAAACAATCATCGGATTAAGCACACTCATCATGCCTCTTAGTGAAATTCCGCCAGTTTTCGCTATGTGGATGAAGATAAGCATTACCTATCTTCTCTCTCCCCACGAACGAAGTGATACGTAATACAGTCACCAACGAGATAGTTTGGAATTCCAGCATGCTGATATTTGTCATGAATGATGACATCGCCAGTTATCCCACCAACGATTGTGGGCATTGGACCGAACTTCTTCCAGTATTTCCTGTCCTGCAACCAGCTACATCCATCAGTCCTAGGAGGTCCGTTAATCATCCTAGTAGGTTTCTTCCAGTGCTCTAGGCACTCTAGAATGGTATATGGTCCAGGCTTCACTATCTCCTCACAAAACTTAACGAACTCGTCTTCCTTGTAGGTGTCATATGTGAGCCCAAAATCGCGGCAAAAATGTCTGGAGCCAGGGTGACTAAGCATGGACTCTACGGTCTGCGCCTGTAGGATTGCATCTCCTTGGAGGTCGTTGTAGCAATCGAGTATGGTAGCGAACGAACCTGGGAACCAAGTCTGGTCACTTCCACCACGGAAAACTAGTGGATGCTCGCCAAGTGTGTAGCCCAAGTTCCAACAGTCATAGAGGCGTTTGATGAAAGGCTTGCTCGGGTCCTCGTAGTGTAGATGATACTTGATGTCATGCTGCTCACAAATAGCAACAAGCTCGTCTGTTACTGCTTGGGGAATCTTCGCATTGTAGTAGATGATGACGTTAAACGTCCACACGTCTCGTGTAAGTCCAGCGTTGCGTAGGACATTGTCTACATGTCCCCTAAAGAGTCCAGGGTCTCTACCAATAATCGTATAGTAATCCATCGTTAACATACTAATCCCCGCTTCCAGCCATACATACATGACTGCTTCGTGTCCCTTATTCCAGTATATCTTACCTTAAACCCAAACTGTTCCATTTCATCCCTCATAACGGACCCAGAAAGGTGCTGGTCTCCCAGTGGGAATTTCTTGTTTTGGTTATTGTCGTATGCCTTACCCCACGGAAGATGGATAACAATAATCTTGCCGAGCTTATCTAACTTGGCGAAAGTATCCGCCCACTCATCCCTATTGATATGCTCGGGTCCATGGGACCATAGAATAAGGTCAAATGGTCCTATGTCCAACTCGTCAATCTTGCGAACATCTCCAAGATGACACTTGTCGATGTATTCTCGGTTTGCTCCCTTGACGGCCCTCATCTTTTTAATTCGGCTCGCAACCAACTCTAGGTTTTCAAATCTATTTATGTCGAAAAGCCAGTTGTATACCTTGAGCCACTTGATGGTTTCCCCATGCTCTCCCAGTCCCACATTCAGCAACGAATTGATTTCTGGAACCGCTGTAGCAATCTCCTTATACATTTCAGCAAACCCCACCCCTTTGCCTATGCCTCTTTTTGGATTAGACTTTGGTGGAAACTTCTTGTGTGCGTTATCCCAACATTTCGCGAATATCTGAGAGCGCATAAGGATTTTCTTTACTTCTGCCGGGTCTAACAACATTGAAATGCTCCAGTATGAATGGGTCAAGTATAGGAATGGAGCTTCCAAGCTCTACCCTGTTGAAATATCTTCTCTTGCCATCAAGCCTCTTTACAAGGTTCTCGACAATGCGCTCCGAACTCTTACCATCTCCTAGAGTAAAATCTTCATTGAGCGTGCCAGTCAATGCTAGCTCCGTAGCTTCTTCAATCGCACTACTGTATGGGCTACTCATAAACGTGATGCCAGACTTAAATGTCTCTGGCCTTTCTGTTGCTTCTCTCGTTACAACACATGGAGTCCCAAGTAGCGCCGAAACCTCCTGGTTGGTTCCGCTGTCAGTATACTCAATCATCGCATTGGCCTCAAGGCGAATGAAATCGAAAAATCCCAATGGAGGCATTGTGTGGAAGTGTTGCGGATACTTGATTCCTAGCTTCTTCAGTCTCGGCATCTCAATGAGTATTACCGGAATTCCAAGTTTCTTGGTTGTCTCTCCTACAGTTCGGATAATTCCCTCTGCCATTCCCTTTATCTCTACGTGCTCATTCCTATGCAACGTCATCAACGCATACTCGCCAGGTTTGCATGGAAGTGGCGCAATTCCCTTGTGCATCCAATCCAATTTATCTCGGTGTTCATTCACCACATCGACAATTACATTTCCAACAACCTCAATCCTAGTTGGCTCAACGCCTTCTCTTACTAGGTTAATCTTGTAGTCATGCTGATACACATACAGGATATCACTTACTCTATCAATCAAAACTCTGTTGCGCTCCTCTGGCATCTTCCAGTTAAAAGAACGCATACCTGCTTCGATGTGTGCGATAGGAATACCCATCTTTAGCGGAGCTACGCATCCAATAGTGGCGTTCGCATCTCCTAGGAACAAACAAACGTCTGGTTGAAGCTTCTCAAGCTCTTGCCCCAATTGCATAATCAATTGGCTATGCTGCCCAAAATGACTATCGGCCCTAGTTTGCAACTGAATGTCTGGGCGTGGCACGCCTAACTCATCAAAGAAGATGTCACTCAGATTATGGTCATAGTGCTGACCTGTATGTAGGAATGTAGCCTCTACGTTTGGATGCTCCTTAAGCAACCTCAAAACAATTGATGTCCTAATGAAATCTGGGCGGATGCCCAGAACTACTGCAACCTTGTGCATTTAACCCTCAAATTCGGCGCATATCCCGTTCGTATTCCGCCATCTCTTCTATCATTCCTGCGAAGTCTTGCGGAATAACCAAATCATTCAATCCTCTCTCCGTCCTTAGAGAGCGGTTGATACCAATGTCTGTTTCGTGCGGATTTACCTTAATTTCGAACCCGAACTGCCTAATGATTTCTGATACCAACTCAAACTTGGTAACATCAGAAGAGAATACGTGAAATAGGCTAGGCTCATACAAGTCTTCAAATATGATGTCATAAATGATGCGCCCCAACTCAAGTGTCGTCACTCCGTTCCAAACGTGGTTCGTGAACCCGTTTATCTCTTTTCCATCTTGGCTTCTCAGCCACTCCAATAGGCTCCGACTTCTGCCGCCAAACTCCGGACCAATGATGCTTGTCCGCAACACCATGCAGTCATCTGGTTCACCCAAACTCTTGGACTTGCCATACGAATCTAATGCATTGTGCTTGTCGGTTTCCTTGTATTCACCCCTCCAGCCGTCATAGACGCAATCTGTCGTAATGTGAACAATTCTCGTATTTGTTAGTGTTCCCCACGTTGATAGTTGACGCGGGAAGATAGCATTTGTATAGATAGCATTCGCCACATCCGTAGGATTCGCAAACATTGGCTTAATCGCACCAATGCAGTTGATGACATAATCAACTCTGAACCCTAGTAGCGTCGAAAGCTTAGTTCCTATCTGATTGAGTGTCCTTGGCTCAATAACCAACGCCTCTCTTCCGTAGGCATTGATATCCATGTAAGTCCCCACGGACTTTGACTTGAGCGTATGTTCTACCATATGCCCAAGCATTCCAGTTCGACCCAATATCGCTATCTTCATCTGTTTTCCACACCAAAGATGATGTTGATGTCTTCGTCTGAGACTTTCATTCTGTGGTCGTCCTTCTTCACTTCTTCGAAGCTAAGAGTAGAATAAACGAGCATTCTGGTATCTTCCTCAAGCGTTACGGTTCCGTTATACCAACCTGGTGGAATCCAAATAATGCCTGGCTTCCTATCGCTTAGTGTCGCTACTGTAACCTCGGCTGGATTGTCCATCCTTCTGGCTGCAATCTTGGCTGTCCCCTTAATCACATGGATACCAGTCCAGCCCTTTTTGTGTCCGTGCCATGCACGAATCAGTCCAGAATTCCAATTCTGGATTACGTAAGTTCTGCTGATATCAAACTGTATCTCGTGGTTTCCGATGTTGTCTACTGGACAGTAAACACTACCTCTATCATCAACATACAATGGAAAGTATACGACTTCTGGCTGCCTATCCACTCATCACCTCTCCTACATATTGTGCGTTGTGGAATCTCTTGTCCCACACGTCAGCTATTCTGCCCTCATTCATGACCTTAATCATTTCAGAGACTCCAGTATGCACTGATATGCCTGCGATAAATCCACTATTCTTCGCCTTGGCATTGTCAACTCTATAGTTTCTCAAGTCCTCAAACTTCATATCAGTTCTGGTAATGTCACCCTTACCGGCACACAGAATGATACGTTCTGCTAGGTCAATGATTCTCATGTTCGACCTTGAAAGCACCCATGTTCCATTGTCGGGCAACACTGCTGCTTGCGCGAATATCTGGCCAGCATCACGGACATGAAGGAGCGGCCTCCATTGCTCTCCACCGAATACAGTCAACGGCTTACCTTGCATTACCCTATATGTAAGGATGTTCGCCACAAGGTCGCACCTAATCCTGGCATGCTCGGTGCTCAGACCAAATAGAGTGCCCAGGCGGAAAATCGCGTGAGATGGAACCTTGCTTACTGCGGCCTCAGCATTTAGCTTTGTCCCTGCATACAAACTAAGAGGATTGGTGGCACTCTCTTCGTCTAAGAGGTCATTGTTAGCTCCGTAGACGCTGCACGTTGAGGCAAATATCATTCGCACACCGAACTTGGTGCAGAGGTGAGCAATCCTATTGGTTGCCAATTCATTTACATCGACCGTGAATGCCTGATTTACCTGACATGCGCCATCGCCAACGATTCCAGCCAAGTGAACTAGTGAGTCGTAATTCTCACTTTTCATACAAAGACGCATGAAGGTATAGTCAGTGATATCGCCACGAATGAATTTAACACCACGACGCATATACATTCCGCCATACATGAGGTTGTCCAAGACTGTGACCTCGTGACCATCATTGACTAGATGTTCAGCAACACAATCTCCAATATATCCCGCCCCACCCGTTATGAGTATCTTAGCCATCTCCACCCGCCTTTATGTGTCGTAGAAAGTAAAGCGTCTTCCTTGTTGGATAACAGTTCGAAAGTGCCTTCTTGTCAAGGGGTAAACTTATTACACAAACAGGTCCACCACAATAGCAGACCTGTTCGCTTAAAGGCATTATCTCTTTACAATCAGCACACTCTCTAGCCCAAAAGGTGCTTTCTGAAGAACCATGCACAAATCAAAACTCCTAGTATCTCAAAAACCATAAGTGGATAGTATGGATTGATGTTAATTGGCTCACTTTGCTCTTCATAGATAAAGGCGAGTCCTCTTTCATCCAAACATGCTTTAATGTCTGCTGCTGGCACATACTCGCACCAGTTGGCCAAAGGAACGTCATTTCTGGTTCTCATGTGGAGCATCATCATTCCATTCTCCGTTGGAACCATTAGTCTGATGTTGCCGTGCATCTGTCCAAGTCCAAGCCTCGTAACGATTCCAGCGAGTTCTTGGTCCTGACTCCAGATTCCACCTCCACTATTACCTCTCCATACGGCTAGTCCTGCCCTGGCTAGTCCACCAACATCTGAAGATGCTCGACCTTCTGAAATGTTTGGGTCCGACCCACTAGTGCATCCGATGGCAAATACTCTTTCACCAAACTCAACGTCTGTTAGATGAATGTCGCTCTCTGGTGGATTTGGAACTTCTAGGACTGCAATGTCGTTGCCAGCATACGTTCCACAAAATACAACGGAAGCGGACTGAATGTCTGCCACAGAGCCAAAGAACTCTACATCAAGATTCTTCTCCTCTGGGTCTAGTCGCTCGTTCATGTTGATATCGACACAATGCGCTGCTGTTAGGATGTATCCTGTATTAAGTGTTACGCCTGTCCCATAAATCGTTCCTTGTGGGTGTGTCATTGTAACGCGGCACGTTGAGTGATACGCGCCCCACACAGAATCCTTCACAGCAATGTTTGAGGGCTGTGGCCAGAAGATGACCATTGCGGCAATGAGCCATCCTACTAGAACGGTAAAGGCAGTAAGCAAAAGTGTCTTTCTCATCATTTCAAACCTTACTAGCTATGGGTAGCTTAAAAACATCGTTGGCTGAATGTAGTGGCAAAGGATAATTAAACCAATCTTGTCTTGACCTCATTACACTTAGGCCACGCTCATTGATTAGTCTATCCAGCTTCCATCCATCTTGGCCATGCTTCTTGTATAGCTGATACTTATACAGAATGTCCTCGTCTGAGGCAAATCCATAATGAAGTAACTGTAGCTTAGTAAAGCCCTCATTGTCTGTCATACCAATAGGATAATTCGTAAGGTGAAGTCCCTTTTGGACCTTAAACTTCAATCCTTCCGGCGGAATACGCCAAAGTCTGTTAAAGACTACATCGTTGTATGAGTTGTCCAGTCTATAGAAACACGGAGAACGCCAAAGGTTGACGGTATGAAATGCCCAAGAGTCGAATTCTGCGGTTTCGCACAACTCTCTAACACCTCCGTCTTCACCAGCCTTCTCAACTACCTCATCACAATCAATACGCCAAACCCAATCCGCACCCATGTCACGAATCATATCAAGCTGCATCTGCTTGTGTTCTAGTTCATTGGCAAAATCGTTTACTTCTCCCGAGATGACTTCTGCGCCAAACTCACGATACACGTCAACAGACTTATCTGTAGAACAATCGTCATAAACACATATGTCATCACAATATCGACTTACGCTTCGTAAACATCTATAGAGGTTTCCTTGTTCAAGCTCATTGAATGCCTGTATCATTGCTACAATTTTCATTAACTAACTCCACCAGCCTTTTATCATAAACCATGGTAGTGGGTCCATGTGGTCCAGCATCAAACCACACGGAGCTGATATCAGCCAGTCGCAATGATTCTTCGTCTATAAGACGAGCGAGTGCTCTACCTGATTGGCCATGTTTCCTGTAGTTGAAATACTTGTCTAGGATAAACGAATCCTTGACAAATCCATAGTGAATCACCTTTAGCTTTGCTGTGTCTCTACCAATTATACCCTTCGGAACCAAGTCTTGGTGCAATCCTTCTTGCGGCTTGTAGTGTAACTCCGAAGTTAGCCTCCAAAGTCTACAAAATAGACCCTTGTTCCACAGTTCATCCACGCGATAGTATCGGTCTGTCCTCCACAAGTTGACGTTGAACAGATTGTAGGCTCCACGCTTGGCAGCCTCACACAATTCACGAACGCGCCCCTTCTCGCCTCTAGCTTCGATGACCTCATCTACATCGAGCCAGATTACCCAGTCTGTGCCGATTTCTCTGCATTTACTGAGAGCTTCCGCCTTGTGCTCCATTTCGTGCTTAAAATCATTCTTCTGTCCATGGATGACGTGAATTTCTTTCAGTCTAACACCACACATACTGAGACTTTTCTTACACATCTCAAGATATCCGACACTACCATCAGTCGAGCAGTCATCATACATAACAAGAGCATCACAGTATTTAGCGATGCTCCTTATGAAACGACTCAAATTGGTCTGCTTGTCCCACCCAGCTTTCGTGTGTTCGTTGAACATTTGGGCCATACATGTTAGTTTCATCTAACCTCTTCCCCTCTTAGTCTTCCCACAATGGTTGCAAGTTTACGAGCATAGAACTCATAGGAAAGAAAGCCTACGCCAGCCCTGCGGCTGACCGATGGTGCCAGAATGGTATGTAGGATGCTTGCCAATTCATCCGTGGCGTTTGGCGGAAACAGATAGTCCACCGGAAGGTCTGCACCACACCAGCCGACATTTGCTGCGATGATAGGAATGCCCTTGGCATTTGCCTCAATCACGCTCATTGGGCCGCCCTCCCACAAGGAAGGAATTAGGAGGTAGTCAATCTTGTCATACTCTTGGGCGTAGCCTTCTGGATATGACAGGTTTGTATCTCCAAGGTCAGTGACCTCCATGCCAAATGCTTCCATCTTTTCAACGACCGGACCCCAGTCATTGCCTACAAAGTGCCACTTGAATGAGTCAAGTATCCACATATGTTTGTCAAGCATCTCTGACATGAAATGGAATCCCTTACCCTCATACTTACCACGCTGGAAAATTCCGATAGTGGGCTTCTTCAAGTAGAAACCTTCTGGAATCTCACCAGGGTAAATGAGGTCCATCTTGGACTCCGGATAGAACTGCTTGAACACATCATAGTATCTAGTGCATTTGTGAACTATGAAATCAAGCTTGAGCCAATGTGGCTGAATGTGCTTTTGGTCATTCTCATGTAGATGGGTAAAGTAGCCAATATCAAGAACTGAAGTGGGTCCGCGATAACAGTTCTGGATATCTACGTAGTAATTGGCTGCACAGTCTACCCTTGGGACATGGGACAATCTCCAGCGAATTCCTTCTTTGATTGTTCCATTATGCGGCTGTCTAGTGTGCAAGTCTTGCCTGTTCCCAGCCTCTACAATTCGTTCGGCTATCTTCTGAAGAATCCAGCCTGATGATACGGTTACGACATTTATGTGCATGATAACCCCGTGTGAGCTAGTCGTTTCCAAAAAGCTCTTTTGCAAGAGCCTTACAATCATCAGCAGCGGACTTTTCTTCTGCCGCCCTGTTTCCAGTAATTTGACCACCATGAACTCTGAATGCTGACAGTATGGAGCCATTGACCACAGCAAATTGGGTGTGCTGTGCTGCTCTCACTGTCCAATGGAAGTCTTCACAAATTCTATCCCAGTATGGTCCAGTCTTGTCCCATAGCGCCTTTGTATACAAAAACGCCATCCCGACATCGTATCCTTCTATAAGGTCTTTGCCAGTCTGTGGTTGAGCATGTAGAACATCTCGCAGCTTCATGCCATCTTCGCGCATGAAACAGAAGTCGCCATAAACAAGCTCAATTGACTCCTCAGCCTTAATCTCAAGCGTTTTCATTGCGTCTACTAGAGTGAGAAGGAAGTGCGGGAAATAGATGTTGTCGTCGGAAACCCATGTGCAGTATTTACCGCGTGCTCTTTCGTGACCATGGTTTAGCGCACTGCCAGTGCCACCGTTCTCCTTCTTGTAGTAGCGCAAGTTGCGGAAAAATGAGAAATGGTCTACGACCTTCTTGGTGTTGTCGGTGCTACCATCATCCACGACAATGATTTCAAAATCGCGGAATGTCTGCGTGACAAGGCTATTGAGTCCCTGGGCTAAGAACTTCTCTCCATTATACACTGGTAGCACTATGCTGATAAGCGGCTCTTTACTATCTAGTTCTATTGTCTTCATATCACACCTTAATCACATTGATGAATGGTTTCATTCTTTGCCATGGCCCCATCATAAATAGCACGATAGTTGGTAGTGCCTCTTCGGCATACACAAAGTCCGTCTTCCAGTCGGCAAACTCCTTGTCCTCATATGTTTCCTCATACTCATCATAAATGGGTAAGCCCTCAACCGGCATGGGATGCAGCCCTGGATAGGAAAGGATTGTATTGCGCTCCTCTGTGTGCTCCATGAACTCTACGAACTTTTCATCAAACTTATCAGATGCGTTTGTTCCATCTTCCAGGTCAAACTTTCCAAGCTCTGACTTGTAGAAATCTCTCTTCATCTCATGGAACTTCTTGCCCTTAGCGTGTCCATAATGATAGATGTATAGGTCTACCATTGTGAATCGCTTTGGCTGATAGCTAGCATCGAAATACGTGCATCTACCATCTGGAGCAGTTACCACTGGATGCGTGTGGTATCTCATGCCTGGCTGGTAACGAATGATTCTCTGGTGTTGAGGTTGCCATTCTGGATGTGGGGCCTTTACGTGCCTAATGTCTCTGTAGAAATGAAGAAACGTAGGAATAATCTCAGATGCATCGGGACGCGACTTAATGGCCTCGCGGACCCTATCAATCTCCCCTTCGTGATAGAACTCATCGCAGTCAACAATGAATAGCCATTCGCCTTCCTTTGAGTGGTCTATGAACGTCTGCTTTTGTTCTTCAAGGCTCTTAAAGAATCTCTTCGCCTGGAATAGTTCGATTTTGTTATCTGGGTCTGGAAACGCTCGTATGATATCGAGTGTTCTGTCCGTAGAATGACCTTGCACTGTGCTATCCGGACGGCCCTCAACAGCCCCTTCGACAACTCGGATAATATCAAACTCATCGTAGTTATTCCTTAGATTGGCTTCAATCCAACCCTCCTCATTGTGTGCGGCAAGACACTTGACAAGCACTGGTTCATACTTTGGCACATTGACTGTGCTAAGTATCTGTGTCATTTGCTTTACTGGAACTTGAGGCATGTTCATAGCGCCTCCTCGATTTTCTTCACTGTATTGGCCCACGTAAATTCATTCACAGTATCATTCAAGCCTGGGAATCCCATTGCAACTTCGTGGTCTTGCTTAATCTTGTGCGCTCTGCGCATTTGATGGACTAGTTCGTCTACACTGAACTTGCACCAGTTTCCATTACCGTGGAACCAAATACCGTCTTGTGCGGATTCCATGCCGTCAGGCTCCACAAGGAGTGAGTTTGCATCATTCAAGAATTCCGTATGGCCACTGTAGTTGGTCGCAATACTAGGCACACCACACGCCATCAACTCTAGAATTTCTAGGTTCCAACCTTCGGCATGAGATGGGAAGACACCAAAGTCTACCTGGTTGAATAGCACCCTCAATTCCGCTTGCGTGTTCATCCTAGATAGAATCTTGATTTTGCTACCCATCTTAGAAGAGATATACTTCCTCTTCCATTCCTCATTGCCACCAGATGAACGCAAGAACGGATTGTCATTCAACATCCATAGCTCTACGTCGTCATCAGGCTCAAATGCCATGTTGAAAGCCTTAAGCAATTCCTCGTGACCCTTTCTCTTTTCCCACTTTCCAATGTTGATGAAGATTGTAGACTCATGAGTCCAGTATGGACGATGCTTACGAGCTTCTTCGTCACGATAGAAAATCGTTGGGTCAACTCCTAGAGGGATAACATGGACGGGAATATCGAATTGTAGCGCAGGAGGCGGCGAAGACTGAACAACATCCCTTGCCCATTGCGAGCATACGAAGATGGCATTCAAATTCTGAAGGTGATGAAGCTCAATTTCATTGAAAGTATCAAGCTCGAAAATTGGCCAACCGATTCTCTTGCCTGCGCCTGGGAACATATCAAGTTGGTTCTGGTGCCAGATGCGAATAGATGGAGCCTCCACATTATACGTCCTGGCATTCTTGATGGTTTCATCAATGATTTTCTGGGCGTGTGGGTCTCCACTCCATTCTGGCTTACCAATCGGCCAATAAGACACAGAGTGTCCAGCGTTGTATAGATGCTTGAGCGTATTGTATCCAACAACTCCATATCCCAATGGATTGGTAGGCGCTACAAGATTAACGAACATCAGTTCACCTTCTTCCATTGGTTGTAGTATTTCAAGATTGAATCTCTGAGCCTCGGGCCAATTAGCTCATTGCTAAAGCCCTCAACTCTTTCCCTAGCAGCCGCTTGCATCTTTGGCCACATAGCCCACTCACCAACATCTCTATGCTGCCATAGGTCAAAGGCGTTCCTCATTGCTGCTTTCAAATCACAAACATGAGGCTCTCTCCAGTTATCAGCGGCGGTATACATAAACTCATGCGGGTGAGGCATATCACAAACTGGACTGCTATTTGAAGCAACCAGCCAGCCACATTCATGGTTCACGAAGGCGGCAGGGCCAGTGTGGTCTGTAGCAATCACAGGGAGGCCGTAGCCTAATGCATCGAAGTGTGGGACTCCCCACCCCTCTCCTCTTGATGGAAGCGCGTAGCAATCCGCAGTGGCATATAGCCTCTCGATGTCTTCGTGGGACATCACTTCATGGATGAGTTTGATTGGTGGATAATTCTTAAGACGCAATATCCCCTTCATGGCATTGATAATTGACAGAATTCTATTGTTTTCCTGCACACCATCTTGTGGCCCCATGTAAACCTTGAGGATAAGAACTACTGGGTCCTCTCTAGTAAACTCAGTAAAGTATGCCTTTAGAAGTGGGTCCATTCCCTTCTTCTTCGAATACTGCAAGATAGACAAAAACTTGAAGCTATCGTCAGCCCCAGGAAGAACGAATGGCTCTACTTTCTTCTTATACTTGGTCATGTTGAACGAGTATGGAACCACTACGATTGGCTTAACAACACCACTCTTCTGTGCGGCAATTCTGTTCTGTTCAATTGGCACAAGAACCAAGTCCATTTGATTCAGCATATCAACCCACTGCTTAGGAATCCTATCGGTTTCCCAGCAGAATGCGTTAATGTTGAACACTCCATCCTTACGCTCAGTCTCGTTTGGCGTAGTTTGCTGAATAACAATGTCTACGTCCTGCGTGTCCCTGTTCGCAAGTTTCTTCTCACGCTCACTTCTCTTGTATTCTCCACCATCGTATCTTAGGTCTCTGGTGACGAGATGCATTCCAGCAATATCAAGAGCCCTAACGTAATTCCTGGCAGCTTCAGCATATCCACTGAAGTCCAAAAGTGGGCCCACATATAGAGTTTTAAGCATCAGACTATCATCCCCGGCATAGTATTTGTGGAAGAAACACCAGTAGATGTATCAACCTCTATGCCTCTAAGAGCCAAGCTCCGTGTCCATCTAACTTCCTCAAACTTGTTCCTGGCATTTACTTGGTCACGGAAAAACGCCTCAACATTGTCCCTGGGAGTTCCACCCTTAAGACCACTCATCCAGTCATTCATCCCCTTCTCTTCTGGCTCACGACCAAGGATGTTCGTGTAACACCATCTGACGAAAAGCTCATCTGAAATATCGCCCGATGGCCTCTTTGCTGTTACTGACTCAAACTTTGGAGGCTTGTCCCAAGTTGCGCTTCTCTCAAAAAGCTCAATGTCATTGAGGATTCTCTCAATCTTTTCTCCTGTAAGGTCCCACGAATGCATGCGCTCTGCGCAAGCCCTCGCCTGTGTGGCCAGCTTCTTCCGCTTATTCTCATCAAACGCCAACAGTTCCATCTTGTTAGCCATATCATCAATGTCTGGCAGAGCCCTAATCGCCTCTGTCTCTGCTTCGTGATATAGACGCTGAACCTTGATTGGCAATCCACCACCATTCTCTACATGGTCTTCCATCGCGGAGTAGTTCTGATACAAGCCAGCAATTCCACAAGCCTTTGATTCCATGATTGGAAGTCCCCAGCCCTCACAAATGGCCGGATGGACATAAATGTCTATGATATTGAATAGTTCAATCAGGTCTTCTTCCGACACTCCACTGTGGGTGCTCGGCATATGTGCGGCCATCTTTCCACACTTCCTGCACGCAGTAGCGCCCTGTGGAGTAGATGGAGCAAACCAATGAACATAGACATAGTCACAAGCATCGCACTTATAGGTGAAGAGCGTGTGTCTTTGAAGATTGAAATGCTGCACCAGATGCGGAATATTCCACCCCATATCTGGCCAACTGGTGTGGCAGAATAGCGCACTGTGTTGAATCCTGAGAGCATTAAACTCCTTCGCATCCAGCTTACCACCAGCCTGGACCTTCTTCTTAATCCTGGCTATCTTCTGTGGGGTGACCCACTTCCTGCGCAGTTGTGCATATGCGTGGAACAAGTCTGGATAGAGCTTACGCTTTTGATTTCTCATCACTGTGCCAAACACAAGTAGGGTTGGCTTAAGAATAAACTTGTCCCTAATCTCCGTGTGTGGAAGTGGCTTCCATACGTCAAGATTGACACCGGGGGAGGTAACGTCTGCCACCTCGATGCCATCTGCTTCTAGGACACGTTTGCCGTAGCGACTGTATGTTGAGATTGCGTCGGCCTGTTTGAAGATTCCCTTCACCCACTGCTTCTTTTGTGGTTGAGAATCTACGGTTGGCATTAGATAAAGCTTGAAGTTGCCACGGAATCTGGAAGCCTGTAGGTGTTCTACCATCCAGGGGTCGCGTGGGTCGAAAACAATATCTGGCTGGAAATCAGCTAGGATTGCATCAATCTTATACTTGCCAAACTGGTTTTGTGGGTGGCTGTCGTAAATCTTCTTCTCGCCCTCGTTTAGCGGAAGAATACCATAGAATTTCCATGGCAACTTCTTACTCTCAGGACATACTGGCGGAGCATACGAACCAACTTCTGCAAGTTCATACTTTCCGGTAGCATGGAGCCTCTTTAGAAGCTCTCGATTGAAGATTGAAAATCCCGTAGCTAGAAAGCTGGCTTCGCCAGATATTAGAATTCTTTTCTTAGTGGGACTCGTCATGCGCGTCGTAACTCCATTGCCTTATCCTTAGCAACTCCTCAAGCTCCTCAATAGTCATCTTGTTGCAGCCTAGGAGTTTTTCCTTACCAAACCTTTTAAGCTTCTTGTATTTGAGCAGTAGGTTGAACACCTGAGAATTCAGTGCAAAGGGCTTATGAAGTTTTGCCAGTTCACGAATCATCTCATTAGTAACGCACCTATACAGATAGCCCCTAAGATTGCTCCTAACTGTCCTCTTGTTTTTGAGTCCATTAAGCAATCCTATGTATCCTGCCTGTCGAGCATCTTCCCTTAGCCCCTCTGGGATATGCCTTATGGCTACATTGATGATATCCTCGTGGTCCATATGAACTCCAGTATTAGATTCGGGGCAGCCGAAGCTACCCCGAACCCCTGTCCTATTTCAGAATGGCAGGTCGCTGCCACCAGCATTTGCTGGCGCTGACGCTGGAGCGGAGTCAGGCTGTGCCTGCCCCTGGCCAGCATCCTGGTTAGCATCCTCGCCGGGCTTATCCTGACGTGGGCGCTCTGCCTGAATTTCACTGGCGTAAATCTTCAGCTTGCTTCTCTTCTGACCTTCCTTGGAGGTCCACTCGTCAGTCTCAAGCTGGCCTCTGACCATAACTGGAGTGCCCTTCTTGACGTATTGCGAAGCATAGTCGGCTCTTTGATTCCAAACCTCACAGTCGATATATGTGGCCTTTTCATCATATGTGCCATCACGCTTCTTGATTCTACGGTTAGAAACAAGCCTGAATGTGGCAACGCGAGATTCTCCAACGCTCTTCAACTCTACGTCCTTAACTGCACGCCCTAGGAAACGAACTTCATTGAGGTAAAACATTACACTTCTCCTTACAAATATTGAACCAACTACGGTCCATGTGGCTTGATTATAGGCTGCTGAAAATCAAAGTAAAGCCCAAATCAAAGGTGGTCAATTGCCCTGACCAAAAAGCTGTCCCGGTCTTTCTTACCAGTAATCAGCACAGGCTTGCCTTCTTCGATAATCCAGCCAATCCTGTTGTAGATACTAGAGAATACCACTACTGAATCAATCATGTAGGTTTCATCAGATACGGTCAGGAAGCACATTTCATTGTGATTCTTGTCCTTAATCTTACGAACCTTCTCGATTACGACACCGATACAACCATCGGTCTTGTTTCTAAGTTTGCCCATGTTTTTGAGCTTGATGTTCACTCTTGGGTTGTAATGGAGGTCTACTAGGCTTCCAGATAGTGGAATACCGAGATAATACTTCTCCCATGCAATGCACATCTTCTTTGGTGTGCCGCCAAGTTCACGGGCAACCTCTCCAATTGCTTCCTTGATTCTTGGCTTTCTCGACTTGTTTGGAACCTTTGAATCCATCAGGTTATTCAGGGCCTCATTAAGTGAGGACCCATCATCTAGCTGACTGAACATAAAGTCTCGCTCACGCTTTGTGAGAATACCGAAGACCTTATACCACGACAAGAGCCTGACTCTGTGTGGTGTCATGTAGTCTAAAGCACCAGATTTAATCAGTGCTATGACCACACCCTTGTTGACCTTAGTTCCTTCTCCAAATGCCTTTCTGAGAAATTCTACATCTCCCTTTGCATCTGCAATCTTCGCTAATGCCTTTAGCGCACTCTTTCCAACTCCCTTGATATGACCAAGGCCAAAGGCTATCGTAGCACCATCAACGATGTCGAAGTCGTGGTTCAACTTCTTCAGACATGGCGGCTGAACAGTGATATTAAATAGCCTAGCCTCATGCACAAGCTCTTGAATTTCTTCCAACGAATCCTGCTTACTATCAGAGTTCGTCAACATGGCCTTAAAGAACTGTAGCGGATAGTGGCACTTTGCGTATGCCGTCTTGTAACCAATCATGGCATACGACACACCATGAGATTTATTGAAGCCATAGCCACTGAACTTGGAAATCCAGCCAAAGATGGTCTCAGCAATCTCAGGGTCATGCCCTCTAGCTGCGGCTCCAGCAAGGAACTTCTCCTTTACTATGGCCATCACATCTTCTTTTTTCTTACCAACAGCCTTTCGGGCTACGTCAGCTTCCTTTAGCGAGAACCCAGCAAAGTCGGTGCAGATACGCATGATTTGCTCTTGGTAAATCGGCACGCCATTGGTGTCACAAAAGATTGGCTCAAGCACCGGATGAATATATTCCGGCTCCCATTCTCCATTCCGAACTTTGATATAGCTGTGGGTGATGGATGAGAACTCACCAGGTTTGTCTGGCTTCTCTCGATACTCGGCCTCAAGACATCCTGGCCTGATAAGCGACACAACGTCACTTAGCTCCTCAATGTCTCTAGGCTTTACTTCTCTAGCATACCTCTTTCCAAGGTTACCTTCAAGCTGAAAAACACCCTTTGTGTATCCAGTGCCTATTAGGTCCCAGGTCGGGCCATCATCAAGAGGAATTTCCGCAAAGTCTAGCTTTGTTTTCTTGGCTTTAAGCGCCAGCGTCTTTTCTCTTCTTTCCTCTGCTTCACTTTTCATCTATCCTGCTCCCAGCACTTAAAGCACCTTGGTTCATACAATTCGGCACCACCAACAGCAACCTGCTCGGTGCTCCCATCTTTCCTAAATGTCCTCGTGGCAGCATGGAGCGTTTTACACTCAGCACACACAGCCTTGAGATTTATTATGTTGTCCGCAACTGCTAGGAGAGAAGGCATTGCGCCAAATGGCCTACCTTCCGAGTCTTGTGACAGTCCAGCACAGATGACCTCGTAACCCCACGAGCATACCATTTTGGATACCAACGTCTCGAAGCTCTTCACGTCAAAGAACTGAGCCTCATCGAAGATGATAACGTCTACTGGGTGTGCTGGCTGTATCTTACGAATGATTTCAAAGCATCCACCTGGCTCATCCTTGTTCAAGATAAACGCCGGGAACTGGTGTTTGTCATGCGTAAGAATAAGGCTAGCAGACTCATACCTTGTGTCATTTGATGGCTTGAATCCAACCACCATCTTACCAGCGACAACATTGGCGAGGGCTAATGAAATCAGCCTAGAAGTCTTCCCCGCGAACATTGGCCCGTTAATGACTGTCAGCATTACTTCTCTCCAAGTTCCTTACCGTATGTCTTCTTGAACCAGTCTCCAGCCCTAACCTTCGGCATACCAAAGGTGGCACCAGGAGCTATAATCCTTCGACATAGTCCAATGCATCTGGAATCTTCGCAGTTGTATAGAATCTTCGCATCGTGTGACATTGGAAGCTTTAAGCTGTATTTGGCTTTACACCTCTCACACTTGTATACGTAGTTAGGCACAAATTACCACCACTTCATATGGAACACCATCGCCAACAATCTTATCGAGACTGACCAGCGCAAGGTGGAACTTCTTCCTGTCTCCACCCTTCTTTACTGTCACATTGGATGGTTCAAGAATATACTCGCGCAGCTTGCCTAACTCGAACTTGTAAATGTTCCTAGACTCGCCCGCCGGAACTACATAGTAGACATCGTGTGCCTTGGTCCCAAGCATACCAGTGAGCTTCTTGCCATTAGAAAGTTCAAAACAAAGGTTTCCGGTCTTCTCAGCCATGACATCGAACTTCACTTCAATGTCTACTGGCGTGCCATCAAGCCCGTTTGGGTATGACCGAATATCGCCATGCTCCTGTTCCTTCTTGCCCTCAAGTTCATGACACGTAATGTCATTGTCTACGAGGTGGTCCATCACAATCTCGACTGCTTCCTGTGAAAGTGCTAAGTCTTTCCTAAATGAGTAATGCGCCATTTTCAGTGCTCCAAGCTATTGTTTTCCTGTGCTTCCAAATCCACCATCTCCACGAAGCGTTGCATCAAGGTCATCCACTGAAGCAAACATCGCTTGAGGTGCCTTCTTCAAAACAAACTGAGCAATACGCTCATTGGCTTCAATCGCATACGGCTCTTCGGTGTTGTTGTGCAACAGCACCATGCACGGCCCGCGATAGCCAGAATCAATTGTGCCAGGAGAGTTGGCGACTACAATGCCGCGCTTTGCTAGTCCACTCCTAGAACGAACTTGTATCTCCCAGCCCTTCGGGATTGCCATGCGGAAGCCTAGCGAAATTAGCTTTGTTTCTCCAGGCGCAAGAAAGTATCCGCCCTTTTTAACAATAGCTGAGTTACCACTAGACTGGCCGGTATAGCGTCCAGACTCATTGACTGGGTTCTGGATAGCTCGAACATCGGCACCCGCATCTCCAGCATGCTTATACTCTGGCAGACTGCCGCCCTCTAGTTTTACCTTAACCAGTTCCATTGATTTCCTCCTCCATGTCACCGAGCACGTCCATAGTTTTGAGACCAAGGACATCCATTTTAACGTATCCCATACCATCAAGAGTCTCACCATCATACTCGGTGATTTTGACCTTGTCCTTCGTGTCCCACCTTAGCGGAACGCCACCATTCTCGAATGGCTCATCGGAAATAATCAAACCAGCGGCATGCTTGCCTCTACTCTTCTGGCAACCTTGTAGTTTCTTAGCAATCCTAAATAGCCTCGGATGCTTCTTTTCGTATTCCTGTAGTCTCTCAGAGTTCTCTAGTGCCTTCTCGATTGTCTTTGCCTTGAGACCAACCAAACGTGTCATTACGTTGGCGTCCTCAAAGCTCATTCCATTCTTCCCTAGCACCTTCGCAACGTCCTTCAGCACTGCCTTTGGCATCAGTCTATTGAACGTGACCATCTGGGCAACCCTATCCTCACCGAACCTATCTCGGATGTAGTTGATTACCTTTCCACGATTCTTCTTAGAGAAGTCCATGTCGATGTCAGCAAGTGAGCCCTTACGCCCAGCGTTGTAGAACCTTTCCCAAATCAAACCGAATTTAATCGGCTCAATCTCGGTGATGCTCAAGCAATAAGACACCAGAGAGCCAGCAGCACTACCTCTGCCTGGTCCCACCGAAATCCCCTCACTGCGAGCCCAACTAACAATGTCCCAAACAATGAGGAAATAGTCGGCCAGCCCCGCGTCTTTGATGTCGGCCATCTCTTTTGCGATGCGAGCCTGGTATACTTCTGACGCATCTCCCAGTCTATGTCCGAATACCATCCCATAGCCATCCTCCACTAGTTTTTCTAAATACTGGAATGAATCGAAACGGATATCTGGAATGAATGCATACTTCGGTAGATGCATCTTCTTCTCAATCTCAACGTCCCCGATTCTATCTACGACCTCAAGGGTAGCCTCTAGTTCATGTTGAAGCAGACTGGTCATCCTCTGCTCGTTGTTCTCTGTGGTTAGAGGCTCGCCAAGAATATGGTGAGCATCCTTCAGCCAATACTCTCGTGTTGAGTAGTATGGACGGAATCCACGGCCCTTTCCATATCCGATTGGAGTATCAAACGTGTGGCCAGTTCTGATTGCCCAAATGCCCTCGTGTGCCTCTACGTCTTCTTTGTCGATGTAATGGGAATCAATCGTTCCAACGCACTTCATATCCAGCTTACGACCCATTAGACGCAATGCCTGGTTAACTTCCGGCTGGACATCTAGTCCACCGTCTTGAACTTCTAGGTAGAGTCTATCACCGAAAATCCCTCTGAGCATGACGAGATTCTTCATTGCCTCGTCGAAGTCCTTCTCAGCTAGGTTGTAAGGCACGATTCCCTTAAGGCAGCCGGTCAGACAGATGATGCCATCCGAGTGAAGGGTAAGGTCTTTGTAGTCGATGCGCGGCACGTAGTAGAACTTCTCGTTCGCCTTCGTCGTTAGCTTCTTTATGTTAATCCAGCCTTCTGCATTCATTGCTAGAAGAACTAGGTGGTGGGCCAACCTTTTCTTGTCGGCCCTAGACTGCTCTGCATCAGCGACCATATAGAACTCAGATGCGAAGATTGGCTTAATCCCCTGCTTCTTGCACTCTCTGAAGAACTCAGGAACTCCAGCGATTGTGCCGTGGTCAGTAAGTGCAATTGCCTTATGACCAAACTCCAATGCTCGCTTAACAAGCTGTGGAATCTTGGCAATAGCGTCGAGTTCGCTATAAGTGCTGTGAGTGTGGAGGTGGGCCATTTCAACTTTTTTCATTTTTCAACACCTTAAATCTTACTTCTATCTCTGAGTCATCTAAGAATAGCGGCTCTGTGTGCCATGCTGGAGTCTCTAGGCAATTATCATAGGTTACGCCAGCCAGCTTGTAACCGTTGATTACTCGTCTGGCTGTGTTTGCGTATATCCAAATGTTATGCCACTCACTCGTCAGTCTGAACAGGTATCTCGGGTGTGTATTCACCGCCCCTGTGGATTTCATTGTGCCCCCTACAAGCGTAAGTCATTTTGTCTACACTGTTTATCCTCACTGCGTCGGGATTTTCTACCCGCAGACCGCCGTGACAAGGGTTCTCGTCTCCTTCCATCCTACATGAGATAATAGGTAGACTGAATTGTCTGTCAACGGTGAATTTATTACGAATCTTGCCACACGCTTCCCACCCGATGCAATAGTTGCAAAGCCAACTCTTTATCCTGAGAGGGTTTACGTTTCTCGTGATTTGATTCCAGTTGTTCTTGAGACTTTTAACCGTCAGTTCGTTCATCTCTGTTGTGATTGGAACTGTGACTGGACCTTTTCTCAGGAACCACAAGGTAACAAGGACGTATTTGTATTGAGGGTATAGCTGAGAGATAATCTTGCCATACAGCCTAACCTGTGGGTCCTTGTAAGCTGCCGCATAGCTCATCGCCCTGCCGCCAGTCTTGTAGTCAACGACCTCAATCGTGTCGGCATCCTCTTCAACTGCTAGGTCAAGGAAGGCCCGAAGCGGAATTCCATCTATCTCGCCATCGAACTTGAGTTCTACGCCCAATATCTTCTTCTTGAAATCTCCATCCTTATTGCGGTTCAAGACCTGGCAATCCTTCGACTTGATGGCACCTTCGACTAGAGCAAGGTCATCATCGTAGTTGACACGAGGACATCCATCAACAATGCCCACTGGGACTGACAAAATAGAACATTCGCCACCCTTGGTCATGTGCGGACAAAGTTCACAGTTCTTCGCTTGTGGGTAAGGGTCTCCACGCTCAGGCTTTCGGTCGTCCAGAAGCCAGAGGCGATGCTCGACATAGTAGTCACGCAGCGTTTTTACGTAATCAATTTCGGCATTCTCTTCTTTCCCGAGAACCGCATTTACCCACTGCTCAAGCACCTCATGAACGGCAGAGCCCTTGTGAGTATAGATGTTTCCCTTCCTGGTCTCAGGAATCTTGAGATGATACTCGATAAAGTATTTCATCTCACATTGCTTGTTTGTCTTGATTCTAGAAGCACTTGCTGCTGACATATCCATTGTTATGTTTCTCCTAACCTATCCTGCATAGTTCCCGCGCCGACCTCAACTATTAGTTCCGAAAACTGCTGGGCAGTGCGCCCTCAATGTTTCCTGAGCATCATTCATAATCTCTTGAATCTGCGGGTGAGCCCTTGGATTCTCTGACGTTCGGAGAGAGAACACATGGAGCCATTCTCTAAAGTTGCACGTCATCACTATTTCCGTCTTAAGACAGTTCGGCAAAACCGAGCGAGCTATCTGTGGTGACTCACCTATCTGGAGTAGCATCAAGTAGGCAGCTTCGGCCTGCTCACATGCATTCTTCCAGACACTAGCACCGTCTTCTGTTTGTAGTGGCGGCTCAATAAACTTGACCTGTCCACCGAACTTTGTCTTGCCATAGTTGCAGTAACGAGTGCTCTCCTGGCTGTATGCTGCAAGTCTATGACGCACCATCTCGTGTGTAACTCCTCTGTCACACACAAACCTAAAGGAAGCAGAGCCATGCTCAAGAACTGACCAGTGCCCCATGTCCTTAATCTTCTTGACAAACTTGACTGCGGAGCTAGGAGTAATCTTGTCTTCCGATTTGTAACAAGTCCTACCGGCGGCTTCAATCACTTGTTCGGGATTAGGTGTTATCCATACCAATGTAGCAGATGGTTTCACTATTAACATGTCGATTCCTTTGTAAAGGGGTCCTTTGCATTAGGATGCTTGTCAACGATGGCAGCAGCCTTTTTATTAAACTCTGCTAGGAGTTCAATTGGTAGCGACGGTGGCCTGTCGTCAACCCACTTCTTTACCATCATAGCATCCCGGAGAACCATAAGGCTAGCAATCGCCTTAATAATGTGGTTCAGTCCGCTGTCTGGGTCAATGTCCTGGCCAAAGTCCCACCATGCGGTGAGATGTCTAAATGCTGCATCGTGATATACAGAGGCCCTTACGCCCTTAATTCTATAGTTGTGCCTACCATACTTTCTCGCACCTTCAAGCATTGCTAGGCCAAGCTCCAGCATCACACCATTGGATACTGTGCTAATCGGAGCCTTCCTGACACCAACTGCATCCTTCGGATTTGTGTCCTTGATGCTTTGCGACAACTTGGAATCCCTCATCTCCTTGATGGTTGGTGCGTTCCGCTTATTCTCTTCAATCATCTCTTTACGAGCATGCTCGAATTCTTCCGCAGACATCTGTGGACCTCCACCAAGACACATAGGAATATCTTCATCGTTGTTCACGGGGCCAGGAAGGTCCCTATCCTTCTTCCATCCATACTCACCGTGGGTAAGACCGTCGCCCATTATACCAACTCCTCAGCTTCAAGGAACTCAGACCAATCGCACACTCTGGTAAACCAGCCTAGCGAATCGTCTAGCTTTCTGTTGTAGGGCGCGTCCATGCAATACACGGTAGCCCTTGTTCCAGTAGTGATTTGCTCGACAGTCTTCGGACTGTCATCAATGAATACGTCCACGCCAAGCTCTTGAATGATTGGGGCCTTATTTCCCTTGGCAAAGATGATGTTGGCCTTTGGAAAGCCAGCTTCTTCGATAGCATCAATCGTGTCTTGTCTGGCATACTCTGGCCTATTTGTGATGAACACAATCTCGTGACCAGCAGCGACAATGATGTCTAGGGCAGCCAGCGTCCCTGGCAGAATTTCTAAGTTCCTGTAGCCATGGCCAGCCATACCAAACCTATCGAACTCTTTCCAGAAAGTAGCTTCTGATAGTCCGTCAATGCACTCATGCCAATAGTATGATGTAATCTCTTCATACTTATACTCAACGCCACATGTCCTTTGGAGCCATGCGCCGAACAAACTCATGAAGTCGAAACAAACACCATCCAGGTCAACTCCGTATCTCTTCTTTGACATTGAAAGCCTCTCTTATTTCCTCAGTCGTCAAATCCCCTATGTCATTTCTGCCTTCTGGCAAACTGACGACTTCCACATCGAAAAAGTTACTTGCAGTCTTGACTGCCGCGTGCATTCCACTAATGCCTGCTGCATCGTTATCTAGGGCAAGCCTTAGTTTGAAAGCCTGCACGTTCATCAAAATCTGCATCTGCTCGTTGTATAGCGTTTTTCCTAAGACAGCGACAGAATTTCTAACACCCGCATCTTCTAGGCGAAGAACATCAAGCGGGCCTTCACAAACAATGACCTCGCTCAAATCCCTAATGTGGTCCTTTGCCCTGTCAATGTTAAATAGGTTGTGCTTCGCATCGTAGTCTCTGCTGTGCAACCACTTGGGAGTGTTGCGGGCCTTCCAGTCTTCATAGAGAGTCCTGCCGGTAAAGCCGACAATCTCTCCATCTATATTGCGAATTGGGAACACCACCCTATTTGACATATACTTACCAGTGCTTTGGCCAACCCCCACATGGTATTCTTCGACAATCTCTCTGGAGAATCCTCGCTCTTCTTCAAGATATCCGTGATATTGTAGCGACGACAAACACGTCTCGGGATAAACTTGCTTCCTGCTCTTTGTCCTCCTTGCCTTGACAACGAATTCTCGGTTCTGTCTTTCATCTCTAATCTTCCTCAATTCCTCTGGGGAGATATCTAGATTTACAAACCCCTTCACGTATTCTATTGCTTCGACAAACGAATAGCTCTTCAGCGCCTTAACTAAACCGAAGATATCGGCATCATACTTGGTATGGCAGTGACGAGAAAAGCACGACCAGATACAGCGGTCAACGTGCCAACTCCAAGAGTCGTGTCTACTGCTCCCATGAACAGGGCACGGCCCGGTTAGAGAATGATATCTGTCCCTGTATTCCACACCGAGGTCATCCAGAATCTCATGTATCTTAGCTGCTGCAAGGTCTTTGATTACTTTAATGGTTTCACTGTCTGCAAACATTTTTAGCCTCAAGTCCTTTAGAAGTTAAGTCAAGTCCCGACTATTCCTCCCTCGTGTCTCCTAGAAGAGTTGGTGTCTCTTCGTCATTCAGTCTGTCGCGAATCTGTCTGAGGTTCTGAATACTAGCAGTAATCTCTGAGTTCCTCTTGTCTTCCTTCAACCTGCACGAGCTTCGGTCGAAGTGGAAGTTAATCCAATCATCATAGTCATGCCCTGGACCGTGGCGAGCGAGAATGACCTTCGCCATGTGGTCACCTCTCTGGGTGCCGTCCAGTTCAATCTCTTCAGGTCTCTTCTTTCTGAACAGTGTCAATGAGTCAAGATTATGACTGATTCTATCAGAACCGGCGATTGTGGATACGCTGTCCACCTTCAGTGCTTCGCGATTCAACTGTCCGAATACGAGAATTGGAATGTTCTCCTGAACTGCTAGGTCATGTAGCGCCGAGATTAGGAATCCCAGCATTTGCCACTCTGCTGCGTTCTTGAGGTCCTTCGGGTTGGACAGCTTGACATAATCATACACGACCAGGCATCTTGGCGTTGGGCCTTTCGAACGACCAACATTTCTCCTGACGAACTTGCGAACTACTGGTATGACGTGATTAACACTTCGGCCAGCGATGTTCTTGTAGAAGAATGGTGCGTCCTTCACCTTTGCGAAGGCTTCCTTGAGTAGCTCAATTTGGTCTGGCTTTGACTTCCATGTTCCGCTCTCGATTACATCGAACGGGATGCCAGTGAGTAGCGAGCAAATCCTCATCTGTTGGTCACGAAGCAGTAGCTCGGAATCCAGATACAGGACCGGCAATTTGCCGAAGTCTGCGCTACCCTCTATGGCGACCATAGCCCCAGCATGTGCAGCGATTTGTGATTTACCAGCCTTAGCTCTGGCGAAAATACCAGTGACGGTTCCATTCTTGATTCCGCCACAGTCTCTCTGCCATCTCTTGAAGCCGATGTCTAGCGACTGAACGAAGTCCCCATCAGCAAAGCTCTGAATGGTCTCCTCAAATGTATCTGCTAGGTTCTCTACGTCCTCCTGTCCTTCGTCTATATACTTGATGGTCTTGAAGACATTGTCCTCTACCATGTTCCTAAGTTCGAGTGGACTTCCACTGAAGCTCTCGATGTCATCCTTTAGATAATCAAACGTGCCTATCATCTGACGCTTGATGGATGCCATCTTAATAGCGCCAACATGCTTCATTATCGCTTCGGGATTGATTGAATCTCTAGTGGCTTCTAGCGCCTCAATAAGCGCACCATTTTGTGTAGCTCCCAAGAAATCCTTCAGGCCCTTCTCTTCAGCCTTGCTAATCAGGACGTAGCTGTCCAGTTTTGTAGATGGGTCTTCGGTGACAATATCACGCATCAGCCCATAAATCATCTGGTTGCCATTGTTAGTGAAGTCATCTACGTCTAGAATGTCGTCTACTAAAAGCAGCGTATCAGGCTGCTTCAGTAGTATTGCCAATACCGCTCTCTCAGCCCCTATCGCTTGAAGCATCGTATGCCCTCCATTTGGCTTCCCGGACCTTGCGGTCATAAATCTTCTTGTAAAGGTCTATCTTGACCTTAACGGCTTCCGTGAATGGTTTTATTTGATTCAACTTGACACGTTCATTCTTGTCGCCATTGAACTGGACACGAGAAAATATCTGGCCCATCTCGGCGTTAAGGAATGTGTAGTATCCGTCTAAAATTACCAGATGCTCACCGAACTCATCAAGTGACATGCTGCTAATGTCTACTCCAGTTAGGTTCATTGCCTTAGCAATTGGGTCGCTTTCTGGTCGTGATACGAATTGAAAGCCCACTTTGCTTCTCCACGTCGATATGTGATTTCTAAGTTCTTCACTTGTCATGCTGCATCTCCTTGCCGTGGATGATTGGGCGAGTCAATTGGAGAGTCAAGGCAGCAGATTTATTATGTTTTCTCTGTCCTCGCCCCACTCGATTTCTATGAGGGTGATTTTGTTTATTTCGCACCACTCCTTCTTTCGCTTGTCCCTGCCCTGAGATGCCTTGAACGCGGCCTTGTCGTGATGGAAGAACGGGTTGAATGTGTGGTGTTGCGAACCCTGGACTTCAATTGCTAGGAGTCTTCTAGGGAGAAAGAAGTCTAGCGACAATCCCTCGCCCTTACAGGGGAACTCCTCTAAGATGATGTCGGTCGGATATGTCTCATCGAGGATTTCACCCACCTCGCTTTGAAACAGTCCCCGACCTTCACCCGCCTCTTTGCGCGGCCACCTGGACGGACGAATGTCTATCTTGTGTTCGCGGCCTCTTGTGTCAAAAAATCGCACAGCACTTAGTCAGCAAGAAGTTCTTTGGTTTGCTTGATGATTCCATCTCTAAACTCCTTGTTGTTCCTAATTAGGTCCAACATAAATGCTTCGCGCTTCCTGACTCCCTCTGGATTCTCCTCGTTAACGAGGGTATACCAGCCCTTGTTGTAGTCAATGATACATAGGTCTCTAGCTAACTGTAGTAGGTCGAGTCCCTTGTCAATTCCATGACCATACATAATCGGAACTGATACTTCCCTAAATGGCCTAGCCATGTTGTTCTTCATAACACGACAAATGGTCATCTGGCCAACGATATCACCCTTAGCATCCTTGATGAGATGAGAGTTCAGTCTCTTCAGCCTAACGATTTGTGATGCCATGTCACCAACAGCCTTACCACCCTTCTTGGTGTCACCAGAGGCGTAGGGATTTAGATTGGATGTCAGGTGAGAGATAAACAGGATGGTGCAGCGGTTTCTTTCCGCTGGACCAAGCGTCTTTCTGACCATCTTCCAACACAAGCGAGCTACCAATCCCATTGTTTGCTTCTCTGCACCCTCTGCATCCTCAACTTCTGGAAGCATGGCAGTGATGCTATCAAACACAACGAGACAGCCTGGGACCTCCGTTACGCACTTATGGACCATGTTTACCGCTTCTTCGCCGGTATCTGGTCTAATACGCACGAACATCTTTCTGGCCTCAGCCTTCTTCAGTCCACGAATCATATTGATTTGGGACTCACGCAGCTTACGCTCAACATCGAAATAGAATACTGGCTTGCCCATCTGAATGGCATTTGCCGCAACTTCTAGAGCGAATGTGCTCTTGCCAGTTGAGTGGTCACCGTAGATTTCATTAGCGGACCCTTCGATGAACGGAACACCGAGGGCCCAATCTAGCTTGACGGAACCAGTAGAAATGGACGCAAGGTCGCCGTCCTTGATGTCTGGTCCGACACAGACTTTGCCGGACCACTCCTTGAAAATGCTCTCCTGAAAGCCAATGATATCCTCAAGGCTTAGGGGCTTAGTGCTTAGGTCTTTTTTCTTCGCCATTAAGAGTCTGCTCTGGCGTCAATCTTGAGTCTCTTGGCTCTCAGTTTCTTGCTGCCTGTATCAAGTAGGGTGGACAGCGGAATATCGAACTGCTCTGCCATAAGGAATGCCACGTTAATGACATCTCCCAACTCTTCTGTCATGCGGCCTAGTGGCGAAACACCGGCATCGCGGAGCTTCTTTACCTTCCTGCGGCTACCCTGTTGTGCCAGGATGGCCTCAGAAAGCTCGCCAACCTCTTCTGACAACTTCGTCATGTAATACAGCTTGTTGTTTGGCCTATGGCGGTTCTTCCTGTAGGTCTCAAGCTCATCAATGTATGTGGCCATGTGAAGGGCGGTCTTGGTCTTTTCCTCTAGGTTGGGCTTAAATGCTTCGTTTCTCATTCGAGAACTCCTCTAATCTTTCAAATAGCCCCAGTGGCTTCGGGGCCGGTTTTCTATCTGTTCTAAGGTCATCAACATCTTCAGCTACTTCTGGTTTCACTGGGGATGTGTCTTTTAATTCTGCCAGTCGTTCTTTCCTTTCCTTAATCCGTTGAAGCAAGAACTCCACCTTGGCGTAATCGGTCCAGGTGGTGATATGATTTTCCATGGCAATCAAAAGCACAGCAGGCTCGCCGTATTTCTTGATGAATTTACGGCAAGCCTGTATTTCTCGACGGTATCGGAATTTGTATCTGTGTGTTTGCCAGAATTTGGCTGGAAGGCGTAGCCCGTGATTGTCTCGCAAGAACGCAAGCTCTACAAGGTAATTGGAGCAGTCCTGCTTTGTTCCGGGCGTGCTCAGGGAATTGAATCTAGCTTTTCTTTTCGCCATTTGCTTTCTCCTTCAGTCTGCACGCTTTGTTTTCGCTCTACGCTTGTTCCCACTAGAAGTAGTATAGTGCGAAGAAGCCGATGGGTCAAGGCTGAATCAATCACCGAAGGTTACTAGCCCTCCAGCAGCCTTTCCGCCTTCCTTCAATCCCATTCCCTGATTGCCGTCAGTGCCCTGTAGGCCAATCTCAGGACGAGGCTGAGTCGTGCCCTCTGGGTTAGTGTCATCGCTAGGTCCAGTATCACTGCCAGTTCCGCCACTTGTGCTCTTACCAGAGCTTCCGCCCTTACACGTAATGAGCTTTGGCTTACCGGAACATGGGTCGTGAAGCAGGATAATGCCGCAGTCGGGTGGGTCTGGAGGTGGAACTTTAGGTTCTCTTGGAACGGTGCCAGGAGTTTGGCCTCCACCGGCCACTGACCCAGGCCCACTCTTACCGCCGCCTGTAGTAGAACCACCTCCGGTATCAGGTGGGTCATCTGGAGTATCGGTTCCACCCTTACCAGTTCCTCCGCCAGTGCTAGCATCTTGCTCAACTGTAGGAGCGGTGGCTGTTGTTGGTGTTACCGATGTTGCACCAAGCTCATTTAGCTGTTCGTTAATAGCACCGACTGTTTCAGCAGTGGCATCGTTAAATGCACCAGCTAGGCCATTCAGTGCTGCCTGTTGTTTCTTATGACCTTCACCGACAGCGTCATCAACATCCTTTGGAGTGGCAAAACCATCTTGGCCATTAACGAGTCCGATATCATCAATGCCACCATCTCCACCAGTTAGCTCATTGACCAATGAATCGAGTGCCGCCTTATTCTTCTTGCAACAATCCTCTGCACTCTCCTGTGCTTCCTTATCACCTCCAAGTGCATTTTCGGCATCGTCAAGTGCTTCATCTGCGTTTGCGTTTGCTTCCTCTTGCTGGTCCTTTGCAGCCTTCTCCTCATCAGTTGGATGTGGTGGACCAGCCTTTCCTTGCTCGTCTTCCCAATCCTTCTTAGCATCTTCTGCTTCCTGCTGGCCCTCTCTCGCTTCCTCAACCGTATCGGTCGCAGTCGCTCTAGCAGCTTCAGCGGTTTCTTGTGCAGCATCATCTACTCTCTGTGCTGCATCCTTCTTTGCTCTAGCATCTGCCGATGTTTCGCCAGCTTCGGCCAAAGCAGCTTCAGCATCTCTCGCATCTCTTCTCGCGTTCATTCTATCAGCGGAACTCAAATCCTGGTCCGCAGCCCTCGCTTCAGCATCATTTAGTGCTGCATGAGCGGTTTCAACTGCATCATATGCCTCAGAATATTCTGCATTAGCATCTGCTAGGTCATCTGATGTTTCGTTAGCATAATCAGTGGCGGTCTTTACGGTATCCAAAGCCTCTTCAACTTTGAATAGGTCTTGTCCGTATTCAGCCTGCTTCAGCCACGCTTCATCCTTTGCTGAATCAAGTGCTTCATTTCCACTGTCACCAATGGCATCAATCGAGTCAGCAGCCTCACTTACCTCTTCGGCCACGTCACCCATCTTCGCTGCGGCACCTCCTAGTTTCCCTGGGTCGTTTGTTCCGCCCTTTGCAAAACCGTGGAGCTTTAGAATCAACTCACATACTTCGCAAATCTTACGAGCAAGCGAGATGTCATTAGTGAATGTGCGGTCCCAATAAATCTTCTCGGTTCCGCTACAGATGTCGTGCTGGACTACTGGAGACCATACGCCACCTTCGAACTTCATCTCTCCAATGATATCTACCTTTGGATTGTATGGGTTCTTGGTGAAGTTAATTGGACCGTCCCTGGTCATATCCATATGGAACCAGACTTCAGTCTTAAGTTCGATGGTAGACATGGATGTGGTTTCGCTACCGCATGTTACTGGACAGGTTGGAGTTCTGTGAATGAGGAATATATCAGCCATCGCGCCAGCACACTTATAGTCGTCATCATACCACTTGTGAAGCAGGGTGGTGCAAATCTCAGCAGATGTAATCCTGTCTGTGTTATCTCCAATGACACCAGCAAAGTCGCAAGTTTTTCTTACCCACCAGGCTTGCTCTAGGCGACCCTTCAAAAATGGGAATCCACACGTAGTATCTGAATTTGTCGCAAAGACAAGTGTCCCTTCGTTCTTCCAGCTTAGTGGCTGGTCAACGATTAGGTCATTGAATGCTCTCCAGCAATGTCTCTTGCTGTCCCATCGCATATCAACTGGGCCAAACTTCCAGCTTGAAGCGTCTAGCTTGTGCTCATCGTCATTTTTTCGTTTATCCACTGGGTCTGGGTCAGTTGGTCGTATACCAATTGACTTGCCCCAGCCAGCCATTTGAATAGGCCCACGCACACCAATACTACGCACCTCGTCGTAATTGGATACCTTCGCCTCACCCCTAGCAGTCTTTACCTTGTTCTTCGAAACCAGAAATTGAATTTGTTGATTTCCACCCGGACTCTCATAGAGATTAAGATTCTCTCCAGTCGGGATTCCAGCAAATGCACCACCAAGGTCAGCAGCATTCCATGCTGCACTAGTCATCTCCCAGCCAGGAAGGAGCGTGAGGAAGGAGTCCATAGATGCGCCAAATGTCGCGCCCCATGCATCGTCACTATAACCAAATGCTCCAGGTGGAGTTGGCGTAATAAGCATAGGAGGGCCATCTAGGGTTTTCTTGCCATTAGACGTTCCAGTTACCCTACTAGCCTCTTGGCCAGAAAGTGCGTATGTCTGGATTGGATAGTTCTTTTTCTTTAGCCTATCCTTATTCCTTACTTCTTTCCTAGTCAAAGCTACCTGCTCCTCCGGAGGTTGCAGAAGTGTTGGAACTTCCACGACCACCAAGCTGTCTTGAAATCGTTGTTCTGTGTCTTTCGATGAACTCAACCGTATTCTGAGGTAGAGTTCTAGCCCCACCTCTTCTAGCGAACAAACTGAGCGAAGCTAGTTCCCCTCTACTAAGTTCACCGAAGCGCCTCAAGAAGCTAGAAAGCCTATACGTGGTTGTTACCTGGCCTTGCAAGCCAATTGAGATGTCGTTAATGTTTGAGTTCTGACCAATTGATTCACCGATTGAGTAAAGCGGGAAGCCTTCAATCGTAACATCTGCACTCTCTACAGTCTTCACTTTGCTTGACGAGTTGTCAACCTTAAGTTGCATAGCATCGAGCATTACAGTAAAGCCACCAAACTCCCATGGAGCAAAGCCATCATCCTGTGTGATGTCAAGACGACCCTGTGAATCCTTGTCGATGTTACTGGCAAACACTGGTCCATATCTCGTAAACCTAGACCTAGTAGGGACATAGACATACACTGGCTGATATACCTTGGCATGGACTTCAGAATATGCTCCCTCTGTGCCATGCATATGTCCACGCATTTGACGTGTAGACTTGGCTTCGTCTCTAGTAGAACCAAACATTGTCTTGTGTGTTGTTCCTGTCGCACCAGATTCGATTTCTTCGGGAATTTCCTGTGTTTCTGGGATGTAGTAAATGACTGGATTGTCAATCTTAACAATGTTTCCTTCTTCAATTGTAGCAGATACATACAGCTTGTTGTTCTTGATGATATAGTCTGCCTTGTCTGCTTGAGTAAGCTGCTCATCAATATCAAACTGAGTCCTTAGTTCGAGTGGCAATGCCTGGGCTGCGTTCTCGCCCTTACCAAAAGCAAAGTAGCCACCAAATCCTACTACTCCACCAGGAGGAGGTGGAACTGTAAGCGCACCGCTATCCTCATACTGAACGTATGCACGAGTCTTGCCTTGACTGTTTCTAAAGTATTCGTTCGGGTCATTGTTGCCAGAGACGGTGTCCACGGTCCATGCGGCCTCAATGTAGTCAACATCTACTGCTTGCTGGAACAAGAATCTTTTGCCGTAAGTGGCTTCAGCAGCACCCTTTAGCTTTTCGTATATCTTGCCCTTCTTTGCAAAGTCCTCATCACTCTCTTCCAGTGCATCAACATCGACACCATTTTGAGTCTTTACGTCTGCACTGCTATCGCCGGTTACAGTAGGCTTTGCATTTAGACTCGACAAGCTGTAGCGAGAAAAATCCCCATTGGTCTTAACCCAATACTGCCAACCATCCTTTGTCCCCAATACAATCCTCATTTCCGCCTCGGTCATGAAGTATTTATTTGAGCCACCTTCATCAGACAGGTCAATTGGGTTGTTTGCCGCGCCAGTGATATTTAGTTGTCTCATCTGCTCTAGTGGAGCACCATACAGAACGGCACAAGCCAATTCGTTCCTAAGCTCATATCCTCTTTTGGCACTGAGAATCAATCCAGAATGCGCTGCCAGGAAGTCATCTAGGGACAAATCTACATTATCGAATCTGCGGTCAATGACGTGAATCGTTACATCAATGACATCGTCGGTCTTATTTCTCTCAGACGTGACATACCAATCAAAGGCGTAGCGTTGTGCAAGCTCCTGAACGAAATCCGCAAGAGACAATAGATTGGAGTTAATGCGGTGGCCAGTATCAACTGCTGCCGAAACCTCATCTAGATTGAACCTATACCTCTCACCGAATGCCTTTGGAACAATCGACGTTACTTTGAACTCCCAGCCAACATCTGTAACTATGCCTCCAGTAAATGTCTTAGCAATCTTCTCATATGTCATTCCAGACTGGTTCCATCCAGACAGGTTGATTCCACTATTGTCGTAGTCGTCATATGCGCCAAACACATCGGCCAACGAACATCCAGTTTCATCTACTTCCTCTACTGCATTCCTGAAACCAGGAGCGATAATCATTGGGATACTCTGCATAATCTCGCGTGGGTCTGAAACATTTACAGTAATCGCCCTGCCGGAGATATTTCTGACATCCTCATCATATCCAGTTACTATACCAGTGAATCTGAACCTAGAGCCAACCTGAATGGTAGTATATTCGCCCATCGCTGGTGCAGAAAATGTTACTTGTGGAGTGACATTTAAGTCCTCAACCAAAGTGACTTGGCATGAACTTGGTGACTGTTGTAAGCCAAGGCTTGATGAAACATGTATGACATATGCTCCGTAGAGCGTTACCGGATTGCCACCCAATCCTAAATCAGTAGCCGTCATTTACTTCTCCTATAGGTATAGCCACGAAACACTGCGCGTGAACACATTGGTTTGTCTGTTGAAACCGTAAGTGTCGGCAATTTTGAATACCGCCGAGGATTCTGGCTTTTCACCTCTTGAATCATCAGTTGGTGTGTTGTTGATGATTATGTTCGATTCAGCCAAGCCTATATCTATTAGCAAGTTGCTATTTGTTGTGCTTCTTGTGCATGCATCTGTCTGTGTTTTCATCGTGAAGTTGATTGTCAATTGCTTTTGTTTTCCTGTAACCGTTTCTTGGTCCTGAAGAATCGGTCCACTAGCCTTGCCAGGGACTTGCATAACAGCAACTACGCTAGCTGGCAGCGTGTAGCTGACATCAATAGTTTCCTTCACAATGTTCTCGTTTTGTGTTAGGAATCTACTAGTGTAAGTCCTGCCATATGTGATTGTTCCGCCGAACTGATTATAGCCAAATGACCTTGACACTGGTTCGCTCAATACGCATGTTCCGGTTGGGACAATCTGCGCTACACGAGACGCAATAAGCGGCTCAACAGTTCCGTAGTATGCACCAGATGCATTTGCGAACCTGACACTGCTCTTTGTTCCGGTTTCTACTCCGTGGCCCTGGACCGTTCCATTGATAGTAACGGATGTTTCTGAAGAATCGGTCTGTTGCTGTCTGGATACCTCGTATGTTTCCGTCCATAGTGCAGTCGTTTGGTCCACGAATGCACGAGTTAGACTGAAGCTCTTAACCGCATCATCTCTTTGTGTGCTGACACTCATAAGGTTGCCAGACAATGATGCTGAGAATTCTGGCGTTGCGGAGTCAATTGGATAGTTATTCGCAAAACAGTATTGAACAACGGGTTCAATCGTAGCTGTGCTACCACGTCTAATTTGTGCAGATGTCGTTACGGTCTGAACAACGCTTCCATCTGCTCCTCGTTCTATGGACCTCGAAATAGAACGACCTTCGATGTCATCTCCGGATGGAATTGTGACAATCGTATACTGGATAGTTCCAGCGAATCTGTTATCTGTTCTAGCTTTGCTACCAATTCCTGTAGTTTCTCCGAATCCAATTGCAGGACTAATTGTATTATCGAAAGCACTTACTGCATTTGCATACTTATCAAACGTAGTGTCGCCATATCCTTGAATGGAACCATTGACACTTAGAGTTTCTACTAGGGCCTCATTGGCGTCAAGCTCCCAAGAATGCTCGATTGTCCTGTCGTCCTTGTAGTTTCCAGAGGCAAGAATCCACGTCTCTGTTATGTCATACGCACCAGCGGTTAAATCACTATTCTCCTGCAACAAATGGTTGTAGTGCGATAGTGTGTTCACGTCCACCATAGCCTGGACATATGGCGCAACGACGAACGCGGCCTGTGTTTTGTCTAGCCCAACCCTGGTTAGAACAAAGTCCTTTGCGTTCTGGTTTGCTGTCTTGTTGAGTGATGGCTCGCTAAATCCTATGGCGTTTACTGTATGCACAACTGAGACTGTATCGTCTATCTCTTGGTTGAATGCCCATGTCTCGTTGTATTCTCTTACCTTCTGGTTGAGTGAGAAGTCCTCCTCGAACTCAAAAATTACATTATACTTCCTGTGATGGACAATTTGGCTTTCCTCAAAGCTAAGGGACATAACCTTTGGCTTTATCGAAATGACTGGATAGCCGCTGGCATCAACAATTAGCAAGTCCCCGTAATCCTCTGAGAGAGCGGAGTTTAGCTGGTCGCTCTTTCTGTCTAGAAGTTCAATGCATGATGCAGCATCTTGAACACCAGATAGTGCTGGCATATCAGGAAGCAAGTATCCATTGAAGGTTAGAGTTGTAACGGCTCCAAGCCTAGTATCAGCAGTCTTTAGATATTCCTTAGACTCTGCTAGGAGAGGAACTGGTTCAAAGCAATATGTCGCACCATCGGATACCCTTGTGTAGAACATCCTTGTGCCTGAGTTGAAATCAACCACTTTGTCTCTCCTTATACTTCATCGTTGAAGCAAGTAGTTGGAAGAGTATACGTTGGAATTGATACCAGAGGAACTGTGCCATGAGAGCCGCAGATTCCATCTTGAACACCAAACAAGACTCCGTTAATTTGACTGTTAGGTGCTTGAGCACCAACCATGAACGAGTTGATAGAGCCACTGCCAATTCCGCTGATACCAGCTATGTATCCGTTAATCTCTTCCGTTGCAAATCCCTGTATGTATCCGTTTATGTTACCAGAACCAAATTCTGCACCCTTCAGATATGCAAAGACTTCAGAAAGTTCCTTACTGTTTACATACCCGTTAATTGCCCCACTCACGCCAGTATTGAACAAGAACCCCTTGATGTATCCGCTAGGTCTTCCTTGACAAACGGCCATGTATGCGTGAATTGAGCCTTGGCCCTCTACTCCGCTTATGTATGCATGTATGATGCCTGTGACGCTGGCAAATGACTTCATGTATCCAAGGATGTTACCAGAGCCGCCGTATCCTCGAACATATGCATTGATTTCTTCGTATGACCCAGGTGGACCATAGACGTATGCGTTGATTGTTCCGCTCGCCATGCCTCCATTTAAGAAGCCGTTGATTACTCCGCTATCTGTTACCCAGGCTCCTGCAACGTAGCCATCAATTGTTCCAGTTATCGAGCCTGAGCTATACGCTCCAGCGTATCCATAAATTTGCGATTGCTTATTACCAAGAAGGTATGCACAAATTGAGGATATATCTCCAGACTGAACAGCGACATATGTGTTGATAGAACCTGTTGGATACGAGACTAAACCAGAGCCTCCAAGGACATACCCTTGAATCTTTCCTTCAGCGGGGCCCAACATGTATCCATGAATGTTGGAGTAGGCATTTGGTTGACCTTCCATATAGCCATGGAAGAACGGGAAGAACATATAAGCAGACGTATATCCAAGAACATTCTGATGTATGGCCTTATGAAGCGTTCCATAGATTCCAGTCGGTGTCGTATATGAATTCTCTCCTGTGATAAAACCATTGATGGTTGGCGTAGGAGGTGCATCAATTCCTCGGACATTATCAATCCATACAATTCCTCTTTCCCCCGCACTGGTGCGAGGTGGGTTTACGGTTCCTCTCTTGTAGACCCATTTTATTGTATTAAGTCCGGTTGGCACCGCAAAGCTGACATTATACCAGTCACATTGGCTCATGAAACAATTGCCTTGAGCCCAATAGTTGACTACCTCGGTTTCTGCACCAGCGTAATCGGTATGGAAGATTTTGAAATAGTCGTCCTCCGGACCACCCATGGTTCCAGAACCCAACATGTCATATCTTACATCAAATCCGATTGTCCTTCCTGGGTCTCCATTCTCGTTGAACTCGTTCTCCGCAACATGAACATCGACTTCTAGGATACCTGATGTTCCTAGCGGTGCGCCGACAGTTCTGCCACGCAACGTCGTTGGGTGTTGCCAGCCAGATTCAACTGTTCGCATAACAAAGCCATCATAGCGACCTTGTGCAGCTTGATTAAATACTCCACCCTCCTGTAGTCCCTTCTGTGGTGGAAGTGTGGTTAGTCTACTTGTGCGAGACATGTCTCCACTAGCGCGGACAAACCAGTTCCAGTCTCCGGAACGTCTCCACCCTGGAGGAACCTCTCCTTCCCTGAATGACCTGAAAGTTTCTGTGATTGTTCTGACGACTGGTTGGGCGACATCGAATCTTCGCGTCCATGCAAGCCAATCTGCACCGGCTTCTTTGCCAGTTAGCCATTCTCCCTTTGTGGTATGTGGTCCATAAACTCGGATTTGTCTGAATGAGTGGCCAAATGTGCTAGTCCATTGATACTTCAAATACTTACACACAAATGCTTCCATGTGCCAATTCTGATGTATAGAGTCGTCTCTTAGAGGCAAACTCCTATCTGCTGTGATTTTTGATATAGCCTTATCGCTTTTTGTTCCAGTATCATCGGCAACTTGCGCAAACACAGTTCGATAATCGACATCATCTAGGGATGCAAGAAGGTGATAATCTCCAAGTGTTGCAGACAGCGAACCACGCTGAAATAGCAATTCTGCCCTAGTGATAACTACTGGTTTGGAGAATTCAATAATGAGCCAGTCATTAGTATTTACGTTAAGCGAAGTGGTAATATCATCGTCGAACAACTTCCAGGCTGGTTCATCATCAAAGATGCCCATTCCATGTCTGGCAATACCAGTGAAGATTGGGTTTGTGCCAGATGGTGGCTGTGTAAGCATAAACTCATAGCTTGGTAGCGCGAAAGGCCCAGTGGCTCTAACTGATTTATCATAGTCCCAGCAGACTAGCTTTGCTGTTCCAGACGGAGAAACAGAATCTCCTAGTGTAGCAATAAGCTCTGGCTTTGGGCAGCCCTGTGTTTGGTCAACAGGGTGATGTAGTGCCTGGAAGCCTCTCCAGAATAGCTGGAACTTATGTCCCTTTTCTCTAATGTCGCATCCACAGTTGTCCGTCCATGCCATTGCTTCAGACACTAGGCCAGATGCAGGCTGAGATAGTTCGGATATTCTCCATCCTGTAAATGAAGTTGTGTTAGTAACGCCACCCTTAGTGTTCTGGCATTCGGGCGTAATCTTCATTCTTGAAATGCGCTGAACGCCATTGCCGTCTAGGTCTTGGAAGTAGACGTGCATTACGCCTTTTTCATTACACCAGGAGATGTCCGTATTTGTTCCTCCGATTGTCCTCCTGTTTTTGTTCAGGTATGCACCAGCCACTCCGGGAATACCAGAGGCAACACCCCACAGGGGCCACCCTTCCGGTGCTCTCCTGCGCGTTCCCTGCGTTCCAACATATGTGCTGTCCATACGAGCGAAGAACGAGCCATTGCCCATAGGTTCGCTGCCGTGACAGTAACATTCAATTCCACTTACATTTGGAACGATAACTGGCCAGTTGTATCCTACGTCTGGGTCTGTTGGGATAGTTCCGCTACACCATGACATGCCTGGACCATATGGATATAGCCCACTTCCTTGGTTGGTAGCCAGTGGAGCGCCAGCGCCCGTCTTAGTTTCATTCCATCCGCCCCAGAATCCCCATCCGCGAGTAGCGTATGCAATTGTTCCACTAGTAGATGTCCACGATAGGGACACAACGCGATTTGATGGGAACGAAGCGTGAGTGTGGCCCCAGATTGGATAGCCGCCATCTTCGCCTGGCTGCGGAACGCCCCATGCAGTAGCGACTCCAGCGTCCTTCTTTGGATTTGACTTGAAGTCTCCACCGGCAGTTCTTCCTAGATACCAACATTCAATGGTGTTGGCTACGGTCTTAACAGCCATGCGGACTGCCGGGAATGACGTGCTGATATCAGACGACATTGGACCAGCACTCCATAGCAGTGAGCCCATCATTCCACTAGGGCCTGCTGCTGGAGATGTCTCGAATGAAACTCTGCCATCGCCCACAGTAAGGTCCCAGCCTTCGCCTACCTTCTTTGCGAACTTATAGCAGCCAGAGCTAGCATACTGGAATAGACAGTGGATGTTACCCTTATTGTCCATCACTGTATCGAAGTTATCTGCCTGAGAGAAGTCGTCACACGAGAATAGGAACTTTGCATCGTCCCAGGTAACTCCAGAGTCAGCAGACCTTACATAATCAACCTCATAGTTGCCAGAGGCATATGCCAGGAATACTTCTCCAGAGTTGGGGTCTTGCCAAAAGGCCCTTCCCCACGATGGCAGACTTATCCCTGGGACGTTTGTCACGCCTGCTGTTGCTTTAATAAGGTTTGAGTAAGCCATTAGCCGCCTCCGTTACCACCTGTATTTGGAAAATCACCAGGAGAAATCATGCCTGCCTTAATAAGTGGTGCCGCTATCTTCATAATCTGCTGTCTAATCATCTCCACTGTTGCCTTATCATCAAAGTGCTTTGCCAATTGTTCAGTCAACTGTCTTGCAAATTCATCACCACTGATTGCATTTCCAACGCTGATTTCAATATCGTGCTTCATCTTGGGCACATCAATGAAAATCTTCGAGCCCTCTAGCTCTGCGTTAATCTTTTCTCCAAATACCGTGCCCCAGTTACTTATGTCCTTGAATGTGATGTCGTTTGCTTCTTTCCATGCTTCTCTGATTGTTGTATTTAGTCTCTCCATGGCTTCTGGAGTAAACAGGTCGAAGTTCTTCGTAATTGAATCAATCTTCTCGATGATTTGCTTGTTCGTGTCTTGGCCACGGCTGATTCCTTCATTCAGTCTGCCAATTGACTCAGCGAATCCTTCAGTCAATATCCTCTGCATATTACGCGCAGCATCTTCCGATACCTTCGTGGTGTTATTACTCAACTGCTCAGAAAGCTTCAAGAACTTGTCAACTGCATCGGCAGCCTGACCCTTTGTCTTGATGCCTCTAGCTACATCACCAAATCCCTGTGAACCTAGAAGCTGTCTTGTTCTTTCAACATTGATATGTCTACGTCCACGCTTGCCTTCGCCACGAACACCCTTTAGGTCCTTGACAAACGAGGTATCTCTTCCGCCTCTTTGTTGTAGTAGTCCTCTAAAGCTACTCTCAACGGCTTCCTTGCCACCTTCCTGTGCCATTAGGTGCTTGTAAATTGCGCGTCCTTGTCCACGCTTGCCGCCCCCATGAACCTTGAGACTTTGACGCTTCAGCCTTCTTAGCAGATTACGCTGCTCTCTAGTTCCTCCGCTATCCGAAATCTTACGCTCAAGCTCCTTTATGCGTGGGTCAATTAGTCTAACTCCTCCACCTCCGATGGTAGGACGAACTGTTTTCTGTAGCCTTGACAAGACTCCACCCATACCCTGCTTGAATTGTCCACCACCCATTCCGCCAGGAGCAGTTAGGGCACCAATTCCACTTGGCCTCTTACCCATTCCAGTGATTTCTCCAAGGACCCTTGCGAATTCCTTGAGCTTCGGAGTGGCTTCATCCATACTGCCAGCCAATTTATCAGTAGAGCCCTTCAGCTTCTCCTTCTTAGGGTCAACTGCGGGTAGGTCTCCAATTGTGCCACTAGAGATGATTCCCTGAACATAGTCGATGGTTTCCTTGGTTGCAGTCTTATTCCTGATGTCCTTCATCATCTTCTGGATTCCAGCAACGGTTTCCATTTCCTTCTTGTAGCTGGCCTTTCTCTTCTCATCTCTCTCTGGGTCTCTCTTATAGCCGGAGTCTCTGAAGTCTTGCTGCAATTGGCCTCTTACATCCCACTGCTTGTGCCTGAAGCCCTTAAGTGCCTCCCATACCTTCTCACTTCCCTTTACTCTACCCTCTGGACCAAGTATTTTACCATACGCTGCTGTGGTGAGTCTAGCACGGTTAAGTGCATCAATACCGGTCTTTAGCTTGTCCATGTCTGTAGTAAGCTGGGCTCTAGAACCCTGTAGCGCCTTGATAATATCGGTCCTTTGCTGCATTGCAATCTGAGCATCTAGGGACGCAACCTTCAATAGCTGCTGCTGAATGTTGGCATCGAACTCGTCTATTGCGATAATCCTGTCTTGCTTTTCCTTAATCTGCTTCTGGATTTCTGCGATGCGAGCGGCTTCCTTCTCTCTCTGCTTTCCAATCTTTTCTGGTGAGAATATCTGTAGTTGACTGAATAGCTGTAGTAGCTCCTTATTGCCAACTCCACTTACTAGCTCTGGTCCACCAAATCTATCTTGTGACTGCATACCCTGAAGGACACGAAGTAGGACTTGGCTGCCGCCCTGCTCCCTTACTCTCTTGATTCTGCCACCAAGCTGTCCCAGCCCCTCCTTACCAACACCCTTGATACCGCTAACAAAGGCTTTGGCCAGGTTCATGTTCTTGATAGCTTCTTTGAACTTATCTGGACTTTCGAGAAGTAGACGGCCAAACTCAGCCTGCTGATTACGCCTTTGGGCATATAGCTGATTTTCCTGCTGCATACGCGTTTGGAGAGCGCCTATTTGCTGCTGTAGGGCGACCTTTCTAATCTCTATTTCGCGCTGAGTGCTCCTTACTCTAAGTTCTACATCGGAACGTAGTTCGGCTGCGGCCTGCCTTTCATTAGCAAGCTTGAATCTGATAAGTCCTGTTTCTTCGTCAACAACCGTTTGGTTTGCCTTAACGCCTGCTACCTTGATTGCCTTAGATAGCGCACCTATCATTTGACCTAGGCCAGCAGTTCCGCCAACGCCTGGACCAACAGTTCCAAGCTGCCTACCGGCTCCATGCTGGATAGCAGCCAATTGCTGCGCGGCTCCACGCCTGATTTCAGTTAGTCTACGCTCTACGCTTGCACCACTGGTCTCAAGTAGCTGTAGTTGCTTACCTGACATGTCAGAGATTTTCTTAACAAGCGCACTGCCTATGGTGGCAAATACTGAAGCTAGTCTTTCCTGTGCTCCTATTACATTTTCGAACGCACCAGCAGCATTAGAAGCGGCCTCTTCCCATGCCTGAATCTGGTCGAGTGTCTTGTCCTTAGACCACTCTACCATATCCATTTGGGCCTTCATCTCAGCCGCTAGCATATTGTGCTTGGCGTCCTCAATTTGCTTCGCAGTCTTCTTACTGCTAGCCTGAAGACGCTTGGCTTCTTCGCTACTCTCAGCCGTAGTTGAATCTAGTAGTCCCTTTTGTATCGTCAACGACTCAATTTGTCTCTTGAATTCACCCTTGTCAAACTTTAGAGTAGCGCCGATTGCACTTCTGCCACCAACACCAGCCATCATTCCCTGTTGAATTACACTTCGCTGCTTCGCAAGGTTATTGTCTTCCTCTTGGATACGTAGGATGCGCTCTAGAACAACGAGTCTTTCTTGTTCTACTTCCGCCATTTTTCCTACGGTTTCAAATCCAAGCTGCTTCAACTTGGCATACTTAGATTCCATTGCTTTTCTGAGGGTTACCTGATAGGCTGCGTCAGCTTCGCCCTCGGCAATTTGCAAGCCTATACGCTCAATGTCCTTAAGGATTTTGGCTCTTCGTTTTGCAGCATCTACCGCAGCAGCCGCCCTTTCGGCGTCATTCTTTGCTTCCTTAGCAACCTGCTGTCTAGTAGTAAGTTCGGCCTTTAGCTCCTCTAGCCTTTGCTTCTGTTGCCCAGTTAGACGGTCACCGTCCTTTACCTGGGCATTCATCCACTTGAATAGCGCCTTTGCCTTAGCTACTCCTGGGTCCTTGTTTTCAATTGCAGTTAGTTTATCTAGCTGCTCTTGTGTAGCTTCGCCACTGGCCTCAATTACCCTCAATCTTTCGATTTCGGCAGTTGGCTTAATCATTCTTCTGGCTTGCTTGACGAGTTGTAGTGACTCTCCTATCTTCTTAAGGTCATTTGCCTTCTTTGTAGCTTCATCGAATTGTTCCTCATACTTACCAATGGCGAACCCAAAGCCTGCTCCAACGGCAGCACCAACAATGGCTCCGATAGGTCCACCAAGCATAGCGCCCATACCAGCGCCTCTGGCGGCTTCTCCTAGGCCCTTACCTAGTCCCTTACCTGCGGACTTGGATACAGTTTCTTCTAGAGGACCAGAGATAGCAGTAAGCGCCATACCAGCGACCATACTGCCCATACCTGGCATCATCCTGCCCATACCAGAGCCCATGCCACCAAAGCGGCTAGCAATGCCACGACCAGCGCCAGCAACTCCACGGCCTGCCATTCTGGCACCAAAGCCGCCAACCTGTCCTGCTCCTCTTAGGAAACCACCAGCCCTGCTGCCCATAACAGCACCACCGGCTCTTCGTCCAACGTCAGCTACTCTTCCTCCGACTGCACCAAAGCCACCAGCGATACGGCTACCAAATCCGCCAACGGCACTCATGCCACGACCGAGTGTGCTTCTCTGTCTCTGCATAGCTCCTAGGCCAGTAGCCATTGGGGCTTGTGCTCCAATTGCTGCGCCACCCATTGTTCTGGCAGATTGTGCTACCTTGTTGCTAAGGTTTTGAATACCTACGCCAAGCCTACTCTTGTTAATCTTGTCTGCTGTGGAACTAACACTGGCCCCAAAGGACTTAAGTGGCTGCTTGACATTCTTATTGAAATCACCCGCTCTACTCTTGTCAAAGTCCGCAGAACGAGCCAGTGCTCTCTTCGTGATATCAGCCTGTGCTCCAGTGCTGGCACGAGTTGTTAGCCTTTCTCCACTGCGCATAATGGCAGAGGTTGGGTCACCAGTTACGGTTTGGCCTCTGCGTCTCATGGCAGAAAGCTTGCTTGCAGCCCTCTGTGTTGGAGATACAGTGTGTCCAGCCTGTGACCTTAGTGCGACTCTCATAGGGTCGTTAGCTGGCATTGATGATAGTTGTCTCATACCAGGAGTTGTCATTGCTGGCATTGGCATTGGCATGCCTGGCATTGGTGCCATCATACCTGGTAGTGGTGTAAGTCCACCTCTTACCTTCTTCAATGCCTCTGTGGATTGCCACTGCCTCATTCCTGCTAGAGCTGGATATTGCATTGGCATTGTTCTGTCTGCACCAGCGCCGATACTGCGAAGACCTCCTCTTACTCCTTGAAGTGCGGAAACCTGTCCAGCAATTGGCGCACCCTGTCCGACTCTCGTTGGTCTTCCGGCAAACATGTTTCCACGAACATTCGGTCCACCGAACCACGCCTTTGTTGCTTTGGATGCAGTAGATGCTGGGGCATTAGGATGCATAGGCTGTGAGTATGGCAACATACTCTGTCTTCTTTGTTGCCTCTGCATGCCCAGGACTTCTCTATCCTGACGCCTATAGTTTAGGTTTCCAGGTGCGCTTCCTAGTGGACGACCAGCCATTTGCCTTGTTGGCGTTCCTGCTGGCTGTAGTCTACTACTTGCCTTACCCGTGAAGAATACTCTTGTTCCTAGTGACGCAGAGCTAGCTGGAGCCTTTGGGTCTAGGTGTGAAGGTAGACGTGGGCCCTGCATTGCCCCAGTTGTTGGGAATGTTCTAGTAGCTCTTGTTGTTCCGGACCTTAGCATTGCGGAGCTTACCGCTGGGGAAAGACCTCTTCCTCCCATATTTCTGGCAACTGCCGCTTCTCTTGCAAAGTCTCTTCCAGTTCCTAGGCCAGAGAGTTGGAGCTTCCTTTGTCCACCCCACGATGCACCCTCGATTTGTCCACCACTTCTAGTAGGACCTATTCTGCGTCTACCACCTAGAGGAAGTGTTGGTAGAGGGAGTTGTCGTTGTCCAGCAGCGGCAAGGAAATCCTTTGAATAACCAGAACTGCCAGGACTAAGTAGACGACCACCCACTCCGGGATGTTGGCCACCACCACCAAGCCATCCTCTTGTAAAGCCGGGACTAGGTAGCTGACCACCTTGGGCACTTGGAATTGGACCCAACATGCCACCGGCAGGACCACGGGTTCCGCCTGCTCCTGGGAGTCGTGCAGTTCCAGCAGTAAATCTTCTGAAGTCACGACCGGCAATTAGTGACCCGCCGCCACCACCGATGAAAGGTCCAGCGCCAAATCCTGCTCTACCGGCTCCAGCAGCGCCACCGCCGCCTCCACCTCTTCCACCGCCTCCACCGCGATAATGCCGCCTCTTACCATACCGGCTGGTCCACCAGCGGCAGATATTCTTCTAGAGCCAGATTCGATTACTCTTTGCTGCCCAATGATGTCATTGAGGGCTGCGGAAACTTCCTTGACTGACCTTACTGAATCTCTCAAGCCTGCTACGAAATTCCATACGGCCCTTACAATCGTAACGCCGATTGTTATTCCAATCGCAGTAAGTATTGTCGAGTTACTAGCAATGAGACCTATCGTAGACTTGAATCCATCTACCATGGCTGTAGCGCCAGAAATCACCATCTTCAAGAAGGTTCGCGTTTCTTCAGAGTTTACTAGAGAAACGAACGCTGCCTTAAGTCTGTTGATAGAACCCTGAAGACTGTTAGCCAAGTCCTCATTCTTACGCATTACGGCAATCGTGCTTTCGACTGCGAACTTGACTCTCTCCTCTTCATCACCAAACTTCTCAACGGACTCTCTTAGTTTGTCGATGTTTAGGGCGTAGGCAAGTGTCTGTTCGATGTTTCTACCACCAAAAGCTCGCGCCAACTGCTCGGAGATAGCGGTTCCAGCAGTATCACGGATTCTCTCTAGGATATCTAGGATGACTGTTAGTCCCTTGATTTGGCCGCTAGATGGGTCAATGACCTCAATGCCACTGATTTCCTTAATCATCTTCTGGTTCTTTGCGGCGAATGTAACCATTCTCCTAAGACCAGTTGATAGGCGGCTTACGCTAGCACCAGTTACGTTGAAGCCTGTGGCGATGAATGCCATAGTCTGGTCTAGGTTAATGTTTTGAACATTCCTGAAAGCCGAACCGACTCTACGCGTTGCCTCCATCAATTCCTTGGCGTTAGCAATGGTCCTACTGGACGTGGCAGCTAGCTGGCTAGAAATCTTGGTGAAGATGCCCATTTCCGTAGAGGCATCCTTGGCCACACCGATGTATTGGAGCTTAATGGCTGTAAGGCTACGAACGGCATCGGTAGCACTCAATAGTCCATCCTCAAGACGAACTAGAGTCGTTACGGCATTTAGGAACTCGCTACTTGCGGTAGCCGTAGAGGAGCCCAGCTTTGTTGTCACTCCAATTAGTTGTTGACCAACACGAGCGGTCGTTAGAACGGCGTCAGTAACATCATCTAGGGAAAGACCAAGTTTCCTAGAAGTATTGATGATTAGGTTGATACCTGCCGAAGTCTTCTTTGCTTCAGACCCTAGCTTTGCGAATGCCTTTGCCGTTGTTCCCAGTCCTGCCATTGCATCAGAAAGTCCCGCAACATCACGCGTAAGACCTTTGGTTGCTTTACTTGTTTCAATGAATACGCGGCCTCCACCAGCGAAGAAAGATAGCCTGCGAGCCTGAGTATCAAGCTTGATGATTTGCTGAACAGCAGACTTTAGCGCACCAATAGTAGCGAAGATGGCGGCGGCTGGAGCAGTCCAAGCCATTAGCCTCTTGGCAGCAAACTGGACCTGTCTACCAAACTGGAACGCATTAGACGTTCCTTGCTTGATAGCCTTGTTCAAGTTTACCTGGTTTTTGGTTACTCTATCAATCAGTCTAGAGCTTTGGCCCATGAATATCCTGTTGATATCCATTTGGGCTCTTTTAATTGATGATGGAGTGATGCCAACACTAAATTGAATGTCATCTCTGGGCATTTAATTCTCCTACGAAAAAAGACCATGTGCGCAGTTAATTATCTGAGCAACATGGCCTTTAGTTTAGTCCGTTTGAGAGGATTTAGTCTTTGGATGCAGCCTTCTTTTTTCTCTTCTTAGCCTTTTTAGGCTTTGCTTCTGGTTCCGGTTCATCAGCTTCGGCCTCTACTTCTGCCTCTGCTTCTGCTTCTTTTGCTGCTTCTTCTGCTTCTATCTTTACTCGTTCTTCCTCGGCCACTCGTTCTGAATAGGCTGTTAGCCACCTGTTCTCAGAATAGATTTGGCTAAGGTCGCTTGGAAGCTCTTCACCCATGGTGACCTCTAGGGATGCGATTACCGTCTCCATATAGGAGTCCCTAGCTGCCTGCTCCTCGGCACGACTTTTGAAATCCTCTACACTCTTATATACACGAGAACCAGTTGTCTTGTGATAGATACATTGGGTAACCAGGAATTGGTTACGCTCTTCTCCACCAACAGATTCACATGTGTTCTCGGCAATAGAGACAATGGGGTCGTTATGATTCTGGAGTTCGGTTCTAAGCACAACAAGCTCTTCACAGATAGCCTTTGCTGCTTCATCCCCAAGCTCTTCTTCTCCATCCTTCAGTTTGGCTTCTAGATTTCCAATCTGGAGTTGGAGCACTGCTGCCTCACGCTCCTTATCGTCATCCCAAATGCCACGCTCACGTAGAATCTTTTCTACCTCAACGCTGGTCAGGATGCCATCCCTAAAGCATTTCGAGAATGTCTTTTTGAAAATCAACTCTGCCGCGTTAAGCGAACCTTGACTTGGTGGACGGAATTCCAAAACCAAATCGTTTCCATTCTCATCCTTCGTGGTGAAAACCCTAATCCTCATCCTATCCTCCGTTATTCTGGTGGCGGGATAATCTTGAAATCAATGTGATAGTTCAAGAACTCAATGTTGTATTGATTATCCAACTCAGATTCCATGTTCCGAATTTGGTCGTTACCAATATTCAATATCTTAGACCTCAGCTTCCTGAAGGTCTCCTCTTCCAGTGCTCCGTCTGCCCTCTCTTTATCAAGGGCATCTAGAACTCCTACATAAATACGTTTCATCTTGTGACGGACGCTAGCCTTCAACTTCTTCTTGGACTTGTCAGACCAATTGTCTGTTTTTTTCTCGATGTGTTTACCAAGCCTCATCAGATTGTCCCTCCTGGGAACTGCTTGAAGGCGTTCCGACCACCTTGTCGCCCGCCTCGTCGTTGTCCACCACGGCTCTTCTTATCCAAAACAGCATCGGTAGAACCGATTATTCTTCGCGCACCACGATTGTTTCGTGAACGCAAGTCCTTTTCGTTCAATACCTTCTTATCTCGGATATGACCAAGCTCCTTCATTTTGAACTTACGAGTATTAGGTGAGTTTAACTCATCAACAACGGCTGTGTCTGGTGCGTTAGGGTTGATGTCCGGGTTGGTTACGATGAACACTTCACCGTGTCGTGCTACCTCTTGCGATACCTTAACGCCACGTCCGACATCTTCTCTAGTTCCAGAAGTCCTAGACTTTCTCTTCTTGCGTTGCTTATCTTGCACCTCGAACCAAGCATCCAATTTAGCATCATTTTCAATCACCTCCTCTGGTGGAGGCTCTGGAGATTCGTATACAGAGTCATATACCTGACTCCAGTATAGTAGATTTTGTTGGTCATTGTCCAACTCAATAATCGGTTTTCCAAACAAACTATCTATGTTGCTCTTTGCACCATTCCACCTAAAGCGCCAGTGGGAACTTCTAGCAACCTCTCTTGTTTCACTAATAGGAACAGTGGTATCTTCGGCTAACGCAATTATCAACCCACCAATTAGAGTTATATCGGTTTCGTTTAGGAAATCGTCCCACGTTTCCCATAACCTCTTGTCGTTCTCATCATACGATAAGCAGTAGGCTAGTGCAAGACTTCTGACTTCTTCTGCATATACTTCTGCCGAAGCGGCAAACATCGACCGCTTCTTTTGTTCTAGTTCTTTTAGTGCGCGGCCTTGGGCTTCAATAACCTTGGCAGTTCTCTTGAAAACTCTTGAATTCTTCTTCGCACCTGTGATTTCTTCCCCAAGCTCCTTGATGCGCTTTTTGGACCGCTTAATGGCATCGTCCTCATGTGGACCCCATAGCTCTCGCTCATTTAGAATTCGCTTAAGCTCAAAGCGACCCAAAACACCAGTAGACATAGCTTCCTTGAGCGCCTTATCATAAATGAAAGACACAAAGCCTTTTTGTCTACTATTTGGGGATTTGAGTATGACAATCTTTTTCTTGCCATATTCATTTTCGATGTAATTATACCTGGAGCCCCACGTAATCCTAGCAATCCTATCCTCAATCTCCTCTGGAGACACACCACCCCCTTATAGGGTAAAGGGGCGAGCAAGCCCGCCCCAGACCTTTCCTTAACCAGACCTTATAGGAACACCTCGTGCGAGATTGTCAAATCGTTGAAGGTGCTGTAGTTGTAAGTCACGCTCATGTTGTCGCCACCAGCTTCTCCACCCGTTAGGTCGATAGACTGCAAACGACTCTTGTTTCCAAGGTTAATCCTCAAACCCTCGCAGAGCTTGATGATGATTTCCTGGTCAGCAGTGTTCTCGGCTACAACGCAGTTCACTGCCTCGTAGGAGATAGCATCGACCAAGTCACCCTGGGAAGTAATTGCCTCAATGGCGCACGTTACCTCAACTGGATAGGAAACATACTTGAAGAACGGACGCTTGGAGCCAAGCTCAAAGATGTCCTCACGTCCAAGGTCACAGGAAATTGTGATGCCCTGAATGTGCTCGCTGATGTTTGTCAATGTTCCGGACGCACTGACGCCAGGAATATCGGTTGGTAGGCGAGATACAACTAGGTCGAAGCCTTCGCGTCTTTCGACACCAGAACCGATTGTCGTAGCGGACTCACCACCACTCGTTGTGAATGGAGTAATTCCACCAGGATTAGGAGCCAAGATACCACTTGGGTAACCTAGCTGCGTCTGCGTGCTTCCACCATCTCCAACACCGCTACCTCTTAGTAGGTTAGTTGGAAGTGGGTCTCCACCCTCAAAGTTGGACCAAATCTTGTCATTACCAACTAGGGTGACAGACTCGGTGAAGTTTCCGTCAACTGGGAACGAGTAGTTGATGGAGCTTAGATACATACCGGAACCGTATGCCATAGATAGTGGCGTTCCAATTGCGCTCGTCTGAGTATCCGCATAGATAGGAACGGCAATGTCTGCTCTATAGCTGGCAGTTCTCCCGATAAGAGTCGAAGTTCCACGAGGACCAGTAGTCATGAACCATAGAGGCTTAGTTCCATCAAGAACCTTCTCAATGGTGAACTCAATCTCTGGCTCAAGCTCTACATACTCGTATAGCTGGATTTGACCAAGCTGGAATACTTGTTCGAAGTTGAATGTCGTTGTCATTCCAACGGACTGAACGCCGCGTGGGATATCCCAGCGGCCAGAAGGAGCAACGTCAACTCCTGCGATAAGTGGAACTACTTCGTTTGTGGGTGTAGTCCCATTTTCCTTAATTGCTACACTGTGAATAGCGTAGAATACTCTATTGTTAGGCATTTTCTACTCCCTCCGAATTAGGACTGCTGATGTCTAAAACCACTGGCTACTTGATTATACACCAAACACCTAAAAGTTCGGATATACTCTAGCATTAAAATTGACTCTGGTGCGCTCTATCTCAAACAAAGGCATATCCTTCGTCGGACCAGTTTGGTCTAGATAGATTCGTCTCCAAAAATATTGGCCATTCACATCAGCCAAGGTTGAGTAAGTTGTGAAATTTGGATTGCGTTCCCCTCTACTTAAGAGTGGATATTGAGCCGTATTGAAGTCGATTCCAACGAGCACTTGTCTTTGTTCATCCGCAAGGATATCCTCAATCATATCCCTTTGGAAATCATCGTGTGCCCATACATGGAATACACCAAAATAATCGGCAACTAGTGACCTCCAACCGAGTTCGTATCCAAACGACGTTCTGGTCAATATATCAATGAATACGGCAGGAAGCGTCCTTGTATCTGATGTAGGATAACTCTCTACACCAGTTTGGGCCGGGTTATCTTTCATCGAAGTCTCTATTTGCAATGGCATGTTTTCATTATTGAATGCATTGGCGAAATCAACAGTGACTTCTTTGAATGAGTAGTTTGCTTGAACAACTGGGCTGCCCGTTAGTGGACTATCGAAAATCACTCTTCCATTTGGAAAATCAATTATGTGCGCGTATGTCCCAGTTGTCTGTGTCGTCTGATAAAACGTCCCGTCTACTATAACACCAGAAGAGACAACCGGAGGCGAGATAATTCCGGATTCGATAGGAATGATACCGCTCTCATAGACCCAGCCTTTGTATGGACTTTGGAACACAGTTCCGTCAACAGGAAATGTGGGGTCTTGGGATGGCATCAAACGACTTATGTCATTTCCATACACATCCGTAGTTCCAGATGCAATAGTGGTGAAGAGTCCATGTCTGAGGAATAGGTCATTTAGCCACAACTCAAGGTTTGACTTTAGCAATGCTTTCTTGCCCATTGTAGCCATTATGCACCCCTCCTAGGTATAATCTTGGCACCGCGAGACTTAATTGCTCTAACGGCGTCAGCACGAACCTCGTCCATTGTGTCTAGTAGCCTCATCACCTTCGGTAGAAATACCCATAGACCGCCTCGAATCATTATGCCAGCACCAGTTCTCGACGTTTTTGGAATCGGCTGATGTGCGCTGAACCTTGCACCAACAACAGTCTGACCATCAATGAACCACTCCATCCATGGGATATTGGTGAAGATTGTATTTGATACTTCGATATTGCATTCTGGTGCATCAAACCATCTATCAGTATTTAGCTTTATCGAAACAGTTCCATTTCCTCCTATACCAGCAACAACTTTTATCGTCATGACTGTTGTAGGATGTTTTGGAGATAGCAATTTCCATGCAGCTTGGGTCTTGTCACGCCTAATCGCGCCCCCCATTCCGATACCCAACTGTGCAGCCTCATCGTCTGTTGGAATGAATCTCTCCTTATTTCTGGTTATAGTTCGGTCAACAGAATCTTCTACATATGGCTGTAGGTTTGCGAAGTTGTTCTTGAATTTTCTACGAACGAGTTGCCCAAAAAGACTCTTGGCCTTTTCTACTGTTCCTCGCACGATTTTGAATTCAATAAGTCTTTCAGCCACTACTTGTCCATCTTTCTCCATGTAGCTTGAACATAATAGACGGTTCCACCAAATGCACGCTTCTCTAGGTCTCCAATTAGCTTGTAGTTCTCTCCATCTATAGTTGCTCCAATGCACTTCTGCAAATGCACATATGACGCAATAACCGTCTTTGTAATCAAGACGCGCTGAGATATTCTTCCTGCTGGAGTATCCTGTCCACCACTATCGGCACTCTCTAGCTTCATCTCTTCATGGCGGATATTTGCAGTATATGAGGTTTGCCTTTGCTCTAGCATGAACCCCTCGCCCTTACAGGCTCCACAAATACCACCAGTGGCGCTCATGTGTTTCTTATAGGTCGAGTTGTATCTACACGAACCTACACATGCAGACTTTAGTGGCGGAAGGTGAAGCGTAATCGCTCTTCCTCCTTGCATTATGGTATCCATAGCAATGCGCCACTTTGTCTTCAAACTAGACATCAAGTTAGGCATCGAATTGCCGTGAAAGCCTTCGCCATTAGTAATTACGCCCATGACAACTCCTAGTAGATAAGTCTGCCTATAGTGCCACTCATGTTATACAGGTTTATCGCCTCCTTGAGTTCGGCACACGGACTATTCATGCTATCAAAGAATGAGCCACGCGCTACGGATTGGCCACGGGTGTCGAGCTTCTGCTCACCGTCCACTGCAAGAAGCCCAGCAGTGCCGTCTGTTAATTCCTGCTGGAATTCTCTAGAGGCTATCATGCACTCTGCCTGGAGAAGAACGATGTCTTCCAGGTCGTCATTGTCAGGCGACATGACGCCGCTTGCATTTACGGTTGTCTGATTTGTTGTGCCGGTCAAGTGTAGCCGACGATTTACTCGTCTTGATGCCTTCTGCAAGATGGCAACTAGCACGGCATTTGTGAAACGGGCCATATCTTCCTCCTCCTGCGATAGAGTCTTAGAATATCATACACTTATCTGGGGTGTAAGACATGAGCCACATTCTATTTAGAAGTTTGTGCCGTAATATGGGGCGTTTTCGGTCACCGCATCATCTGCCCTTGAGTAGTAAATCCAAATTCTAGCATCCCTGAATGGTTCACCACCAGCCTTTGCCCTGAACTGATACCCACGGTCATCAATAACTTCATTCTCATTGATGAGTCCAACCTGCCAAAATTGTAGTCCACTACCAATGTGATTTGTTAGGTCCGTAATAGCGATGTCATTTAGATATTCGGGAGCCCAGTTAAGAGTCTGAGCGTGGTTTGAATATCTTTTGAATTCCAATCCACTGCCTATTTCTGTGAACGAAGTCCATGGGTCAGAACCAGAAACTTCGCACCAAATACCACCCAATCTGGTCCAATCCAGTGCATTGTAAACACTTACGTTATATGTCTCAAATAGAATCTTGGTGATATTAGCATTGTCTGGCAGTTCAGTGATATCAAAAATGCAAGCAGAACGATACAGAACAGTGGCATCCCTGCCGACAAACTCGGAGGCATCAGCATCCCACCTGTTACCAATGTCGTAACTCGTAGTATGCACTCCAGTTATGACTGTTAGGTGGTCAAGTCCCTCGTCCCATGGACCGTCAACGAAGTCGTCAGTAGTATTTACTTCGAACGTATGGTCATAGCTCTTGTGAGCAGCAGTATTTTGTAGAACCAAGCACACACCAAAGCGGTCTGTTTCATCATCATTAACTACGCTGAATATCGCATTGTCTACTGTCGTAGCCAACTTCAGTCCTGTGCCTAGAAATGCGGCTTCTTCCTGTGAGTGCGCAGGGTGCGTGTCTGAATCATCATTGCTTTGTGGAAGACGACAGAATTGTCCAGCATAATACTCAAGTGGCAATAGTCCATATTCAATAGCCGCACCAGCCACAAGACAGTCAATCTGACAACGATATTCTCCTTGTGGCCATTCTACGCCTGGAAGACCAGACATACTTACTGCATCATATGCAACTCCACCAACTGCTGCGGGAACCGTAAGAGCCTTGGTTCTTTCTGTAATACTGTCGGCATGTTTTGTGATGTATTCTGTATAGATGCCAGTATGCGCTGAAACACCAGCAGCATATGTTCCACCACGAATATACATGGTCATTGTTCCGCTAGGAACGCTATACCTTCCTTGTGAGCGTTGGCCCAGCAATTTTCCAGTTACATCAAGCTCTGATTCTGGAAGATGCTCAGTCCACTGTCTCCAGCTTATCTCCTCTGTTGCTCCATCGTGTGTAGAAAGCAACTCATTGTCATCAACTTGCTTACCGTGACGAATCAATTCAGGAGCAGGAAGCTTGAAATCAGTCCACTTTTTGAATATAGTTTTTTCTGGAATGCCACTTTTTGTAAGTCTAGCAACAGCCTTTTCTTCAGCATAGACTACACGCGACTGATTGGTATTGATTGCTCCACCAAGCCTTGCATCTGGAGCTAGGGGGCGAAATGTGATTTCTGTAGCATATCGCTCGCCAATTGGGTTTGTTCTGGGGTCGTCATCCCAAATTGTGGCCCTACACCCTCCGTCCATTGTATGCTCCACATAGTAATGGTCGGCACCCATTATGACACCTTGGATATTTAGCGAATATACCCATCCGGCATCGTTATCTATAGAAAGACTTACAGGTGGAGTAGGGTCCACCTTGAATGGCGTGTTAGCCCACTCTGAACTATCTATTTGTTCCCACCCAGACGGGGTTGCCCTCGTCCACTGAACCAATACCTTCATTTGTTCTCCATTATGTCGTCTGGAAGTCTAGACTCTGCACGGCATAATAGTCTGTTCCATCATAGTAGAATGAGATGATATCAATAGCGCCACTGCCCGTAGTAATTGTTGGTGCAGTTCCTCCTGGGAAAAGCACTGCGGCTGGGGATGAGGCATCCCACGTTGGAGCGGTAAAAGCTCCCATTTGAACTACCTTGAGCAAAAAGTTGCCTGGGCCTGGAGGGGCCGTAAATGCAAATAGACAGTCCTGGTCCAATAGCACCCTTTGCTTCTGGCCATTGTTCCAGTCGATAGCGCACGTTGAATGCGCTAGTCCGTGGTCATATTCAGCATCAAATGTAGCGGTGTGCAGGTCGCTCATGTTGTCGTTGTCGTCCAACAAGACGCTGCTTCCTTGAAGGTTGCGGCCCGACGTTGTGTTGAATCTAGGAATTGCGTTATCTAATGAATCTATCTGTTCATTTCCTACGTTACCTGTTGCTGATGCTGTCGCTTCGTTCTTCCACCTTGGGACAAGGTCCACGTTCATATACAGAATTTGGTTCTCGTTGCCTGGAGGCACAGACTGGGCCGTCCCACCATCATCGTAGTAATAGATAACTCCACTTGTTCCTGCCGCAGCTTCTCCACTATGAGTCATACGATGTTCCACTCCGTCCCATTATACAGCATGGAATATGCCTGGTAGTTGTTTATCATTACGACGCTACTAAGGCCATCAATGGTCTTCCCTGGAGCCAGAATGGTAATGTTGTTCGCCTTTGCATCGCCCTTTCCATCTTTAACCAAAACTTCTTGGCCCACCTTTGGTGTCACTGGAAGATTAACGGTTGTGATGCCAGCAATAGATTTGTTGATAATGACTTTTCTACTACTAGAAGTGAGGTCTACTGATGCGCCAGCAGTAACAATTAGCGGGGTGAATATACAATGCTCTACCCAGTCGGGGTCGAGTCCATCATTGCCTAGGACTTTGCCAGATTCGCCAATCGGCTTACGCGCCCACTTTGAGGCAGCAGTTACAGCTAGCAAGTCTCCACGAGTAACGGAATCAATGACAGAGTCGGAGTGCGACAAACTTAGGATGTCGTGACCACTAACCGCAACTGGCTGTGGAGACCACCTTGTTCCATCCCAGGTAAGGGCATACCCAGTAATTGGAGATTCAGATGATACTGGATTTTGCTGAATAGCAAGCACGACAAGGTTGTCGAGCACGCCCGATACGTCGCCCCTTGCTTCTTCCCATCCAACCCTGCCGACACCGCCGCCTATGTTAAGCGTTAATACGGTGCCGCTGGGTGCTGTGCCATACCATGTCATAGCCCGCCCTATCTAGGCAATATGCCCATTCCGCAATAAAAGCCATTGCATTTACCAAACGAGAACCAGGTAGATTATCTGTAGGTTAGATAATGCTCCACTGAGTTCCGTTATACATCAGGGTCAGGGCTGAGAAGTTGTTTCTCATAATGACAGTCGCATTTCCGTCAATGTCGTTTCCATTTCCATCGACAGTAATTGCGTTTGACTTGGCATTTCCGTTGGCATCCTTCACAATGTGCAACTCTCCACTTACTGGAGCAGCAGGCATCGTAATTGTGATTGCTTCGGAGTTCTTTACAGAAACAATGTAGTCGGCTACTGTGACAGTATATGCGCCAACCGTGTCTGTGTCCCTGATAATCTGTCCACCATTCAGAACTAGGTTATCATTCGCACCGTCTAGTGTCAACATCTCGTTGCCACCAGCGGTTCCAATTAGCGTGTTGGCTGTCTCAGCAGACCAGCCTGTGTCTACATCACCAACAAATGTCATTGAAGGTGCGGCAGAGGTTCCTAGAGCGAATGGAGTTACTGCGCCTAGCTGAGTCCACTCTACATCAGAGCCGCCAGCATAAAGGACGTATCCCTCTGTGCCCTTCTCATACTCTTCCCACTTAGGAGTAGAGTTCGCTCGAATGATGGCACCCTGAGTCGGGCTATCAACATCAGTATCCGAGTGTGTTGCGCTCAATAGGTTGTGAGCGCCACCAGCGCCACCTGAGTCAGTAACCGGCGTCCACTGTCCACCAGTGAATACCAGAATTTCAGTTTCGCGTGGTGGAGTTGGGCTAACTGGAGACTCTTGAATACCAGAAACTACTGTTACTCCAACAGTTCCGGTAACATCACCGATTAGCTCGCTATACAATACTAGGTTCTCGTCCCCCATCGCGTGAAGGAGTTCACCACTACTGGCTACGCCAATCCAAGTCATAATATGCCCCCTAGGTTATATCACGTTCCATTCAGTTCCATTATAGACAAACGTGAATGCTTGATAATTCTGTGTTATCACAAAAGAGTTAAGGCCATCAATTGTTCCAGCGGACGCTCGAATAGTGATGTTGTTCGTAAACGCATCGCCCTTAGAGTCTTTCACTACTACCATTCTACCAGCGCCGGGTGATGATGGCAATATCACAATCGTTGCCGCGCCAATAGTTTTGTTCACCATGATTATATCGTCGGCAGGAGTTCCAGCAATATTACCGCCAGCAGTTACAATTCTTATGTTTCGCTTCAGATATCCGTTTAGCTTGATTCCACCAGGAGTTATGATGTTTCCATTATCGTCCAGCGTAGCTAGACTATTCTGAATTTGCTCCCCTGTGATTCCATCCCATCGGACAATCGCGTTATCAGTAGATACACTAGGAGTAGTTACTCCGCCAGAAGCAACCACTGCTCCGTCGTCAGAAATATCAGTTCTTAGGTCATCTACTAGACCAGCATCATCGGTGATTGTGCCAGATATGGCTACAAGCTCATCTCCAACGTCTGTTCTAAGGTCAGCCAGTAGATTCATGCATCTTACTCCTTACCTTAATATACACCCGCATAGAGTTGTTGTTAGTTCGTCAATCTGGCTATCACGCTCCTGCGCAACGCCATTTTTTCCGATGTTGATGGCTTGTTCCTTCCTACGTGGTAGTCTATACCAAATGCACATGCGATTTCAACAAGGATGTCGAAGTCTACTAGGTGCATCATAGATATTCTAAACGATACTGCTGGAATGTCAACGCTAAACATTTCCTTGACGATTTCCGGAGTGTATGTTGCGTCTTCTAATACATCTCTGTTTTCCCTATACAAAGAAATAGGGATATCAGTAGGCCCGTAGCGGCCATAATCGAAATATCTACCATAGACTCTATATTTACCTACGGTTGTATACCCCATAGGCTCTTTTAGGTAAACTAGCATTTTAATCCAAATAGAAAAGGCAGACACAGAGTCGAGTCTGTATCTGCCCCCTCATATTTTCGGCTGACCTTCGATTTAGAAGGAGCCTAGGATTACTCTACGGTTATCGAGAACGGCGAAGCCATGCTCCATCCATCCGTAGATACCTGCCCTTTGCTGACGGTGTAGGTGCTCGTCCTCAAAGGTCTGTAGCTCCTGGCGAATTGGCTGGACAAAGCTGTCGTTGGTGCTTAGGTCGAGACCTACAACGAACTCTTGGTCACCAGCACTGATTGCTGTTACGGAGCGGGCTAGCGTGGTGTCTAGGTAAGTCTGATACTCTTGACCGACACCAAACTCGGTCATGAAGTGTAGCTTGGTTCCATATAGGATTCCAACGCTTCTTCCAGAGCTAGTTAGAATCTCACGGCGAGTTACCTCGTCGATTTCGGAGATGTCCCATGCTCTTAGGTCCTCCATAGCCTCCATAGAGACGAAGAGGTCAGTAAGCATACCAGCCTGGCCGTTTCCACCAGCGTTACGCGTCATGGCAGTCTGCATACGGGAGACAAGCTCCTTAGTAAACTGACCAGCGGCAGCGCCAGTATCAGCGACAACAAGACCACGAGCGTCGGCGGCTGCTAGAAGCGTGTGCCATCCATCCTCGTTAATCTTGCGGACAAAACCCATCTGGTAGACGCGGATTGCGCGACTTACGACATCGAAGCGGGCATCGCGGGCGTAGCGTAGGCTCCAGTCAATTGCGTTAGCAATCTGGAAAGTAGGAACCCATAGCTCATCGCCTTCGACGTGACGCTCTGGAACCTTGCCCTGCTTAGGCAAAGTGATGGCGGTGAAGTCGAGGTCTTCTGTGCCTGGACGGACGAAATCAAGCGGATAGTTTGCCTGGGCACCTGGGGCTAGAACTTCACGACGGAAGATTCCACCTAGGTTGTCCTCGTCAAAGATACCCTGACGAAGAGGCTCACTTAGAGCAGCGGCAAAAGCCTTTTGTGCTGCCATAGCCACTTGGACGTTATCAGAAGCGGTTGCTCTTAGTAGGGCAATCTGTTCTGGTGTTAGCTTAATCAATGCACTCATATTGTTTTCCTCCTAAGCCCTTCTTATAGGTCGATGTGGACTAGCGCGTAGCCGTTAGCGTTAGCAACCGTCCTGAAGTAACCGACTAGAGGAGAGTTCTTACCGGATGCACCATCAAGCGCCAACGTGGTGGAAATGTATCCACTTGCGCCGAGATAAGCTGGATTACCAGCTACAGGTGTTCCGATTAGAAGATTCGTCTCATAATCGCCCTTTGCTCCAACGCCGACTACGCTGCCGACATCAGACACGTTACGGTTCAGGAACTCACCGTGACGGTCATAGTTCATATTCTCAACGTCGTCGAGAAGAATACCAACTGGATATACATTCAAACCTGTTGCGGTTGCAAGACCTGTTACTTCACCAGCAGCGGTCGTTCCTGCGTCGATGCAAACAATCTTGCCTCTTTCCGCAACCTCATTCAATGCAAAGTGGACTTCTGTCCAAATTTGCTGTCTTCTTGGTGCTAGAGCCATGTTAAATCCTCCTTAGTTGTCTTCACTGCTTGGCTTGTGAGCCTTAAGCATTGTGGTTACTAGACCAGCATAAGCGTTTTCAAAGTCCATAGGTGTTGGAGCTTCTCCAGCGGATGGAGCGGCTTCAGCAACTACATTCTCAAGAATAGACGCATCGGTTTCACCCTCTCCGTCATCATCTTCACTTTCGTCCTCATCAGCGGCACTTGCCTCTGCTGGAACTTCCGGCTTTGCTGGAACTGTTGCAAGCGCAACCGTCTCCTTGTAATCCTCAAGGAATGCTGCAAAAGCCTCGTCATCCATATGCTCGGCGGAAGAAAGAATCTTCTGTGCCTTCGCATCAATCATGTCTGTGTTCTCGTCAGTGCGTAGACCAGAAAGAACCTTGTCAATCTCTGACAATCTGTCTCTCGTCTTCGCCTCTGCGGCCTGTGCTGCTAGCTTTTCGTTAGCTTCGGCTAGCTGCTTCTTAAGCTCGTCGGTTTCTAGGTTGCTGGCTGAGATAGCCTCAACAAGAACTCCGAAGAACTCCTCGGCCTTTGCACTTGCTAGCTTCTCACCGACTCCGGGAAGAACCTTATCAAGCGCCTGTGCGCCCTTAACAAATGCACTGGTAATGTTCTCGACTTGCTTCTCAAGCTCTACCTTCTCAGCCACAGCGGCGTCCTTCTCACTGGCAGTAGTCTTAACTTCTGCTCGGAGAGTAACAGCTTCTTCTGTAGCGGCAGTATACTTGTCGAGAGGGACTCCAGCGCCGGTCTCTGCGTTGTTAGTATCACTCATTGTGTCTGAATCCTTCCTTGACTCTTTAACAGTCTGACTATTACTCCCCAAGTCACCAATAACATTGTTGGCAATTGCTTTTACGCTTGCCTCATTGGCTCCCATAGGTGTGTGAGTTACCGATTGAATAACAGATGGTTCGTTTGCTGGTCTTTCTACTATTCCTTTACCGCCAAAAACTATGTTTCTCAGTATTCTCTTTACGGTAGAACTTCCAAATGAACCGTTTCCGCCATTAGCCTTAAGGCTGTCGTCCAAGAAGGCCGTATCTTCGTTTCTAGCAATGACCTTGCTACCTACTAGGTAATCATAGTCACTAAACCATGCTTCCATCGAAACGAAAAGTCTACCTTCTTCTGCGCCTTTTTCAATTCTAGCAGCAACCGTAGGAAACAAAGCCTTCCAAATCACGGATTCATCCACGACATGGAATTGAGTTGGAACCTCGAAATCTACTGCTGACGCCTTATCTTCAGAAATCACAACACCGTCGTTATCAGTAACGTATGCATTATACATTACACCAATTGTCTGGTTATCAACGACGACTTTTCCTGGATTTTCTTTTTGTTCGGACTCTGTTAATTCTCTACCCGTATTATGCTCCCAATCAACAGGCTTAAGTGCTGGCGTGGCGCGGGCTTTCCATGTCTCTTCTGGTAAGAATACATCATCGTTCAGGTTTGAACCAGTGCTAACTAAAACAGACTTCATATAGAGAAGGTCTGGCTGTGCAACTACCGCCATCCCACCAACAGTTTTATGCTGTGTTTGTGGTGATGCGATTACTTGACACGGCACTAGCAATCTGGTTTTGAACTGTTCCATTTTGTATTCTCCGGACCTTACTGATTTATACACCAAGTCTTACGACTTCCGATAATGACTTCTAAACTCCTCGCGCTCATTTTCTGTATAGAAGTGCTTGGCTAGTTTGCTATTAAGCATCTTGCGCATAAATACCTGTGACAAGGTCAATTCTGCCCTGTATTTGTATAATGCTTCAGGCCCACGATTCTTTTGATATATGCTCCCGATTGAATCTACTTCCAAAAAGTTCTTAATCATGCCGCGCCAATGCTTGACATCTTCTAGACGAAGAATCATCGCTTCGACGTTTCCTGCACTTATGATACTACACCTACGGTCAAAGTCAAACGGAAGGCTATATGCATCTATGCCGAAATCTCTCAGAAGGTGAGTATCCAACCAATTTAACGACCATTCCGAATTGTGGAAATCCTCCATGACCTTTACTGGGGGATGTCCGACGAACATCTTCTGATACATCTTCCAGTGATGGAAAACTCCAGAAATCATGCGCTCGACTGGATTACGAACCGCTGTAATTAGTTTGATTGGTGGCTTATTGTCGATAATCCACTTCAATCGCTCGGCCTTAGCTTTTGGTATTGAGCGAAGCTTATGTGGGCGAACGAGCCCGTCTATTATTCCTAAGTCGGGCGTATGTGCGCTAAAGAATTTTGCATTACGCATCTGTTCTTCGGTCGTTGGACGCCCACCGAAGCAAGATTGAATTGACGAGACGAGGGTGCTCGAACCAACCTTGCCCATCGTATATACGATTACGTAATTATAGGACACTGTCCGGTTTCTCTGGAATCAAGTCTGTTCCACTGTTATCATCATCTTCAGGGTGATGGTGCCAACCAAGACCACTGAAATCGTGGTAATGGCCACCATCAGCCAGGACCATACCCTCAAGGTTGCCATGGACGTGCTCGCCCTCTGGATTTATGAACGTATGACGATGCTCACCATCAATAGTGTCATCTATGTTATGCCTGTGCTTGCCAGTGGCATTATCTTCATCATGGATGTGATACCCAGGACTAGAGAAGTCCTTTTCGGCGTTCCACTGTTTTTCTAGGAGTGCCTCTTCTTCAGGCAATAGGGCTCTAGTATATCTCCTAGTGATGTCGGCAAATGCCTCACTTAGTAGTTTTTTTTCTTGCTTGCTTAGTGCCATCGTTTTTTCTCCTGGTCGTTTTATTCTTACTGCCCTTTGGTCGGCCCCTCTTCTTCTTAGGAGTCTCACCAGTGTCCTTAATTACACCAGCAGTAGGATTGTCTAGTGGAGTTTTCGCCACGGGCTTGGGCTTATGAATCAGCTTCTTCACATCGGTAGATGCGTTTACTACTGGCTTGCCTTCCTTCGGGCTAATGTTCCGTCTCTTTGGCACACCTGGCTGAAAATTGAGACTTCTCGCCATCTTTGGCTTATTGACCCTGAAATTGTCTACCTTTGCAGGAGGGATGGGCTTTCCATCCTCATCTACATCAGCTAGCCTAGAAAGTTCTTCCCGAGCCCTACGTCTTTCAAAATACTTCTTGCTCAAGTCCTCGTAAATGTCCTTACCCTTTGGCATTGTCCTCTCCTTTATACACCTATCCGATAACTCGCAATAGCCGTAGCCATAGCCAGCTTCTTGTCCTTCAATGTTGGTCTAGATTTCTCAGCAATGACTTCCGCATAGCGACTAAAGATAATAGGATGATATCCCCTAGTCGATTCATTAGCAAGAACTTCTAGAACTCTCTCAGTAGTTATCTCGTCTTCTAGGTATGAAGCAACGCCGAATGCAATGCGCTCGATACCTGTTCTATCGGTCTTTGTCAAAGACTTCTTGTATTTCTTCCCCGTGGTCTTCAATATCATCTTGGTGACGATATCGTAAACCTCTTCTACTCTGTCCAGTTCATTCGCCTTGGTTGTCTCCCAATCAAGCAGCCATCCCATGCCCTTCGGCTTGGTTTCTCTTGGCTTTTGTTTGATGTCGGTAGTTCCACCTGGTCTTCCAACTGGTGGCCTATTTCTATTCTGAGGCTTGCCTGGCTTATTCAGCGTAGGCATGCCTTCCTGCTCTTCCTCGTATTGTTCTGATAGAGGGTCAGTGAATGGGCCGTGCTTGATAAGCAATTCAGACTTCTCCCTAATTGCCTTCTCATCACGCATACGCTCAAGCTCAATCTCAAAGTCCTCACCAAATGCCTCAAGGACTGCCTCAATGGAGATGATGTTTCTGTCTAGCAGACCCATAATGAGTTGCTTCTCAGCCTTCTCGTCACGTAGCGACATTCTTCCGAACTTAACCTTCGGAACGTCCCTATGGCCCATCGTATCGGCAATCATCTTCAACTGGCTGTTAATCCAGCGTGTGACGGTTTGGCGACCTTCCTCAAGACGCTCAAGCAAAGTTCGCACACCAAGGAAGCCTGTGCTAAAGCTAGCTCCAGTAGTTCCTCCTAGGAGAGTATCTGGGACGCCGAGGCCACGAAGAATGTCTCTATCAACTGCCTCATACTTGGCAACATTCAGGATTCTATCTACTGGTGGGTAGCTACTCTCAATAGAGATGGCATCATTCCATACCATGTTCATTGCGGCACTTGGAGTTCTCAAGAACTCAGCGAATGCTCTAAAATGCTCCTCTGGTGGAATAAAACCGTTCTTGAAGTCGCCAATCTTGAAAATAGTGACTGCGTTAATTACGCTATCACATACGCTCATATCCATCTGGCGCAGTCTGTTCTTGTAGTAGATATCAGACATTACTGGCCATAGAAGTGGGTCAGCCCAATCCTCGTGGTCGTCCTTCATATAGTGGAGTGTCCACAGCTTTGCTGGGTCAACATCTACTATTAGTGGGTTCTTCCCCTTCTTTGATAGCTTCTTAAACTCGGGTGGTAGATTGATTTCGGTTTTGTCTAGGAAGTCGATTTCGTGCGTTGAGTTATACTGCCCAGTGTCGATATCGTTTGCTGTCAATGGGTCTAGGATAAAGACCCACTTTGACTCTCCGAAATACTTGGTGCCACGAAGGTCCATCTGGAATGGGTTGAGCATAGTATAGCGCCATGGAATTTGCTTATCGCCAGGCTTCTTTCCAGATTGGTCGTCAACGTGCTGATTCTTGTCGTCTTCCGCCGGGTCATTTACATCACCACGGACTTCAACAAATCCCTTCAGTGATTTTGTTCCCTTTGCTCTCTTCATCTTATTGTAGGCTGATTCGTTGATTGTGCCATGTGTTGTGTAGATGAATACGTTGGCATACTTGTAGTAGTATCGAAGGATATCCTTTACTCTACCTGCAAGGTCTACGTGCTCGGCCCATCTTTTGTAGAACTTCTCAACGGCCTTGCTTGGGTGCTTGATGGTTAGTCCTTCTGAAGCGAAGTTAGCCATCAGGTCAATTACGTTCTTAGCTACGCCAAATCCCTTATATGCTTCAACACATAGACCCATCTTGTAGTGGGCCATTCTGGCTCTAGAACTGAACGCGCTCATGCTCCCTTGGATTCGGCTATTACTGCCAGACAATCCACTGAACTGACTACCTCCACCAAACATGCCGTTAAAGTTCTGTGGCATCAACCAAGAAAGTGGCCAATTTTGCAGACCATCCATTCCGAAGTTCTGTCCGGTGTCTCCACCTATGTTGACGCCACGCCTTTGAATGTTTGCAGCATCGGCCCTAAACGCATCTACAGTTTCTCTATTGGCCTTAATGGCACCAGAAAGCGAACCCTCCAACTGTTTCAAAACAGATGGGCTCAAGCCTATAGTATTGATGCCTAGTTCTACTCTGTTATCTGACACATCTCACCTCACGATTGGATTGCAACTGCATTACTAATCCTATCATACACCCTAGAGCCTAGAAGCCCAACCACCAATATTGGGAACTACCTGTCTGGCCCCCATTGCGGTAAATGACCTCGCGGCATAAGAGGAAAGAAGCATTGCAGAATACCTGTCCTTCCTTTGATATGTCTTGAGTGTCCCTTGCTGTGCAGAAGGCAAATCGGGCGTATCAAAGTGCTGAACGCCAGTCTTTGTTGAAGTTACGACAATCATGCACATCTCATTGATTTGCTCATCAATCTCACTCCATACATCTTCATGTTCCGCCTCAGAGAGTCCATCTCTTGAACGATTCGGGAACAAGCACCTGTGGTGTTCGATATCTGCTAGAAGTCCATAGTTCGCTTCGCCAATCCATGTTGGAGTAAAGTTGACCATTTCAAGAATATGGCGACCTTCATATCTCGCGGACTCGTCATCATCAAAGCGCCAAATCGGGGCCTCTCCAGGCTGTAGCATATTTGGGTCGCACAGCAAATCCTCAATCGTTGTTCCTCCACCACCAGCATCCATCGCGATGTGGACGATGTTGAACTTGCTTAAAACGCTCCTTACTCTCCTGGTAGCCTCTGGCCACCTTTTACCGTTCATGCTTTCGCAATATACATTTCTGTAGGAACCGTCTTTCATCATCTTCACAACGCTAATTGCGAAGTTGTCGGTCTTACGAGCAGGGTCAATTCCCATAACGTAGTTGAATCCTGGGGTTCCCTTTGTCTCAATGCAGAATCCAGGCTTTGGTGTAGAGTCGTTAATTGCGCTACGTCTTATGAAGCCATCTGAGTCTGTAGGGAAGACACATTCATATTCCATTTGGAACAGGGCCTTTGGCATTGTTAGCTTGGCCTGTGCAATTTGTTTCTCATCCATGAACGAGCGAGGAAGTGCTTGGTATGGGATTTGGATTATAGCATAGTCTCGATAATCAAGCGCACCATCCATAAGTGGGTCATCTTCTTCGAAATCGAGGTCTTTGCCTATTACCTTGCCATCTCCAATTATCTTGTTATCTATGAGATACTTGTGAGCTAGGTAAACCTTGTAGAAGTGGTTGAACTGAAAATTGGCAGTTCCACTGTAGACAATTTGGTTGCCTTCAGTTTGCTGTCTATCCTTCTCCTCCATCCTGCCTTCTCTAATTGCCACCTCTTCCTTGTGGGTCTGCTTTGCTGCTTCAATGGGGTTTGCAGCTACAGCGGCGAAACCTCTAACAACGACCTGGAAGATTTCTGGTGGGATGGATGCAAACTCGTCCGTAAGGATATGCGTTGCACGAATACCACGGATTTTCTCACCATTGCCTAGCGGCAAGGCTTGGATTGTTGAATAGCCACAAGTCAACTTACGAGAATCACTTGGCTTCTCTGGGGCTCTTGAACAAGCTGCCCTGAAAATTGGTGAGTAGTTGTAAAGCTGCTCAATGTATTCAAAGACCAATTTCGACTGCCTGAACGAAGCGGCCACAATCACAATCTTCGACCCAGGCGTCAGCATGGCGCGTAAAACCGCGTAGACCGCTAGCATAAACGTCTTGCCACCACCACGGGTCATCAGTAGGATAGGGAAGGTCTTGCCCCACAGCGTTTCTAAAATTACGCTCTGGAATGGAGCTAGCTGGAGCGGCTGGCCACGCCACATTAGTAGATGGTAGGCAGCCCACGTCAGGTTCTCCAAACAAATGGCAGCGAACTCATCATATGGGTCAGAGTATTTACCAAGATTCTCATAGAACGGATTTGTGAGTCTTGTTCCTTTTTCTATTTCATATGTGATTGGGAGTCTAATGCTTTTCATAACAACTTGTCTGTATGATATTTGAACATCTTCGACATAAGCCTTCTGACGTATGCCCTGGCTCTATCTTGCCTTCCGGCAAAGACTACATGAAGATTGTGTTTTACTTGTAGTGAAATAAGCTTCGCATGCACATTGTTCACTGGAACCTGTGAATAGCTGTATCCTCTATCGACATCTGCGAGTGACCCTTCGATTACAAGGAACTTAATCCTGTGGTCCTTGGCTCTCTCCATCTCTCGCAAGAACCGCTGATAATTCTTCTGTGGTCCAAGCGTGCCCCACAGGTCACCTATGGTCTTACGCTCAATCATCAGGATATCTTCCATGCCCTCGACTGTATAGTCTCCAACATCGAGCTTCTTAACCTTCTGGCCATAGCAATTCGCTGAAGCCCTAAAGTTCCAGCCCTTGCCCTTCTGCTCTCGGGTGTCTCTGATAATCCTGAATTTCTTCGGCGGCACGAAGCCTTCTTTTACAGTCGCCATAACTGAACCTACCCTTCTTGTTTCCTAACCATCTAGCTTGACACTCTAGAATCGTGCCCTTCCGTCTGGACTTTTTCCTTCTAAAATGCGGCATATCTCACGCTTCCCTTGCGCTCTGCGGCGCTTCGATGTAAGTCGTTTGGTCCCATGACGCTTTCTAACGTGGCCCGCCCATTCGCCATTCAAATAGGAATTCAGCTTACTACCAACGTCAATTCGCGACATATTATTCCCCTAGTAGAAAATCCATCTTACTCATATCGGCTTTGCACTTATTAGTGAAGTAACTCATCATGCCCGCTGTATTTCCAGCCTTGTTTCTATTTCTCGCATCAAGTAGCGAAGACACCATTCCTGTAATAGTTATCTTCTCTTCCCTATTGGCCTTGAGTCTTTGTTCTCTGGTAAGGTTCATGTCTTTGTGGTATTTAGCGTAGCGGCCCTCGGCATCATTTAGGTCTTTGTATAGATACTGAGGAGGTGGACGCTTGTCCTCATCATCACTTCCCCTGTATGCAGTTACGGCCTCAGCTATCTGTTCTTGAATTCGAAGAATTTGAATCTCCGTCATGAGCATGTTATGCAAAATTTCTTCTTCTTGCAATGTTATGCTATCGACATTGTCCAAGAACTCGATGTATTTGTGCTTATAGTATGGAAGCTCATCGTCAATTAGAATCTTTAGCAAGAACGGATACCTGTGGTTCTTGTCGAACTGACTCTTGTAGAAGGCAATTCTATCGTCCTTTGATAGTGTTGCGAGCGAATACTCTGTTGGATTGGCAATTACTGCGGCCTTCTGGGTTTTCTTTGCTGGCCTACCAGCCCTCTTTGAAAGTCCCAGAGCTTTACGTCTGCGAGCTACAGACTCAGTCGTTCTACCAATCTCTTTGGCTATTTGTTCATCAGTGGTAGTCTGCCACTTATCACGGATTATTTGGTCTTCCCAGCCCTTGAAGTGGTGTTTCTTCTTCGACATGTCTCACTATCTCCTATCAACCTACCTGTTACCTTCTCATTGTAGCAGAAGTATCGGATGTTTCTACCTGCTACTACACCACAAAAAAAAGGACGCATGCCACAAAATGACAGCGTCCTTAATTGTTTGGTAAAGTTGTTTGATTAGGCGGGAAACCTCACTCTTCTCTTATCTATGCAATCCATCAATTTGGCCATGTCACAATGCAGAAATCTTGCAATCCTGCCAAATTCGCCCACGTCCTTGTCTATCAGTTTTTCGAAGCAAACTCTTAGGTGAGGATGTCTAGGAAGTATGCCTTCTCTCTCAAGCAAGACCTTGTCCTGTAGGAAGAGTCTATGGTTGCACATTTCCGCTGTTTTCTTATCAAGCTCCTCTTGCGTAAATGGAGGGACATCAGCACGTCTAAGAACTTGTCCTGCCACATTTCTACTACAGATACTTTTTCTTCTATTGGCTCTTATCCTGTCTGGTGCAAGAATCTTGACATCAAACTTTTCAGCCAAGAGAGGTATCCAGTCGTAAAATCCAATAACCTTGGCACAACTCATCCCCTCTTCTTTAATAACTCTCCAAGCATGCTCAACATTGCCTGGAAGTTTTCCAAACAAAGGATGCTCATTCCTCCCAGCCCTTTTGTCAAGCGGTTGTCTGTGGCATCTTCCTGCACAATATCCAGCAGCTTGAGCTATATCCATGCATAGGCTGGTGCCAGTTCTTGGAGCACCATATACTACGATGAACGTCTCGACCTCACGTCTGCTCTGTAAATCGTCCATGGCTCTCCTGGGTCTTTGCAGTATCTCGTTATGCTGCTTTTGTCTGACCCAAGCTCATGAATCATTGCCAGTCCACCTTGAGCATATCCAACACATATGCATGCTCCACTGGTAGCTCCAGTAGACCATATCTTTTTCTTTTGGATGTAGCCTTCTTGGTTTTTTGGCAGCTTGACTTCTAGCCCACCTATTTGGACGCGCAGTTGAGTAATCGAGAGGTCGTTTTCCTCAAGATACTCACTCAAACGCTGCCAGGTGGGCCTATCTTTTCTTGAGTCTTCGAAGATTGTTTCTCCGTTAGACAATGAAGCAATCCACCGATTTTTCGGCACGAACTTATCCGCACTTCTAGAAAGTGCAATCTCCATATATCACCTTCGGCTTATAGGAATTCAGTCTCAAAATAGAAGCCAATGTTGGTCTTCTCACCAATGCTCGTTGGTGTTGCGGACAAAGCGATGAAGAAGTCGTGCGTGGTAAAGTCCGCTGTAATCTGGTCGTAAAGACTAAGCGTCGAACCTGAACCGGCAATTGTTGACCAGTTCGTATTACCAGAACCTCTATCGCCCGTAAGGAACTTGCGAACCTCGGCTGCCCTAATTGTCACGCCACTTGGGTTGTTGTCAATATCCACACGGTCGAACGCTCTTAGCGATGCATTCTGCGTCTGGATGGCGTTGTCAGTTACCAACGTAATCTTGAGCGTTGTCTCGTCGTTGTCAACTTCCCTAAGCTCAGTAGCCGTTAGCTCACCGGCAACATAAGCGCCGGATACATTGGCATAACGCAAGTTAGGTAGCGCACCACCATTTGACGTTCCATTCTGATTTGTTCTGAATGAAGTGTTGTTGTATTCCCCAACTCGAATCGAGAATCCGAAGTTCGAGCCGAAGAATCCTAGAGTGTTAAGTCCACCAGAAGCGGCTGGTAGAATTTCTGGGCTGCCGTCTCCAGCATACCATCTAATTGTAGTTGCCATTGTTACCTCTCTGTGTCAATGAATTGTCCTATGACAGATTATCGCCACTCAACGCTATGAAGGTTAACAACCCAGCAATACATCAAGTAATTAAGCCAGCAGCTTTTTAACAAACGACTGGATTTTCCTTTTGTCCTTCTTAGGGACCTTTTTTCCTTGGCCTTTCAGCATCTTGCACAATGATTCCTTCAGGTCTGGAGATATCGAGTCAACGACATACTTCTCCAAGTCTTTATACTCCAATTCCTCCTCGAATCGAGCATGTTTTATTGTATCTCCTAGCATATCAATGGGTATGGGATGGAGAATCCGCAGCTTCCTTTGGAGGTTAGCTTGGAATTTCTGCCACCTGGCATAGTCCTGAGTCTTTTTGAATTCAAGCATCTCGGCAGGAGTCATACCATCTAAGTTCACACGAACTGGTGGGGACGTGCGTAGATAGTTGTCTCGCTTGAGGTTCTTTAATCCGTTATCGACACATCGCCCAAAGAAATTCTTCCAGCGGTCAGCCTTGACCCTAGTAGAATCAAAATGTTCGATTGCCTTAAAGCAAATCAGACGTATCTCCTGAGCAATGTCGTCAGGTGCCCAACAGCCAAATGCATATGAATGAGACTTGGTTCTAACAAGATACTCTACGATATCAGTGATATCGCTGTATTCAATCCTTGTCTTTACCGTCTCCGTCTTCAGCATCTCCGGACTTATCTCCTCCGTCGTCTTGTCCTTCTTGTCCTTCTTCGTATTCACCAATTGTATTTCTCTCAATCAGTTCGGCTTCGCTCAATCCTGCGACAGCCTTACGTTGCACTTTTCTAAGGTCCGGGGACTTTTTAACAGTGACAGACGATTTTACGACAATCTTCTTTTCATTCATTTCTTATCCTGTCGGTTTGCTTTTGTGCTTCTGCTTCAGTGATTTTGACTATTTCGCCACCACATCCAATAGCAACATTCTGTCCGTATTCCGCGCCTTTTCGATATACCGTTCGATACTCGACAAACGCACCACAGATGTCTGGACTACCAGCACCCGCAAACATATGACCGCACTTAATGCATCGGAAAAACATCACTTCCTCCATGTTCAACAAACCTTTGTCGTTCATAACAGCTTCCCTACTTAATTGGGCAGCTTCCTCTTGAGCACTTTTGCTCAGGGTCGATAACCAACTTCTTACCATCGTAAGCTTCATATGACTCGCGAGTTATTTCTGTATAGGGAGGCTGTGGTCTGCCCCCGGCTCCCACCAACACGGTGGTCCCCTTGAGCTTTGGAAGGAACTTAATTACCGTGTGGTAAAGCTCCTTCTCAGTTGTAGCAGGAGTTAGGTTGACTGTCAAGGAAATTGAATTGTCAGCCCACTCACGCTGCAACATAGCCTGAATCGCGAGGGTGTCATGCATCGAAATGTCGTGCTGTCCCTCAACGATGTCTTCTGCATCGTAACCTAATTCAGAAACTTCGTCAACAAGCGGGTGCTTACAAACATGCTTGGCAATGATTGTGTTTATACCCTCTTCCTTGTTAATACACTCTTCGAACTCTATCCCGTCACTCATAAGTTTTGGAATGTTAGGGTCGTCCTTTTGATAACGCACGCGTTGCTCATAGTATGGGAACAGTAGAGCCTGGCCACCCTCGGTTGCTCCAGCCAATTTTGCAATTGTGCCAGTTGGAGCTAGGGTGGTGTTCTTGATTGGAGCAGGAATTCTAAGCTCATGGGCATATTCCATGCCGGTCTTTTTCACTACTCGGTAGAACTGACGCAGCGTGCTATGCACCTCTGGGTCATTGTGGCAATCGCTATACTTCTTGCCTTGCTTGCACAGCCAACCCTGGAAGCCAAAGAACCCGACACCAATGCGCCTGTTGCGATTAACTACGGCACGCTGCCATGGCGAATAGATATCGCCAAAGGTAGCACGAATAAGGAAGCGAGTCATCATCATAAATGCTCGCTTTGCTCCTTCGACATTGTCGTGGAATTCTGATAGGTTGATATGTCCTAGGTTGCAATTGCCAAATGGGAGAGCGAAAATCTCACCACATGGATTTGAACTTACGACCTCTTCGGTCTCACCGTGTTGCGCCAAAGACATATTGCAGAAGCCTGGCTCGCCACTGACATACATCGACTCGATGCATTTCTTATAAACCAGCCTGGCGTGCTTGTCGCCCTTCTTGAATAGTCTGAAGAAGGAATTGTCAACACCTACCGAGATGTTTGTTGTCCAATGAGAGACCCTGGCATTGTCGCCCTTACAGTGAATGAACTCAAAGATGTCCGGGTCCTTCCAATGCTTAATTGACATACGGGCACTACGACGGACATTGCCAGCAACTACGCACACTGCAATACGGTGGTCAATCTCCATGTGGTCGAGAGATGTGAGCCTCTGGCCCACTTTGCTACTCAACAATTCAGCAACGCCCTGAAGCATTCGGATAAGAGCCTCTGGCCCCGAAGCGGTGCCGCCAAATGACCTAATAGGGGAACCATAGGGTCTTACGCGGCTCATATCAAATACAAGCGGCTGTGGGTTCTTGGCAAATGCCTGCTCCAAAACCAAAATAAGAGCCTCTACCCAGCCCTCACGACTATCCTCGACAGGAATACATCCATCCCAAGTATGGTGATAATCAGTAGATAGAGTATCCCCAATGCGCTCGTGGTCAGCATGCTTAGAGTCGCATACGATGTGAACATCGAGCTTGTTCTTAATAGGAGGATATTTCTTGATGAACCTGTCGGAGTAGTTAGCACCGACGCCACCACCCTTCATAAGCTCATCGAACATGAAGGAATAGTGGTCGGCCATATTATCACGCCAACCAGAGACGTGACAATTAAACAAGAACTGACGACCTTTGACGCCACTAACCCACAGGTGACGGCCTGCGGGTAGTGCCTTAAAATCCATGAATAGGTCAACCAAATCTTGGCGTTCGTTCCTGCGCCAGAATTTTTTGTCTACTAGAGCAAGATTACCGTCTACGACACGTTCAACTGTCTCTGGCCATGTCTCGTTTGAGCCGTCTGGTTTCCTCCTACTATACGTTCTTTCATAAACTTGCTTCCCTATCGGACCCCACTTAATCTGCTGCATAGTAGGCATACATCTCCTAACGTAAGTCTTTGATATCACCTCTTAGAAACTTCTTGAGAGATGACTTCTTATTTGTTCTATGGTCTACAACCAGGTCTTTGCGCTCGCAATAGGTTCTAACTTTGTCCCCTCTTGCCCCTCTACCGACCTGGCTTTTCCTCTTGGCGTTCTTTTTATCTTTGTTGCGTCCCCGTTGGGCACTAAATAACTTAGCCCGCATGGCGTTCAGGGCCAACGCCTTATTGCGTCCCTGCCTGCGGCCATACTGGGCTATAACTACCATTCCTGTTGGGATGTGGGTTAGTCGAACTGCACTGTCAGTTTTATTTTTATGCTGTCCACCAGGTCCGCTACCTCTAAAGAAAGTAAATCTGAGGTCTTGTGGTCTAAGTGCCACTTCAGTCTTTTGCTGGTGTTGTAAGACAGCAACGGTAATAGTGCTTGTATGAACTCTTCCCCTGCGCTCTGTAGGCGGGACTCTTTGGTATCTGTGGACCCCTGCCTCGTGACTGAAAACTTCATTTGCTCTCCTTCCTCCTACTTCTAGGACGACATATGATGCGGCGCGGTCGAGCAATTCAATGCTAAAGATGCTCCTTAGCGGCGACCTTCCTGAATACGTTCTCGAACTTGACAACCAAGTCCTTGGCGTCTGCACCACCAGCGGCGGCGCGAATCTCAATCGTTACGTTCATTATCTCCTCTATTCCTCACTCCAGAAACAATCGTCGTCAATCATCTCTTCGACTGTAGTGTCTCCTTGATTCAAACTGTCTTCAATGCGGGCATCCCAGATGTCAAAGTCAACGAACTGGTTGCGCCTTAGATAAAACAAAAAGTTGCGCACGTTCTTCACCATTAGATAGTCAGCATCCATGCCGCCCCTATGCGCGTTCCAATAGTATTCGATGAAGTAGGCATACCTTGTGCATCTCAGTATACATACGTCGGGACCGTTAGACAACATGAAGAAAACCATGTCGCCAAATTCTTCGGCATTGTCGCGGACGGGACCAATTACAAGGCCCATCTTTTCCGCAGCGTTGCCAACTTTTGTTGCTCTTTTGAGTGTCTCAATTGAAAACTTCGGCTTGTCCACTTTCATTCCTCCCACCTTTCTATACACTTAGAGCAGACCATCCCCTATAGGCGAACATCATGGTTGCCCTCTAGTAGTAGAAGAGTCTCTACAAACCAGGAAGTCAAGGGGCCGAATTGAAGATTCTGCGGCGAATTAAAATCTGACGAAGCTGCTTGACTTTTCATTTGTTGCTCACTCTTATGACTGTAGAGCACCAAGATGTGTGAGGAGGACAGATGAAAGTTACTTATCAACTGGGATGGATGAAACGTGGTAGGACACCTGGAATGTTCAGGGCCATGGTTCATGAAATCGGGACACCTAACTGGGTCGAGAGACTCATAGGGAAGGACAATTACACAAAGAGCGACGAGTATATTGGGCACAACATGTGGTTTCGTGACGGGACCAAAGTTAGGGCTAAAGTAGCCCTGGAGGAGTTTCTGAGTAAACGAACGATGTATGCTGATGCCAAACGCGGGGGAGGTATCAAGTGTGCGCTACAGTTCAACATGATTACATTCAAGCGAGGCTAGTGCTGACCACTTGGCCCGTATGGTATAAGATAGGCAAGCATTGGATTTTAAGGGAGGAGGCCCATGATGTCTGGCAATTTGAAAGAATTCAAGGAAAATGTGACGAGTGACCTAGGCGACCTGACCGCTGTGCAACTCAATGCGCTTTACGGCGAAGTGCTGAAGGAATACGCGGGAAGGCTGTGCGGCGAAGCCAAGAGGCAAGAGGGCGTAGAGGTCAGGCTGTCAGCCGAAGTTGTTGTTGGTGCTGTTTGTTCTGTGGTGATGAGCACCGAGCATTTGATTACTCACACCGCTAGTCCGGTCCAACTGTTTCACAAAGGCGGCGATGACCCACTTTACGTAGACACGCGAGAGCCATACGGCGGATGCTAGTAAGAGAGGAACGAAGTTATGTGCCATGGAAGAGCTTCTAGGTATGATATTATTGCCGCAATGGGCTGTAACGCAGACAAAGGCTGCGCCGGTAGTTGTGGAGGGAGTGAGGGAGGAAGCGAAAAATGCGGCGACAAGTGCAAGTGCAAAAAGCAATGTGTCTGTGAGCATTTGGTAATGGTCAATAGAGGATGTCAGTGTGGTGCCGTGAAGGCGGCGAAGGAATGTAAAGAAAAGGGCGAGTGCAATGATTGCACCTAGCGGAGTCGCAAAGTGGGACGGAAGAAAGACACGAGTTCCTCGTAGATGTATGGCATGTGGGCAAGAGCATAACATCATACCAGGGTCAGGAGGATTTTACATAGAGCCTAATGAGCGCGGAGAAATGAATCATGATTGTGTGATTGCCATGCGGCAGGCATGTTGGGATAGCTGGACTGAAGTTATTACGAACCTGTATGGCGTGCCAGGAAGGGAATTTCCTAACTCACCCGTAATGGTAGCGTCGGAACGTAATTGGCGCGAAGATACCATCTTGCCTATAAGGGGATTTGATTACCGACCAGGAATGGGACCTAGCGGTGTGCTTGAATGATTAGGTGAAACACCTATTATTTGGGGCCTACACTATATCAGGGCCCCGCCGTAAGTCCTTTGTTTTCGACCACCGCTCTAAGTTCAATAATACCAGGGGGTTACGTAAAGCCTTTGTTTCCGACCCTTTCTTTTCATTTCACCGCCCCCATGAAATGAAATGCTTATCTCCTTTGTTTGCGACCGCCCGATTTCTGGCACCCCCAACCCCTTGCCCTGTAAGGGTTTACGGCGGTGACCGTTTTCCGGCACCCCCAACCGCCCGATTTCCGTCGCCCCGCACCGAAAACAAAGGAGTTATGACTGGCACGGGACGTGCTATAGGTAGGGTGGCGGCGCGGGGTCGGGTGCGACCCAAAAGCGTCCCGCTCTTTGACAATTCGGCTCATTTGCGTGTCACGGTGGGGGGCCTTGCGCCTCATTTGTGACGCACGGACCACGTCGAGAGACGTATCTGGAACCGAGACCCGCCGGAGGCTGAGACGCTTCTGACACCTACGGGGGCGGCAGGAGGGACGCAAATGAGACGGCCTTGAAACGCAACGGGTCGCCCTGAAGGCAGGGAGTCGCAAATGCGACGAATCCGGTTCGAATCCGGAACGACCCATGACACGTTTCACCATGCGTCTCACAGAAAGGGACGCAAATGACACGAAGGAGGAGGAGATGAAACGAATGCGGCCTGTCACTGAGACGATGGCACGCATCTGCGACGAATGTGACGGGTTGGGTTTCGTTCCGCGACACTCAACTGGAACGAAAGTGACACTGGTCGAGGCGCATACGGCACAGAAATGCGACGAATGCGACGGCTTCGGGCTGGTGGCACGCAAGCGAGACGAATCCACCCTGACTGAGACGATTCTGCGACTCAAAACCCTCTACGAAACGAACTGAGAGACGGAAATGACACGCTTCTGGACCATTGCCCACGACGATAAGGTTTCAAATGCGTCCCACGAACACCTAACCCTTGCGTTTCACGACGATGGGACGATTGCGGTTCGAACCAAGACCGTCTCAGAAGGGGCTCATATGCGTGACACTTACGAGTCATGCGGCTCCTACGGTCGGTGGGATACGGGTCACCGTTGGGTCGAATTCGACTCAAGCTGCACCGCATTTGACATGGCTTCGGTTGCCATGCAACGCGAGTGGAACGTAACGGTTCTCAACTGCAACGCAAGTGACTCGGATTGGGGTCACATCAGTTTCATCGAGTGCGACGGAAACGTCACCGACCCGGATACGTTGCGCGGCATGGGACGCAACAAAGACGCGGACGCCGATGAGACGAGTGCGACACGCAAGCGGAACGGAAACAGCCTCATGCGGTTCGGCGGGTGGAACGCAACGCGGGTCGTAAATGACAAGGCTCTGGCACGAGCCAAGGCTGCCGACGCGGCACGCAACTGACACGAACGGTGCTCGGGGCGGGTTCGACTCCCGCCCGTGTCATTTCGGTTTCACCATACGTGCCACCCAGAGGCACGCAAACAGAACGGAAGTTTCAAAATGAAGAACATTCACGACCTGCGAGACGCATTCGACACGATTCAGGCTGCGGCACGAGACGGAAAACGAGCCTGCAACGGATTTGAGACGCTAGAGGCGTCCTGCGTGTTGGACCACGATATGCTGGCCAGCATACTCCTGAGCGTTGAGGAGCAGTTGCGTCTCATTGCGGACCACGCGAACCGGAGCCTGGGACAAACCGCTATCCGAATCGACTGACACGCATCTGAGACGGACGGCTTCTAGGGTCGTAGGGTTCGATTCCTTACGACTCACTTGCGGTTCACAATCCGTGAAACGCACAACTGCCTGGTGGCAAAGGATTTAGCATGAACGTCAGAAAGAACGCGCTTCGTCTCATGGTCGTCCGCAACGCAACTGAGACGGAGTTCGCTGCCCAGTTCGCCTACCGCACCGCACCGCTCGGCTCGACGGGACGCAAATGGGACGCAATGATGGACGACGGCTGGTGGAGGGGCGACGGTAACGAGTGGGTCAAGGTCTACAAGGGTATCAGTGAAACGCATTTGAGCCCGGACGACTACAACTACCTCTCGTGGGACGAAATTGACTCGATTCTGCGACGAGAGACCATTCGGTGCGTAAGCGTGTCAACGACTCGTCTGCGGCGTGTTCGGTCTCACTTGCGTATCACCGAGGCGTCGTCCTTCGGTGGCAACGTGGCCCGCAGGGTTCGGTGGCTCAAGGACATGCGGGACGAAGCGGAGCGAAACGCATTTGAGGCGAACGTCCTGCTCTGCTCCGATATGGACCAGTTGGCCGTAACTCCCGGCGACGAGTGGGATTACACCTACAACCCCGAGACCTACGGTTGGGACCACAGCGAGCCGTCCGGGTCATTTGCGTTCCAGAACCGTGCCAGCCACGAGTTGACCTTCGACGACATGGACGACTGCTTCTAGCAGACACGCATTGGTGACGGAGGCGGTAGGTTCGATTCCTGCCGTCTCATTTGCGTCTCAATTATGGGACGCTTAACGGCCTGGTGGCCAAGGTGACACGCATATGAGTATCTTCCTGAACGGCGAGGCGTATGAGCAGGACATGGCCGAGACTGTCGTTGAAACGCAAGTGGAACGATACACCGGCAACTGGGAAATGAAGGACGGCAGCCAGCCCGTTGGCATGGTGACCGGAATGAGACGGAAGGACAGTTTGTCCCGTTTGCGTCTCACCGACTCCCAGGCCAAGTTCTTCCTCAGCGACACTCACTGGGATATCTACTGGGAGGTGTTCACCGACTGATACGCATTTGAAACGAACCAACGTCGGTTTGTTTCAGAGGGATAGACGGTTCGATTCCGTTTGTCTCTTTTGCGTCTCACAATGAGGCGCAGCAATGCCTGGAGGCACGCAATGAACACGTATCTGCTCACGGTTTGGGACGGAAGCAACGCAAATGGGCTCGGCCAGACCTACAATCTGGGGCGCAGCAACGGGCTCTACACCCCGATTCAGCAGGCTGGAACGATTCTGGCACAGTGGCACGCAAATGGCACGAACGAGTGGACGTGCAACGATAACGGGGCGTGGGAGAACCTGGAGACGGGCCACAAGGCGCAACTGAGCCGAGTGCTGGGCCGCTAAACGCAAGTGAGACGAATCAACTTCTAGCCTGAAACGCAAAGGAAACGAAATGCTGAAAAGTGAACTGATAGAGGAAAACAAGCGGCTGCACGATACCGTCGATTACCTTCGGTCGCAGTTGCGTCTCATACCGCACAGTCGTTTCGAGAAGTATCGGCACGCAAAGGACACGAACGAGACTCTGGCCTACCGCAAGTGCGCCCAAGAGGTAGACTCGCGCTGCCTCGCCGCACTGAGCCACGCAACTGACATACAAGACGGTTGCACCGACTAGGCGACACGCATTTGAGACGGACCTGAGCATGTCGTTAAACTGCTCGGTTTCTTTTGCGTCTCACAACTGGCCAGGCCAGGGGGCAGTCTGTCTATAATGAATCAGCGAACGACACGCAAATGCAACGTATCTTCTCTAGCAGTTACGAATGACACGCAAATGCTACGAATGCTTTCGTTTCACCATACGTCTCACGAGAATCCGCCCGAGGTGTTCACGCATAAGGAGTAAATGACACGCAAATGAGACCCACTACATATGGTATGCTATTTGTTATGACACGCAAATGAAACGCTGTTGTTCCCTACGGGGAGATTGGCATGATTCCAACACAACTAAAGGAGTTACAAATGAGACGCAAATGCAACGAGCACCTGCGCCATTCTAATACACCCCCCATATGTAGTGGGTTGGCACGCAAGAGAGACGCAACGAGCCTATGAAACGCATTTGTGACATAAAATCAATTCGTTTCACTATACGTCTCACGGAAAGCCGCCCGAGGTGTCTGGGGAGAGGGAGGAAACGCAAATGAGACGAGAGCCGCAAATGAGACAAAAGCCTCCGCTGCGCTGCGTCATGCTTCTTTTCATTTCACCTTGCAACGCATTTGTGGAGCAAGGCTACCTAAAGGCTTTACAGCGTTTCACTTACGTCTCAGATGTTGCACCGTATGTGACACGAAGACTTTGGCACGGGATTTGCTTAGGGGGCGGCTGGCGGCTGGCCGACGTAACTCTATACGCCACGTCTAAGCCATTGTGCCCACTAGCTTTATGAACTCAGTGGACCTTGGGGTCTGGCATGGCATTCGCTTAGTGAGACGTATCTGACCCATGACACGCATAACTCCTTTGTTTTGGCAATGAGACGTATTGTGGTGTCCAGCCGGACACTGTAGCCAAATGGACACCACTGGAATCATTAGAGTTACGTCAAATACCCTCTGGCATGGGACGTGCTATAGCTTCCCTGTCGGCCAACGGCAACACGGGAGGAAAGGTAAGGTATCACGGGGGTTACGGGTGTCATTGTGATACCCTCCCATGATACTAACCCTAGACTCGCCAGCATATTCGGGAGGTAAGCCTAACCCCTATTCGCAGGAATCGTGTCAAAACGGTCCCGAGCGAGCCATAAATGAGACGGATTGTCGCCAAAAGGCTACAGCGTCCACGCAACGGGGGGAGTTAGGTTTGGCATTCGGCGTGCTACTGTGTTCCGTAACGCTAACTTGAGAGGGTAAAGCGAGCCACTATACCGCCCCATAAACGGGATTCCGACTGATAGCGGGATAATGATTCTATCAGGGTTTTATACTAACCGGCGTTAAAAGCGTTGGACGTATTGTGGACCTTAGCACGATACGTAGGGTTCCCCTGGCGGGGAATACAAAGGTTGTATGGTCTACTGTGCAAGGTAGCTTAAGCCATACAACCGGGGGCGGTAAGCCGAGATACTGGCTTGCTCAATGTCGTAAGACTGCCCTGTAAAAGCGACGGCGCTTGCCCAAAGTATTTAGGCTTTAACCTATAAGGTTGCGGTAGGGGTTGGAATCAGGATACCCTGAGCGAGTAGACTAGGTTAGAGTTTCTGCCATGCGGGCGACAAGCCGATTGTTAAGCGGCTCGCGTGGATAGGTTGGCAAACCTATAACCCTGTTTTGGTGGGGTATATGGTGAGCTATGGCCGACTGTTGGGAGCGTGGCGCAAGCTACGCCAGTCGGTTATCTCGCTAGTCTGTGCAAGCGGACCTTGTATATCCTTTTAATGAACGGGGCCTAGCCCGAAACGTCCGTTTCCGTTAGCTAGACACGGTTTCGCCTCTATTCGCCTATATCCGTGAGTCGTTTAGACTCGTGGGCTACCTAACTTGGTAGGTTACAGGATACCGCAAGGTCTCCCCAATACCGTAAACCCAGGGGCCTACAGGATAGCGGGCGATTGGCGATAACACGGTCCATAATGCGTTGATACCAAGGGACTCCAAACGGAGTTATTAAATCCCGTGAACGGTTTATGCCGGAAACAATGGCTTATTAGGGCAGGGTTCAAGGGGTCATATCCCCTGGCAGGGTTTTTGCCGCCACCATTCGGGAGGCGGCTTTTTTCGTGGGAGTGTATCGTGTTCAAGTTCTCGATTCGTTCGGCTCGCTCGGGTGGCGAGACCGAGGTATTCTCAATGGTCCCGTTCTGCGGGGTCAAGGTCGCCTTGGGCGGAAACGCCCCCAAGGCAAACTGCGTCCGAAACGGCGCGGGCTACGTCTACGTGGGACGGCGCAAGCGGTCGCAAATGCGCTCAGGCCGCACGCGGGTCTAACTCCCTCGCATTGGTATTGGTCGCTATGCCACTGGCCTAAAAGTAAGGCGCTCGCCGCAAAGGCGGGAGGTATGGGTGCAAATCCCATGTGGCGTTTTGTTCCGTTCGTTTCTTCTACTAGGAGTGATTGTGTTCAAGCCCGACGAGTCCAAGGCTGAGGAAAACTCGGCCATTCTCAGGACCGAGACCGTTCCCGGTATCGGTTCGGTTCTCGTGTTCACCGACAGCGCGGCGCGTGACGCATACGGCAAGTATGTGGAGCCCGAGGGTTTCGCGGACGAGGGTTCGTTCGAGGAAATTCTCTTCGACAAGCACGGGGAAATGGTGCTCACCTACCGCGACGACCCCCGTGGTATCGACGAGTATCTGGAGGAGCCCGCAATGGTGACTCGGTTCTGGGGTCGCAAGTAGCGGGACCAATACTCCCGCAAACCTAGCCTGCTCGGGCTATCCGCGATAACTGAGCGGCTGGGCTACGCTTTACGAGGGGAAGGGAATGATAGCTCCCTACTCGGGTTCGACTCCCGAGATTGCGGTTTTTCGGTTTGTTTCGTCTCACGTTGGGACGATTTTGAGACGGAGTGTAGCCCGCTGGAAACAGTCGGGCTTGCTTTGTTTCGGAAGCAAACGAGTTACGCTTTGGCACGTCGGGTGCTATAGGTTGGTCGTCAAGTTCAACCGAATGTAGCAAGCACAAGGGAGGGAGGGGCATATGAAACGTCGCAAGCGCAGCGGGCGAACGACTCACAAACGGGCGTGGCATAGCGCGGCGAAAGCCCCCCGTGGCAAGCCGTGGGCAAAGGTCGATACCTTGCTGGAACGGCTCAAGGCAGAGCACAGTTTCAAGGCTATGGCTCTCCCCGTGTTTCAGACGCTCTGGACACTCCAGCGTGACAACGGCTGGAAGGGAAACGCTGTTACCCAGTTCGTTTGGGAGCAGTATCGTCGGCGCACGGAGTATATGCCCTACGTCCGGGACGGCCTGGATATGGGGGACGTGCTCGCTGCGGTAGACGGGCAGGCTTTCCCCAACTGGCTTGACGCATACGCTGAGAAGCACGGTTCGGGCCAGCGCAAGTATGGGGAGTCAAAGGGAGAGATTATCCCTGAGACGAAACCTACTCGGTTCAAGGTCCGTGGAAAGCCCAAGCCCAAGGTTGAGGCTCCCAAGGTCGAAACCCAGGCAGAGCGGTGGAAGCGTATCGGAGACGAGCGGCGAGCGGAAAACGCCACGGCTGAGGAACAGTCGGGTATCCGCCAGAAAGCCTGGCTCCGCGACAGAGACATTGAGGACATTTGGCGACTCATATCCAAGGGAGAGTTTCCCCTGGGGACCGTCGCTTTTGACGCAGAACTGAAACGGCGTGCAAACGAGCGGGAACAGGCCCGACAGCACGCGGTTTTGTTCGACCACGGGCGGTAGAACCGCCATAGGAGTTTTCATGGCAAAGGCCAAGTTCGATTTCATTGGTATGGTCATGGACGCTCCCGAGGACCAGCGGGCTGGTATGTTGGAGCAAATGGCCAACATGACCAGCACCCCGGTTTCCGAGCTTTCGGAGCAGTTGGACAGCCGACTGAACAAGCGGAAGGAAACTGAGGAGCAGAAGGCTCGACGTTTGGAGCGCGAGGAGCGTAACAAGCGGGTCGAGACTGTTACCGCTACGGTGGAGTCGCTGCGCGACGATATCGACGGTCTGCGGGTGGCGTTCGAGGAGGTTTCGGAACTGGAGGGGCAGATTGTCCTGAGCGGTTTCGACAGCGATACCCTCGTGTTCACGGTCGGCGGGCTCAAGGTGAGCAAGCGTGGTGGCGGAACTGGCGGCGGAAAGCCTGCCGCGAATCAGCCGCGCCCCTACGTTTCGGACGGCGAGCGTATCTTGGGCCAGTTGCCCAAGTGGGCTGAGGAAAACGTCGGCCTGGCTGAGTTGGAGGAGCTTTCCGAGGAGCACGAGATTGACCTTTCGTATTCCGCAAAGACGGGCAAGCTCGGTTCCAAGAATCTCGCCAAGTTGCTGCTCAAGGCAGAGCTTATCGAGAAGAGCGAGGTAACTGCTGAGGAGCAGGCCGCGTTCGAGGCGACTCGGGACTAACAAGGTCCAATGCGCTGGCATACCGCCTCATAGTATGCCGCTGCCTTATCTCCGACTGGCGGGGTTTACGGGTCCGACTCCCGATAAGGCTGTCGTTGCTGGTCTAGTAGAATGACGCCCGCTATCAAAGAGCATAGCTCTTATGCGGGAGATATGGGTTCATGTCCCATGCAACGCGCTACACAAGCCAGTAGGTAGAACCCCGCGTGGGGTATCACGCCGTATGGCTGTTTCTTTCACTCCAGCAAATAGGAGGGCAAATGCCCCACCCCGCAATCATGGCTCCGCGTCCGACCGTTTGTTTCAAACAGGGAAACCGAGTCTACTCGGTCACTCGGATTCGAGAGGGCAAGGTTGAGGCGAGTTTGACGCTCAATGGGCGTAGGCTTCGCGGTCGGCCCAAGTTCTTCAAGCCTGCCGAGATTTGCACGTTTGGCGTGCGGAATATCGTTCGGCGGGGTAACTAGACAGCCTCAGTTTGTAGGCGGCGCGGGAATGGGGGTTTCAAGTATAGGCTGGCCCCCTCGCCCCGTATTCCCTGGGGAGGGTAAAGAATCCATGCGTATCAGGGCTGTTTGAACGGGGGGCTTCGGCCCCCTTCGTAATGTAGCTAGGCAGTTTGTGCGGCGCACCATGTCGGAATTGGATTGGGTGCGAGCGTATTGCGCGTGAATGGGGCGCATACAATACAAACTCTCTAACGGTCCCAAGCCCGTGTAAATACAGAGGGAGGAAGGAATAACCGTGAGTAGCCCGTCATACTACCTTTTCCGAATAAGCCTGCCGCCGCATTTGGTGGGCGGGCTTGACCCGATTGTGCTTATCCCCGCCCCAAACGGCGAGGATTCCGAGCATAGTGGGGATACGGTGTTCCATAGGGACGGGACGGTAACGTGCCTGCGGGATATGGTGCGTTTTCGTGCGGCTCACGACGAGGTAAGGGAGCATATCGGGGACGGCCAATGGATTGGAACCGTCTGCCTGTATGACGATACTCTGGAGGACCTTGTGAGGTTTATCCAGAACGGCTTTCGGTGGCACGTTTCACCGTAAGTAACCCGCAGAAATCAACAAACAACGGCTAGGCCGCACGTCTCATAGGGAGTAAGTATGCGGAATCCAGGGTGTTTTGGCGATTGGCGCAACCTACTCAGCGCGGAACGCGGTGAGATTGGTATGGATTGGCCCTATACGTTCAAGGGAACGGTGGCCAGTATCAGCGCGGTTACTGGGGCGGCGCTTGTCGCCAGTGTCCCTAACGCCGAGCCGCTGGATAACAAGTTCTGGCTGTGCATAGAGAACGGGCGCGTTTTCTTGTATACCCACGATTGCGACGTTCGGCTGATTGTTCTGGAGGAGGAGTAGCCTATGTATGAGGAGTTTATTGCCGCAATGGCAAAGGCTACTCAGCGAGCTAATGACCTAGCAGGGCTTGAGGACGCGGTCGCGCTTATGCGACGGCTCTACGTCATACGCCCCACCGAAGCGAATACCATTCGCCGGGAGTATCAGGAAGTGGTGGCCGAGTTTCATAGGTCGCCGCTTTACGTGGCTTGGAAGAAACAAAGCGAGGGGAGTTAGAGTGGCGAAACTGATTGAGGTAAAGGTCGGACAGATTTGGCGAGCCCGCGTTAGCGGAAATTTCGTGGACGTGGAGGTTATCGCCATTCACAAGCCCGACAATTACGGCGGTCGTCGGCAGAAAACGAAGCTCACGCTGCATAACCTCAAAACGAAGCGCCAGATTGAGCGCACCCCTGCTTTCCTGCGGCGTAAGGTCGCGAATAGCAGGGTCGAGGGAAATATCCGAGTGACCCCCAAGGCCGCTCTGGATATCAGGATTCAGGAGTTGCCGAACTGTCTCGGTTTCGCAGGGGAACGCTAGAAAACACGGTCTGGAGTATTGCGCCGTAGGCTTGACAAACCGGCGTTGGTAGAAATACCACGGGGACTCCAATCCTGCCGGTTATTGGTCCCGAGGTAGCTAGGAGTTTGGTGAAACTTACTCTGTTTGAAACTACCCGAGAGAAAGTATCGGGTATAGTCAAGCCCCAGACAAATTCCACAACTGATTGCCAGGAGAGCAAAACGTGAACGATATCACCACAAACAAGGGTTCCGAGTGTTCGTGCGGAGACTGCCAGAGCATGTGTAACCGTCCATGCTGGCCGACGCCCGAGGAAGCCAAGCGGCTTATCGAGGCGGGCTTTGGCGACAAGCTAATGCTCGACCATTGGGTCGGAAACCCGAAGGACGACGACGTGGATTGGGAGGATTACTGCGGCGATACCAGAATCCTCAGCCCCGCGTGCCAGGGTAGCGAAAAGCGCCGAGCGCCGTTCTGGCCCGAGGGACGTTGCACCATGCAAAACGAGCAGGGGCTTTGCCGCCTGCATACGTTCGAGGGGCTGAAGCCCATTGAGGGACGTTTGGCCGCTTGCCATGACGGTCCCGACGATACCCCGTCAAACCTCCACCAAGAGGTTGCGAAGCTCTGGGCTAACCCCGAAGCGCAGAAGCTCTGCGACGAGTGGGACGATATGGTGAACGAGGATACTCTGCCTGCCCTGAAGGACGAGTATCGCGAGAGTGAGCCCGAGGTTTACTCCGTGGACGACGAGGTTGAGGTAAAGCGAACTAACGGGGAGTGGACCAGGGGGACTATTCACCGGATTCAGCCGCTCGGATACGTCTACGGCAACGTCTACACCGTAAAGGTGGCGTTGGACGAGGAGCACTATATCAATGCTCGGGGATACTATCCCCCGCAGAAGCACGGTTACAAGTGCAACATACCGCCGACCGATATTCGGCGCGTGTAGCGAATGGACAATATCCGAACCGACTACCTGAGCGACGTGTTCTATCCAGAGACGTTCAAGGCGGCGGTCGATAAGGCAACGGAGCGACTGCGAGAGTTTGACGGGCATACCCCGTTCGACTCTATCGCGTTCACGGGGGTTAGCGGGGCGGCATTCGCGTTCCCGCTATCCCTGGCGCTAAATAAGACGCTACTTTGCGTGAGGAAAAAGAAGGGCGAAAGCTCCCACTCCCCATACGAGGTTGAGGGGAATTACTCCTCCGAGAGTTACGTCATTGTAGACGATTTCATATCGTCTGGCGCTACGGTCATGGAAATCCAGAGGATGATATCCAGGCACGTCGAGGATACGAAGCCTGCCGCTATCTACCTCTATCGCGATTACGGCGGCAAAGAGAAGTGGGACGACCTAAACGGAGGGATTATCCCGGTTCTGTCGCAGGAGGTTGCTGACTGAAATAACGGGGTGTTAGTCCAACGGGAGGACGCCGTCTGTAATGCTGCGCAGCGGGCATATTACTGCTAGGAGTAGCTATCCTGGCCGAGTATGTCGTCACTAGACGGAAACATAGGTTCGACTCCTATACACTCCATTCCACGTCTGGCCGAGTAGAGCAAACACGCAAAAACTCATTCCAGAATATGAATCTGACCTGTAAGGGTTAGCTTTACTCACTCGGGCGTGGTTCAAATACGTCTCACTTGGGGCGTTTCTGAAACGGAACGTCGCCATTTGGCTACACTACCACCGACTGCAAAGCACTTATGGCTGGCACGCCTTGTGCTTAGATAGGACAGTATGAACCCAGACAACCCGCCGAGTAAGACAAAGTGGCGCGAGCCGCGTATCCCCGCCGTGCTTCCGAAGCATATCGACCCGAAGGAGGTAAAGGCTGCGTTGCGTAAGCTCCAGCGTATTACCTCGGGCCTTGAGGCTATCGAAAAGGTCGAGATTGCGGTGGGCATTACCAAGTGTATGGCGCTGCGCCTGGATATCGAGCAGTCACTCACAACGGCTGCTAAGGAACTCGTTGAGGCGGTTAGGATTGACCGCGTGACGGTTGGCTAGTTTCACCCAATGTAACCCGCCGAGCGGCGGTAAGGGGAGGAATGACTGACGGCGAGATAGCTGTGGCAGTTGTTCTCTTTGTGTTTCTGGCACAACACATTTACGAAGAGTTCCTAAAGAAAAGGGACAGGAGCGGCTTATGACCTGCATTTACTGTGGGCTGACTGACTGCGACTGCAAAGCACGTATGGCATGTAACGAGGTTGGAAAGCCTGGCCATACAATGTGCGGGCGCAAGCCTTGCGGGTGCCCCAAGTTTATCCCGTGTTCGCACGAGGGTAACAAGTTCGACCGTGGTATGGGACTGAGTATGCCTGATAGCGTGCTTGCCTCCCTTATCACGAGGGGACGGACCCAATGACCAAGAAACACTTTGTCGCTATTGCGCGGATTCTAAGGGGTCTGCGTTGTGGAAGCACCACCATAGAGGAAATGAACCTTATCAACCGACTGTCGGACGATTTGGCGCGTTACTTCGCAACTCAAAACCCGCTGTTCAAGCACAACAGATTCATAAACGAAACCGAGGAGAGGTAGATGGGCGGCTTTGACCGAAACATCACGATTGGCGCTAGGTGGTTTGATACCATCAAGAAGGATTATTCCGACTGGCGCTTTGCTTGGGCGCGTGAGGCTGGACAGAATAGCCTTGACGCGGGAGCCCAGAATATCGTCATTACCGTGGAGTATGACGAGGATACCGACGAGACCACCGTTAGCTGGAACGACGACGGTTGCGGTATGGACGAGGATACGCTTGAGTCCAAGTTCATGGCTATTGGCGGAAGCCAAAAGGCCGAGGGCAATACCGGCGGCTTTGGCGTAGCCAAGCTAATCCTGGCGTTTGCTCAGGAGAATTACGCGATTCGCACCCGTGATATCCACGTCCGGGGCGAAGGCTCGCAATACTCGGTCGAAACCGGACTGCTCTACAAGCGGGGGCTACGGCTTACCGTTACCATGTCTGGCGACGAGACATACTGCGTGCGTGAGCGTATCAGGCGGTGGGTTCGGTTCACTACCACTCGCTGCGCTATCATGCTAGACGGCGAAAACCTCACGACGTTGCGTATGCACCGACCAAAGGTCCAGAACGAGTGGTGCAAGGTTTACACCCACAACATTGGCGACGATTTCGCGCACCAAATCCGGGTCCGAATCAATCGCCAGTATATGTTCGACATTTACTCCAGTGTCCCGAGGCACATTACGGTGGACCTTATCGGGGACTCCACGGAGTATCTCACGTCGAACCGGGACGGAATGAACTGGCAATGGCGCAGTAAGCTCCAGAAGCTCTGCGAGGAGCTATTCGCTGACCCCAGGCAAATCAAAGAAACCCCCGACCACGTAAAGATTTATCGTGGAACTATGGGGCGTATCTCGTGGCAAACTGAGGACGAGAAGCCTCGCAAGGTTTCGCTGAATACCAAGCCCGAGAGGGTTGCGGCTGTTCCCACCACGTATGCGGGTTCCCCCAACGCAAGGGAGTGTAACCCCGTCCCGCTGCCGCCGCACAAGCGGAGTTTCAGAGAGATTCAGCACCTTATCGACGGGTTCGATGTGGTCGTTATGAATCAGACGAGTAAGGAGTTGCCCGAAAAGTGGGAGCCGGGAACTTTGAGCAAAACGAACTACAAGCTCCTCAACCGTTGGATTCGAGTTATCCAGACGGTCGGAGAGATACTCGGGCGAACCGAGGACGTGACTATCGGCTGGGTTTTCTCGTTCGATGCGCGTGCTATGCACCGTTACAACGACGAACACGGCCATATGGTGCTCCTCAACCCCGTGGACGTAAAGGAAACTCGCATGACGAATCACTGGAGGGCGGATATTTCCTCCTTCTATGAGATGGTCGTCTGCGCTATCCACGAAATCACGCATATCGACAACTCGGGACATACCGAGGCGTTTGCTCGGGACATTACCTACTCAATGGGCAAGGTTATGGCTCGCCAGTCGCTTCTGGAAAAGGTCCGAAAGGAGACGAGGTAATGCCCGTCAGCATTTGCGACGTGCTTTATGCGCGGAAGCCTGAGCTAAAGGACTCCGAGTATATCACCGCGACCGAGTTTGATAAGGAGGGTTTACCCTTCTTTTCAGGCTGCCAGGGTTGCGGTGAGTCGCTTGGGCCACATAACGCTTACCCCTCCAATACCGGATTCATTCGGTGCGAGGCGTGCGTTGAAGGGCGCGGTTTCGATACCGTCGAGGCATTCCGTAAATACGAGGAGGATAACCTCGTAACGTGCGAGGTTGGCAATCGTTGCGGAGTATGCGACGACTGTTACAACGGATACCACGGACACGAGGGAACAAAGGCTGGTAACGAGTATGCCAGCAAGCAAAAGGAAAGGCGGGAGCATGACGAAGATTAGCCTCACTATCAAGTGGTGGCACGTCGCCGTGCTTATTGGCGGCTACCTTGTCGCCAAGCATTTCGGCGTCATCTAGGAACAAATGAACTGCGCTGATTCCCGTTACGGGGAATGTGACGCCTGTTACCACGGGAACAAAGAAAGGTGCGTTATGGCAGGGATAAAGCCTGAAAAGGTATCAATCTTCGCCGCAGCTATGGTCATTCTAGACGAGCGGCATATGGTGAGGGCCACTATGGCAGTCGTGGACGCTATCGTTGACGGTGCCTTTGAGGATGGCACTATTGACGATATGACCGCTCGATTCACTGAGAGGTTCTCCGCGCCTCTGGATAAGGACGGAAACTTCATTCCTCCTAGGAGTGCATATCCTCTATGACCATTACGAAAACAGTCAAGCTGTATGTCGAGGGCTGGATTTGTTCTGGCTGTAAAGCCGACGTGGACACTAACGTCGAGAAATGCCCCAAGTGCGGCAAGGCGTTTGAGGACACAAAGGACTCCGGTTACGACGAGGAGCGCGAGGTAGAGTTTCCCGCCGAGTGGGAGATTTGCCCGGATTGCCGTGGTAAGGGCACCACATATCTCGGGTGGGCTGCGCGTGACCAGCCAGCCTTTACCGCCGAGGATATGGCATACGAGGGGCCAGATTTCATGGAGGATTACATGACTGGCGCGTATGACAGTCAGTGTCCCGAGTGTAAGGGTAGCGGCAAGGTCAAGGTTATCGACTCAAAGGCAGTCGAGAGTAATCCTGAACTGAACAAACTCTACAAGGCATACCTCGAATCGGTCGAGCAGGACGCCTATTACGACGCAATCAGTAGAGCCGAACGGGCTATGGGGGCTTGATGAAGGGCATTTGTTTCATTCTCTCTGGTGTTTCAGGCATTGGCAAGAGCCTCCTATCCAGTCATATCTGGAAGCGCGTTATCGACGCCGGGCTTGTTGCCTCGCTTATCAACGCCGATAGGTTCCACGAGAACCCTGCGACGGGTGAGTATGAGTTTGATATCGCCAAGGCTGGCGAGGCTCATAACTGGTCGTTCCGTGGCGCTTTGTCTGCGTTTGGCTGGCACCGTGGCGGTTGTGAGGAGATTCCGGTTGACACGGTTATCGTGGACAATACCAACTGCACGGCTGCGGAAATGAGCCCCTATATCCTGGCCGCTACGGCAAGTGGGTATGAGGTGAAGATAATCCGCGTGTCCGGGGATTTCGAGGCTGCCTTTGCCCGAAACTCTCATGGCGTGCCTCGCAACGTGTTCGATTACATGGTGGCCGAGTTTGAGAAGAAGAGCCTAGCCCCTTGGTGGGAGGTTTCTGAGTATCACACCGATACCGCCGCCGAACAGTTCGATAGCGATTTCGTCCCTGCCGACGAGGATACGCTGGAATGGTAAGGCTTGCTTGCCTAGCAGTTATTCTCATGGTGGGCTGCGCTACACCGAACAGTGTTCCAGCCAACGTAACACGCCCGAAACCACAGCGAGAGGCGACAAACTGGGAGCATAGACCGTTCCCAGTTATGTATGTCTGGGAGGATGTCTATTACGGGCACGTTGACCCTGAGTATGACCCCGAGGAAGAGGAATGACAACCCGCTTTGGCCAGGACGTAGATACTCAGGCTACCGCCGCGTTTGTGAGAATGTGGCGAGAGTGTAAGGACGAGTTTGAAGGGCTCCCGAAACAAATCGCGCTCCTGGTATTCAAGGTGGGCTTCACTGAGGGAATGAAGGAAGGGACTGCTAGAGCAAGGGATATGCTTGGCAAATCAGGAGAAAGCCATGACAAATCAGGATAAGGTCGAACGGTGCGTGAGTCGCGGCCATTACGCGACATTTCTCGACCGACGCAAGAAAGGAGACTGGCCATCCCAGCGTTTAGGCCAGGCGTTCGTAAACTTCTTCAATATCAACTGTTGCGCCGATAAGGAGAAGGCCGGTTACAGTGGAGCCTGTCTTTTCCACGAGAGAGACGAGAAACGCGCAAGGGAGATTATCAGGGACCTGTATCTCGATACGGGCTGGTAACTCAAGCGCCTCTATAGCTCAGTAGGTAGAGCAGCGGGCTTTTAACCCGTGGGTCGGGGGTTCGATTCCCTCTGGGGGCATCCTACCGTGATGGTGGGTAATAAAGATTAAATAACAAATAGAAGTATATAGGTGTTGTTGTGTGTAATTGTTGAACTAAAATGGATACTCTAAGGCGGTAGAGGTATATTATGTGGGGTGTCGCAGCCGCCAATGCGATACCAGCGCGACGTTTAGGCAGGGTCCGGTTACATACCCGGACGGGTCGCATATGCAGGTGTTGGTCTGTGTTAAGTGGCTAAAGACGCCACGCCGAGTATTATTCATATCATACAAAATGAATATAACATGCTCGGTGCCGTTGCTTCTCCGTGGCCTTAGCGGGCAGGATAAGCAGGCTGCTCGGTGCAATACCGAGACACAGTATAGTCGCTGGTGGGTAATTCTTCCCGCCTTAATAATCATTGGGTTCTGCCAGCGACACCAATCGAATGCCGTCTGGGGTAATTCTTCCCGCCAAATTAAGAATTGTATAAGCCGAGTCGGTGCGTAAGCACCACAAAATCTCGGTGGATATGTTAGAAAAGGGTTCTCAGGCGGCAGCTACAAAGAGGAGATGTCTCGTGGAACGTATTACGGGCGCTGGATACATCGACTCAACCGGAATCCACTGGACCTATAAGGAGGGTCAAATGGCCAAACTGAAGGCTGGAACTGTTTACGCAATCACTCATGGCGAACTCCACGGGCTGAAGAAGCCTGCAATCCGCGTTTCCAAGTGCGGCCAGTATGGCTGGTTTTGGAATACCGCTGAGGCCGAGGAAACCCGCGTGCATATCAAGCATACGGACGGAGCAGACCCCGACGCTACTAAGCCCCTCCCTGGCGATTTCTTCACCGAAAAGGCTGCCGAGGAGCTTGAGGTTGCGCGAGCTATGGCGTCCGAGCTTGTTTCGGCACGAGACCTCGACCGTATCCGCAAGTTCAAGTTTCGGGTCAAGTCCCGAACCGAGACTATCGCGGAGGAACTGCGGGCACTGGAGGACGTTAGCGGAGAGTATCCTCCGTTCTTCTCCACCGGTCGTATGACCGATTTCGCTCTCGGTGCGCTCGTTAGCGGCGCGGTGGCTGGCGCTACCGTGCTCGGCACTATTCTCTACGTGCTGTGAACAAGCGCGAGTTTGCATACGCCCTGATACCAGGGCTAGAGCAGGACATTGACGGTGCGAGTAAGGCTCTCAGTAATGCTGGGAGCCTGCTCGGCCTTCCTGAGTCGTATCTCCTAAGCCTTCAAGCCGAGTTTGCGGCGGCGGGGCTAGAGGAGCGATTTCAGGAGTGGAATGAAGGGACTATCTTTCCCGAGGCTATGAGGCGGGAATTGTTCCTTCGGACTATTTGAAACAACGACCGTTGTGGTGAGCTTAAAGCATGGGCCCAATAAGCAACAAAATCCACGGGCGACGTATTGTGTCAAGCATTACTGTATGTGGCGTAAGCCGCAGCGCAGGGGCCTAATCGTCGGGGAATTTGCAAACCCTTTGTCGGTTAGGACACAAACGGCCAGGCTCGAATCCTGGGCGGTCGATTTGGCGCGTGAATAAGGGGAAACCCGAGTATCGGAGATAAAAGTTAGACAACTCTCGTAAAGGGAGGTATCTGGTAGGATATTCTACCCATTGGAAGCGACCACCGACGCGCTAATTGAAACATGGGGAGCACGACGGAGACGCCGTGTTATGACCCAGTGATGTATGTAACTGTCATAGACTGCATTACTGGCCCCCGCCATACAAGGGAGTCTAGCTCAAAGGCGTGGCCACGTCTGCTGGGGAGTATCTGGACAGGCCGCAGATACAACCGTTAACAGTAAGTAGAGCAGCCGATTTGAAATCGGAAGGGTCCTGGTGCAAGTCCAGGGGCTCCCACCATATAGGAGTGAGTATGAAAGTCTATGTCTGCCAACATCAAAACGGGTATGCAGTAGCCGTATCTTATGGCCGAGGCCATGCCGTTAAGATGATAGCCAAGGCGCTAGAGGCAGAGGGCTTTACGCTCACAAAGGAAGATAAGGTCGAGGAATTGACCTTGGAAACAAAGAAGGGCTATGCGAAGCTCTTGCCCACGAAAGAGGCGTGAGATGTTCAAATTCTATACGACAGACAAAACGGTCGCCCTGGTATTCGAGGATACCAAGAAGGTTTGGCAAATGGCCTGTCAAATGCTGCAACTCGAACAGCCCCGAAGGGTTCTTTTCTTCAGTGACGAGGAAGTTACTGACGAGGAGGCTAAGGAGATTCTGGATAGAATCCATGCTGACGGCATTGAAACCGAGGAGCCTATCAGGCATAATGGAGTCAGTTGGGAGAACCCAAATGAAGGTGGATAGAATCTGCCCTTGCGGCAATCCGGTTTATCGAGGCCGAAAGCACTCCTGTAGAGGGATTGGTATGGGGCCTTGGCAGGAACACGGAGCTATGGGGCACGCCACTCGAACCAAGAACAAACGTCGTATGGCTTCAAGGTTAGCCTGTCGAGGAAACAAGGCGGGTAAGCTAAGGAGTAGCGACTACTAGGAACAGCATGTGCTGTATCCAATCACTTGGCAAAGAGACTGAGGAGGCCGTAATGGTCCGATACAACGTGGGCGATATCATTCTGCAACAGTCGTGGTCATTCGGACAGCGATACATCCGAATCACAAATAAGGACAACGATATCAAGAACGGTTCATCCGGGTTTGATGGAGTCCTGTGCGATAAGCGCGGCAATGAGGTCAATAAGGACGACAAGTATGGGAATACAGTCTGGGGCTACGATACCCAGATTCTCAAGGTCGTGGACCCAAACGACGAAGAGGATGATTAGCCCCGAGATAACCTTCTGGCGGCAATACAGACAGCGATTAGTAGGTATTGAGTGGGAGTGGGATTACATCTCATTCTACCTGCTTCTCTTTGGAATCACAGTAAGATGGTGGGATAGACCCATCGGAGGTAAACATGGCTGACTTTGACCCCAGGAGCGTAATCCAGGGAATGTTCTCTGGAATAGCAGACGCGCAATCCCGCAAGTATCACAAGGCTGTGGGTAAGAGCGGCGCTGTTTGGCTTTATGCTGACCAGCCGAACGCTGGCGATAACGTCTATTCTCACACTCCAAACCCTAACTGGCGCACCATGCGAGCGTCCTTTGCTGGCTTTGGTGGAGCCGTGCTCAAGTTTCCTCTAGTAGACGGGACAGTTTACGAGGCTCGTGCGCCGTGGCATTCCAATGCGGTAGCGATGTTTACCGACACGGGGATTGATTTGAGACAGACTCACCTTACCTTGGTCGTGATTGGTAAGGGAGTGAGGCGTGTAAGCGGCTCACTACACGGCATCATTACCGACGTGCTATACAAAGACCTCAAGCCCCTAGTCGGATACTTCAAGCGTGGCGATTACCTTGCGGACAAGCTGGCGAATGAGCTTGATACCGAGGTTTTCCTGTTCGTATCCTCGCAAGGCGGCTCGTCGGCTGGCTTTAGACAGCCTGGGAAAACGGTAGACGAAAGCAATAGGTGGTGAGTAACTGCCCCAGTTGTATCCAACTTTGGATAGAGGGGTTCAAGTATTGCCCAAGCCACAAGGTCTGGAAAGGCCCGTGGCATTGGGTAATGTGTCTCCACGACCAAGGGAGTTACAATGGTCCACGTTTCACCTAACATATCAAGCCCGAAACCAACCGACTGCTTCATTGTAGAGGAGCTAGGCCCGTCGAGGCTGGAGATATGTGACCTTTGCTGGTATATGGGGGACACAAAAGAAAAACAGTGCAAGGAAGCGTTTGGCGTGATTTGCTGTCAGAAGTGTTACAAGAGTATGGCTTCCATCGAACGCTAGGAGACTCGCGTGAGAATCTTTGAGACGGACGGAAAGACGAATTACGTCGATACCAACGACGTGTTGGTCGGTTTCGACGCCTGGCAGAGTTGCTGCGAAACCTTTGGCCACAAGTGGGCCTATAAGCCGGAATTTCCCGATGACGACGCTGAGGATAAGCCCGAACCGGCAAACCTTGAAGCTATGGTGTTCGATACCAACTTCTTTAAGGACCATGACCACAGTTGGGGCGGTGGCGAGGTTATGTTCCGTCTGGTAGTGCCTGAGTTGCAGCGCACCCGAACCGACGAGGAAATGCGCCGTATCCAGCGTCGATTTGCGAGCGATAAGATGCCTTTCGAGGCATACCTCATCCTCTTCAATCACCACAACGGATACTACTCTCACGGTTTCGAACTTACCGTGGGCGGTGAGATAATCCGCGACGGTGGCATTTGATGTTCCCGTGGAGTTTCCACGCCTGCCCCAAATGTGGCGTGAAAGACGGCTCGCCTGACGGTAAACAATACTGTCACAAGTGCGAGATAGAGTATCAGAAGGATATGGGTGAGGAGGTTAGAGAGGCCAAGCGTCTCATTTCCGACTCACAACGTCTCAATCCGTGAAACGATTGTAGCCAAACGGCGACAGTAGCCACGGATTCCAAAGGAGTTACGAACGGCACGAGATGTGCTTAAAGGACTACCATGAGAATCAAGGTCAAGCCAAGCGGAGCAGCAACCCATACGCTCCATATCATGTTCAGAAACGGCAAGCAGCGGACATATCACGTCTATAGTGACAACACCGCTCTCCGCACTATCGCCGTATGGACCAAGAGTGGTAATCCAGTGCCAAAGCTGATTCTCCACAGGATAACGGATATCATTGGTGACAGCCGTATGAAGTATGTCACCGGACTCCAATACCTGCTCCTGAGCGATAAGCTCTGGGAGTTTCGACACTCAAAGGGCCAGGCCGCTTTGCGAACCGCTGAGATTGCCGAGATTTCAGTAGAGGTTGGCCTAGTAGACCCAACGGATAATCCCCTCAATGGGGCCGATTATTACGACAACCCGCTCAACTAGGAGGCTAACGCCATGCAGGAGAAAGTCATTCGAGTAAGGGATATGAGGCGACGTGTCGGGGATATCGACGCGGAGCTAAAGGTCGAAAAGAACAAGAAAGAGGTGGCCAGGCTTACGGATGAGCAGGCCGCATTGAAGTTTGTGCTGCGAACACAGCCGATGTTCGTTGCAGACCACGCTAGTTTGGGGCCGAAATAGTGCAGCCTGGAATCGGATTTGCTGTCCTTTTCTGTATCTGCGCTCTCGCGGTATTCCTTCTGGACATATAGGAGAAGCATGATTGTTAAGAGAACGAGCCCATTCAGCGGCAAACTCAACGAGATGGATATTCCCGTCACTCAGGACCAGCTAACGGCGTGGGTTGGTGGCGAGCTTATCCAGAACGCTATGCCGAATCTTTCGGCAGACCAGCGTGAATTCATTAAGACTGGTATCACTCCTGGCGAGTGGAATAGTCTTTTCCCTGCAAACGCAGACAACAACTAGCAAAGAGAAGCCAAATGAGTAAGGATTTTGCGAACATTGACGGAGGTTCGGCGGCTGCTTCTAGTGGCCAACGACCGTGGAACTCAAAGGGAATCAAGGTTCCCGGCCTTATGACGGTGGAAGAGGCGCTTATTGCCGGTCGGGCAAACTGGGATGTGACTAGGGAGTCCATCATGCTTGCCGACCTCAATATGACGCCTGTGGCCGACCACTGGGCAACGTGCCGAAATGGCCCCGAAACCGACGACGACGGTGTTATCAAGAAGATTCCTCTCGGCATTGTCGGGAAGAAGTATACCATCGTTCAGAACCGTGAGGCGTTTAGCTTCTTCGATTACGCAATCGAGGAGGGTGTCGCCTGTATCGAAACGGTGGGCGTGCTCGGTAACGGTCAGACCGTTTTCGCCGTGGCAAAGCTGCCCAAGACTTTCGAGCCCACGCCGGGTGACCCGATTGAGGCGTATATCCTTCTGATTACCACCCACGATGGTAGCGGAAGTATTCAGGCGCTTTTCATGCCTTACCGGCTTTCCTGCACCAATATGCTCATCGGAGTAATGAAGGGTGCGAAGAACATCGTGAAGATTCGCCATACCAAGAGCGCACAGTCGCGCCTGAAGATGGCTCACGAACTCATGGGCGTTTCGGACGCATACTGGACAAACCTGGCTGCCTGCTATAGCAAGCTCGCCATGTCCAACATGGTCCGTCTGGACGTTATCGAATTCATCAAGAAGCTCTTTCCTGGGCAGATGAAGGAGATTGTCAAGAATGGTGTGGCAAAGAAGGAGGAGGTTGTTTCGACTCGGACGAAGAACAACCGTCTCAAGGTTTTCGGGCTTTACGAGGGTGAGGCCAAGGGTTCTCGGTTCGCTCCTGGGACAAAGTGGCAGGCGTTCAACGCTGTCACTGAGTATATCGACCACGAGCGGTCAATTCGTAAGACCTCGAACGCATGGGAGTCGAGTGTCTTTGGTAGCCAGGCGCAGAATATGCGTCAGAAGGCCCTTAACCTTCTGCTCGCGCCGTAAACCAATGACCGACGAACAGAAAAAGTGGATTGATAACGCTAGCTATACAGCCCTGCTGAGACGTTGGAGATTTGCGCCATCAGAGGATGGGATATTCCAAGGCGAAACCGGGCAGTATTACTGCAAGGTCATAGCCAAGCGTAAAGCAGAGGTTGGCCAAGCGGCGCATGTCAAGGCCAGTAAGTCGATTGGTTGGTAGCCTAAGTAGTATTGGTCGGGAAACGGCTAGGGTCAAACGTAGCTGACTCTGCGGAAATGCGAGCGAGGGGCTTCTTCCGCAATCAAAACAAACCAAACTAAACAACGAACCTAGGAGTTAACATGAGTTACAGCAATTTGAAGGAAGCACTGAAGGACTTGGAGACGGACCAGGTGGTTATCGTGTTGGATACCACCGGAGACGAGGACCACAAGGTTACCTTGCACCTTTGCCCCGATGGGCTCAAGTATGTGCTTGAGCAGGCCGAGGAGCATATGAACCTGGACGGTTCCGCCCTTTCGGAGCTTTGCCCGCAACTGAAGGATATCGACCTCACCGACCTCGTTCTCAAGGCCATTACTAATGGCAGCGTTGAGATTGAGGATTTGCTCGAAAGTATCGAGGAGGCTACCGAGGAGGGAACTGATAACGCGGTTGCGGTTCTGAAGAACCCCCAAGTTGGCGACAAGGTTACCGCCACCCGAGAGGTTACGTCGGTGTATGGCTATGGAATCGACCGCACCGTCCAGTTCCGTGACGACCACGGCAAGTATTCGACCGTAAAGCTCAAGTCTTGGCAGGGCTACGGCAACAAGCGAAAGGTCTCCCGCAAGTAATCCACTCCCGCCACAACCACTTACCTGGAGGTAAACGATGAAGGGTGACAAGCGATTGATTTGTGTCCGTTACATCGCGACCGGACGACCGGCGCGTATTCCCCGGAACAGCGCAGAGCAGCTAGTTCTGGATAACGAAGTGGCCTACATTAGTAGGTCGGAGTGGAGGCTTGCCACTGGAAGGAAACTCACGAAGGCCCAAGAGGCTGACCTGAAGTTTAGAAAGAACAAGGGGCGCTAATCAGGGGTGGTTTGGCGTTCCAACACGGTTGACAGTTATCCGTGATTGTTTGAAACTGTCACTTAGTAGAGTAGCATAAGTGAATGCTATCGGCTGACCCCGTCATAGTTTGAACGGCAATAATGTATCTGTGGGTGAACGGTTAGTTGCCGCTGGTCAGAACCGAAGGATTTAGGTGCAAGTCCTAACTCTGCTGTAACAATGAGAGGTAAACATGCAAAATCTAGCAGGCCACGTCCGTTCCACTGAAATCATCACGCACGAACTAACCCGCTGTGGTATTGAAATTGTAGAGAGCGACAAGCCTCTAGGTGAGCCAAAGTCAATGGTAAAGGGTAAGCTAGGTAACTTTGATTTCCAGCGTGCCTGGTATTACTGGATGGTTAAGGGCTTGGTGCCAATGAACGTGGCCAATGAGCTTTATGCGAACAGAATCGGACGCACCGATATCCGCTCTGGCGGGCATTGTGGCTGCCCGTCTCCAAGTGAGTATGGCGCAGAACGCTTCAATCCCAAGACTGGTATCAGAATGACCGGAACAAGGGAGGCTAAGGAGTATCCCGACGCCGTTAAGAGCCTTGGCTGGGAAGTAAACGACGAGGGTGGCGAAATGTTCGTTACCTCGTATCACATTGACTCCGAACTGGGGCTCTACTTGTTCGTTGAGGCGCTAAAGAAGCACAAACTGGTATGAGCGTCCAGCTAACAATCAATAAGTGTGGTGAATGCCCACACAAGCACTCTAAGCGCCAATACACCGCAGACTCGTGGGAACATGCGTCCGAGTGGCTTTGTAGGGCAGCGGACGACAAGCAAATTGCGGGATACATTGAATGGTCACGCGATGAGCCAAAAAAGATACCAGAGTGGTGTCCACTGAGGAAGGCAAAGCCGTGATTGACCACAACTTTTCTGTAAGGATTAACCAATGCTTTGCTCGGTTTGAGGCAAACCTCTACCTTCACAATGACGAGTTTCGTGATGTTATCCATGATTACTTCACGGAATCCCCAGGCTGGGACGAATACCGCGTTAGTCCAATGGAGTGGGCATACAGGATTCCACCACATCTCTGGGACGAGCTAGTTACCCTTAAGACTAAGGAAGAAGCAGAACGGGCATATCACAAGGCTCGCAATCTAACCTCCCAAGAGTTTGAAGCTATGGACATTGCGACCTGGCAACTCGGAGGAAACCTGCCACCGGCATCTTACTAAGGGGGTCACCCCGGACTTATAGGAGAAACAATGCGCCCAGTAAATAGATGTAAAGCGGAAATCATGCAGCGCATTAAAGCTGACCCATACTGGCTTGAGGTATTCACGCTTGTCCAGAAGAATGTGTCTGGTAAGTTCTATCTCGTCGGTGGGAAGCTATACAGGACTGCCCTAGAGGTAATCTATGGGATTGACGCTGGTAGCGCCACGGCTGATTGGGATTTCCTGGCCCTAAAGGTTGAGGCTCAACGTATGAGGCTCGCTAGTGGGTGGAGGTTTGCTCGTTTTCCAGATAGGCACGAAGATGAGGCTTATCCAGAAGAACTAACTAAGCGCAGCGCGAGGCTAGAAAAGCATGAAACGCGCAATGCGGTCGAGTTTATCGTATCGTTTGGTAGGCTAAGAGCACCAAAGGTGGTGTGCAAGCTAGACATCATTGATGTGCGCGATACTCAGAACTACAGGAAACCATCGCTCGACGTTGCTGGATACTTTGACGCGGTTCCAGCCTCCATTCAGGCAATCGCGTATGACTTCCATAAGGACGAGATAATCGGTGACAGAGGCATTTGGTCTATTATGAACAAAGCCATCTTTGTCAACCCGACGTTCAACATACGCAGAGAAAACTACCGTAGCCCTTCACAGTGGAGGACTTACTTCAATAAAAAGGTGCAAACAACGGGCTGTAAGCTATTGACTGGCAAACATACCTGTTACTGCTACCCAGAGAATCACGCGATGCTCGCTTGGGGCTGTAAGTGTGGAGGGGCCTAATGGACGAAGCAACAATTCTGAAATACACAGTCTTTAACGTCGTTCACGGCTCTCGCGCATACGGGACTCACACTCCTAGTAGTGACTATGACGAGAAGGGAATTGCGGTCATTCCTATTCCCAAATACTACTTCGGGTTTACTAAGTTTGAGCAAAAGGACTCAGGCTGGGCTGATGGCTCTGATAGGGTGATTTACGACGTGCGCAAGTTCTTCAAGCTGGCGCTATCGTGCAACCCGAATATCATCGAAGTTCTCTATGTCCCGAAGGACAACATCAAGCTCATGGATTTCACAGGCACACGTATTAGGGGGTTCCGCGACCGCTTCCTTTCTAGGAAGGCGCACGCAACATTCTCTGGATATGCCGTCGCTCAAATGCGAAGGATTGAAAGAAGGATGAAAAGCCTTGGCACCTATGGTGTTTGTGATTGCCCTGGCAACCCGAAGATTTGGAAACACGCCGCGCATATCATTCGCCTGTGCCGTATGGGTGAGGAAATCCTGCGCGATGGAGAGGTAAACGTCGCCCGTAAGGACGCGGATTATCTTCTCAAAATCCGACGCGGAGAGGTTCCGCTTTCAGAGATAATGAAAGAAGGCCGCGAAAGGCTGGAGATTATCGACTCACTGGTAGATAAATCTCCTTTGCCCGAACAGCCTGATTTCGACAATGCAGAGCAACTGCTAGTTGATATCATCCAAGACGCGCTAAGAACGCAACGAAGGAGAGTTTTGAATGACCGACCCTAAGCCCAAGAAGGACGAGAAGGACGTTGAGCCCAAGAAGGAAACGAAGCCTCGAAAGTCTCGATATGAGACCGACCCTGATTGGCGTGCTGCCGACGATATGGCCACTGGCATTGTCGTGGGTAGGGACAAGTCCAATCCTTATAGGGATGAGGATGAGATGATTGAGGAGCGGCGTTTTCTCCGAGAGGACCTTTATTACGACCGCATGGAGCGAAGGGAGCGCAGTAGATATGGACGCTACTAAGGCTCTGGGCGCTATTCAGGAGATTCTCTTCAATCGTCAGCATGACGAGAGTTGCGAGGGCACAAAGCTCTGGGGCATTCATAACATCGTGAAGCTATGCAATCTTCCCCCGAAGGCTGCATGTAAGCAGCACGGAGTAGAATACTGTAAGCTGTGCCACGAGGCGTGAGAATCAAATGCTCAAGGCCGGTAATGTCAAAGGAGGGAATGAGGGAACTCGTTTTCTTCTTTGATACAGAGACACTAGAGTTTGTCTTTGACGAAGCCGACACTGAGCTACTCTCGGAAATCTATATGGGCAGCGCCCAAGATATCCCAGAAATGGCCGAATACAAACAGGAGCAAGACGATGGAGCGGTTCTTTACTGATGATGAAGAATGGACGCGAGATGCACATGACTTGCACTTTCGTCTTAAGATGGATGCAGAAGCTATAGTGCGTGACTATCCAGAGCATAACTTGCGAGAGTTGCTCTATATTATGCAATCGGCTGTTACTGACGCTGTGCATACTGCTATTATTCGTCGCCGCCTTTCGCCACCTTGCCCGAAAAACTCCGAGGTGGAATCGTCACAAGTCGAGCCCTAGCAGGGGTTTACGACATATTTCTTTCAGAAAAAACTAGGTAGAACTTCTGAAAAACGGAGCTAAGATGACTGATAAGGCCAGACTCGACCAGGCACGCCAATTACTCAACAAACACGGTATTCACCGAGGTATGACCGTCGAAGATAAAGACGGTAAAGGTGAGTTCGGATATGTGAGTGGCACGGGTCATCTTATCTTCTACGAGGTAGGCTGCTGCAATATGCAGGATAGCTGGGCTATGACGCCCGAGAATGCCGAGAAAGCCTATTTCCCCACAGAGTAGATTAAGTCTAGGTGCCATAGGCATTTAGGTTTCTACAGAGTAGATACTGGAGTAGAGATGGCAAAGAAAGAAAAGATGTGTCCACAACCCGCGACTAAGGTCGGCTGGGTATCGAAGGAAAAGAAGGGCTCATACCTCAAGAGGGCTTACTGTCCTACTTGCAAACGGCACCTAGAAACTTACCTAGAATTGTGCCACGATGGCTGTTGCTTCTCTGTAATGATTCCGCCCCACAAACGCAAGGGTTGGTGGAAGAAGGGCAAGAAACAGTCAAAACAAGGAAAGTAAATGTCAAAACAAAACTGTTGGCTAACAAACACCTGGTATTGCCGCGTGAAGAAATCAATGAAGCGCGACACCTCAAAGGCTCGTCGTCGTTGGGGTAAAGCTGTTGTGAAGCAGCAACAAGGGTTGCCAGCAAGAGAAAAGAAAAGCTGACGGGTTGCACCTAATGTAACCCGCCGATATTGAGGGCCATAGGAGCCAAAAGAATGAAACGCTACAAGGTCTTTGATATTCACTGGGACACGGACGGTTTCGACCGTGACGTGCTTGAACTACCCCAAGAGGTTGCCGTCTCTAT